TAGATATCGCTCTTAGACTAGATGGATATGGTTCAAAAGGAGTGGCCGAGCTTTTGGTTGTCCAACACGGACTAGTGTAATAATCTAAATATGTGCCGGAAGTTGGTTCCCCGTCTAACATTATACTTGCTGGCATATGTGTTACTATATGCGCACCATTAGGCGCATTAATAGTAAGTGTACCAGTCGCTTCGGTCCATGTGACCAGTGTACCGGAATAATCTGATCCAGTAGTAAAAGATTCGCAAACAGACATAAATTCTTTGGCGTCGGACCAAATTGTCCTAGTACCATCCGGAGCGGCTAAACTAAAAGCAGCAGATCCTCCAGTTACATCAACCATATCAGATTGTAATATTCTACTACCAGCTACTTCTCCTCCTGTACCAGCTCCGGCCCATTTTTCTGCCATACGTGTACGTAGCTCACCTCTTAATAATTTGTTTATATCGTTTTCTAGTATATTATGTAAAGTACCTGGATCAACATCAACCATATGCCGCAAATCTACCAAATCATCTGGGTGTATCACAGTAGCATCGGTTCGATCATCAGGACGACTAGATCCACTTCCGTTTGGATTAGTAGCATAATCCCACGCTGTACTATTTCTGCGATGAATTAAAGCTATCGGAATGGCCCATTCGGTTTTTAGAATAGGTATACTTTCGTCATCATCGTAGTTAGTGTATTGTTTAGACCACAGACCTCCATCTAAGTATCTATCTGCCGTAGAAACACTTAAATCACCTTTGGACCAACCAGCCGATGTCATGGCATCGTGCTCGTCTAATTCGGTAGCTGTAGAGCCCAGGGAATGAGCAACAAGTTCAAATACAGTATACGCTTTTTTTACTCCAAAACCAGCAAAAAAGTTTGTAATAGGTGTATGTACATCACTTATGTATCTTGTACTATTAGCATTGTCTGGATACAACACTTGTTTCATTTTAAGGTATACTAATATTCGTTCATAACCTGTTGATGGTGGTGTTCCCAAATCTATTTCCCATAGACCTACCTTATCTTCTACACCGCGTATACGAACATGCAAGTACGATGAATTACTTAATGATAGTTTATTTGAAGATGTACCGGTTATTTGGTAATCTAGACCACTTAAAAATCCACTAGGTTTGGTCTCTTTTGTTCTATTTAGATCTTGCTCGTTTTCTACTATATCTATAATATTTCTAGCAGTATTTCCAGTATCAGCTACTGGATATATTGGAAATACATATCGTTCGTCGTCTCTGAATTCTTTTATTCCATTACCGGTAGTATAGTCTTCAGTAGATGTACGTTTTACCGCTAATATTGGTATTGCCCAGCTGATGCCGTCTTTTGCTGTTGTACTTGATGCGCCCCAAGTACGATACTCATAGCTGCTTGCTCCATAAGGAGATGTAAATGTATTTCCATCTATATTAGTTGCAGCTGGAGCTGCTACAGTATCATCGTATAATACTTGCGATGGGACATTTTCAATATAACTGAATCTATATTTTGTTACTACCCATTTATGGTCGTCCACCTGTATTTCATTTAAATCAAAGTTGTCCCCTCCTGTACCATCTTGCCAACCCATGGATTCAATCAGATCCGATATTTGACTAATATTATAAGATAAACTTCCATCGGGATTACGTGGATAATTCCAGTTCTCGGGTACAGTTATCTCTTCTCGCCATACTTCCAAGAAAATAAGATCAAATCTTGTGCCAGAAGATGGAGCAGAAGGAAGTGTTATATTTCTAGCATATGTTTGTACATAATGTCCATTAACGATGGCTGAAAAAGAATCTATTCCTATTTGATTAGCTACAGTAGGAGTTTCAATTATACCAATTTGTAACGATGACGACAATCCTTTACTGCCTGTGTCCAATGAGCCTGCTATTACACCAGAACCATTTTCTCTTCTATCGCGTTCCTCCGTTATAAGAACACGATTCATATTTTCTGTTTCGGTGTTATACGAACCTGTGGTAAATGGAGTCCAAGACGCACCATCCCACCAGTAAAATGTTTCATCAGCCTGAACAAAATAAATATCGCCCACTCTATTTTGTTTGGGCGTGTTAGGAGGCAAAGATGACGATGATGCGATATTTCCGCGTATAAAAGACCTGTCTATTTGATCAATTTCATTACGGTCTAATAAACTAATATCGCTGTTTGATACAGATACAGACCCACTTGCCAGTGTTACAACACAAAATACTATTAAATAATCTTTTTCAGGGTCTGCATTGTATACGGACTGCTCTAACACTTCCCAGCTGAGCGTTGGTGTAGCAGGAGATCCGTAAGCATTATATTTTGCTCTTACTACTACATAATTCGTTTGTCCAGCTACTACAGCTAATGTTTGTGTTTCATCGTCTACAACGGTCATACCGTCATAGCTTAATGCCATAAACGGAGAAACTGTAACAGTTAGTCCAGTACCAGGACTTACAGTACCACCGTAAAATATACCTTTGTTAGCCAGTCTATATAGTCTATTATTAAGGCTAGAAGTACTGTCTGGGTGTTTCCAATAGAACGAAGCAGCGAGAGTCATGATGCCTCTCCTATAGACGCGGAGTCAGTTTAAATGTGACCGGACCATCTGTAGCTGTTATTATTAATAAAGGTCTATTATAGATACCAAATAAAAACGTATCTCCAACAGAAGGTGCTGCTGGGGCACCTGAAGGACGAGATATTCCGGCATCTATTATTTCAGCAACCAGAGCTATTGAGCTTAAGCCGCCAGTATATTCACCTTGGTTTATAGTACACACAAAAGTTGGACAGCTAATTGTTTGCCATTCTATATCGTCTATCGGCTCTGGTCCAAAGGTAGGTGGATCTCCTGGCATAACGGTAGCAGCTGGGTCTACTGCTAAAGCTGTAGTAGGATCGCTAGGATCATGACCTCCGTCTGATATTTGGAACCATTTTACAATAAAAGATGTTCCATACGCCCAACCTTGGGCAGTGTATTGTTTTGCAATATTTGTAACTGATATTTGTGCTTCGTATGCCATTTAGCACCTTTAAGAATGTAACCACACTTTATAAACATAAATATTAGAGTATGCTATAAACCCACCTGTGACCGCTACCCGTATTATATAATAGTCTGGAAGTGTTGTTATTATTCCAGACATCAAATTAACCCTTGTACGGGTTGATATTCCTGAGCTAGTAGCTGACGCTTTAGCGGCCTGCCATGCGGATGTACTATTATTCCAATAATACATATCACTGGTACGTTGTATTGTTACCTCTACGGTACCAGCGCTTAGTTCTCCTTTATAGTCTATATCTAAGTTTAATGGTGTAGAGTCAATAGGATTGAAAATTGTTTCTATATAGGATAGTCCTGATACATCGTTTAATACTAATTTGCAACAATAGTCGCTTTGTCCGACAGTTATTTGTGGGACAGACAGATTAAATAATTTTACTATATCCGGATCGGTTGAATTTGCTTCAATGTTATTCGTCGATGTATGTATATTTCTCCATCCACGAAACACTTTATTACGTTTTCGGTATATGTACCAACCAATATAATCTACAAATAATGTACATTCATTACTTGTTAATGAACTGTCTCCTGTACCAAACAATAAATTTGAAGATGCACTCGTATCTGTATATTTAGAATAATCAGATTCTATAACAATATTTCCATCTATTGCCACAGATACGCCATTGACAAAATTATTAGGATCAGCGTCAACTATTAAATGATAAATAAAATAATCAGACCAATCGTGCTGATATTTAACAATATAATCAGACGGGTTATTACGATCACCGGAAGAGTCGATAAGACCGATGTATTTATCTCCGCTGTCTAAAAATGCACACAATTTTACAGTATGTGCATTTGTACCTATTTCTAATAAAGTGGATATAAATGAAGTAGAAGACATTGATGTCTCAATTTTTAATCTACCCACCGCTTCGCGGACATAATCATCGCCAACATTTGGTACGTTTATGTTGTAGTTTCTATATTGTGATGTTCCTGTATCACTGATAGTAAGTATGTCCGATGTTATGGTTGCTGAAGATGATCCGCTGGATGTCCACTGCAAGTCACCCGATACAGCATCTGGCGTAACGTTCATTTCTAGCGAATCATATCTGTATTCTGAAGGCATCCAAACTGTTTCTAAGTATAATTTGCTTACATGAATGCCAGGAGATCCAGTATCGTCTCTGACAGAGACTCCTATGTCGCCTAAGCCGGATGGTTTAAATCTAGACGATGTAGATGGATCATAACGTACCCAAAGTTTAAAGTCTTTCCATATTCTGTTTGTCACGGTAGCAGTGTCTGTAACTATCGCAGAACCGCCTCTATACAAGCCATACGTTACTTGCACCGTACCGGTTGCTGCAGCCCTCATTCTAAGATGTACATAAAAACCGGCTATAAAATCAGGTATTGGTACCGCTATTGGATGACACACAAAATTGCTTATGTTTCCTGCAGTGGCTGATGTTATATAAGTGGTATCGTCCGAAGTGGATGCTACAGCTTCGTATGCAGTATTAGCAGATACAGTGGTCCATTGGGAGCTACTACCCGTTTGTACAGGATCACTGATATGAAACAAATTTAACATTTATTATGTGATTTTGTACGCTGTGTGTACAATTTTAATATTGTACCAAGTCTAATTAAATCTTCTCTACTAAAAGTTAATGCTATGTTATCTGCTTTGTCCACGTTTGCGGCAAAACCTAGTAAAGCACTTCCAAGTGCTTCTACTTTCTCTCGAAGTTGCTCATTTGTACTATGTTTTAAACTAAAATCCATTTTTACCTACAGAATAGAAAAATATGGGTTAAATAGTAAACCAGGATCGTCTCCCCCGAATACAGGATGATTGGGTGTAACGGAAGAAGTAATATCCTGGCTATTTACATCAGTACAAAAAGTCTTTGTATCAGGACCTTCTGTACAACAACTTAAATTTTCTGGTGATATAGCTATTGGACTGGTATCAAAACAAGAACCCGTGTCCAATGCTTTAGAAGTGGACGCTCCTACCCAATAGTCTGTTAATTTATCAGCGTCGTACAAAGTGTCAAAACTTGCAAATGTTATGTGATCGTTATATTTTACCAATAATTCATTGCAGAAATTTAACAGCTCGCTTTCTCCTGCAGATGATGATATTGTAATATCTAGTGTATATGTGTCATCTATAGGATTGTGCATAGAAGAATCGGAAAGATGTTCAGCGTATTTTGTTTGTATTTCTAAACACGCTGTACGCAGAGTGACTATATCATACGGAGAGGTGGACGTGATTTGGTGCGACCCGCCTGTACTATGATGCCAAGTAGACGTAGGATCATTATCATGTGCATTATATTTAGTTATGAAATCAGATACAAGATCATAAGCAGTCTGTAAATCTATCGCTGGAAGTCTTAACAATCTATTTGTGTCATCGGCTGTGATGTGTCCTGATAAATCGAATGTTCCTATATCTAGAAATCTTCCACCTATACCCGGGTATTCTACAATGCTGTCTAGATTTCTACTCCAGTAGCAGAAAGATGAGCGGTTGGTAAATTCCATAAAACCGCTCATAATCAAGTTATCCATACAACCTATAGATAATATATCATTTAAAGAACATCCATTACCAAATAAATCAAATACATGTTGTGTAGTAAATTCACTTGTTATGTCGTGTACTAATACAACTGTTTCTGATAGGTTTTTAAAAGTGAAGTTTTTTAGATTGTTTATAAGTGTAACAAAAGATGCCCATCTAGATATACATAAATTTGGTAGCCATACATGTAAATCATATGTAAAAGTATCGTCAGATTGATTTACTGGTTGATATAAAATCGGTTGCCAGTCTTCTGGATTTCTATATTCTTGTATAACAGGAGTAGAACAAGAAAAACCGGAAACGAAATTTATCGTGCCTCGTTCTCTACCAGCTTCGTTATACAACACATTGGTTTGTAGTTTTACTGCCAATGAACGTAATGTATGTATGTCAGGCAGTAAATCATGCCAAGGCGACAACCATTCAGCAATGAAAGAATTCCACGGAGATTTTAATAGATCGTAGTATTTTTCTACCGTTTTGCCAGCTACTTCATAGTGTTGAGTAGCTATAGTTTCCATATAAGTGGCTAAATATGTGGAAGCTATGGATAAATGTACATCTGGATCTATACCATTCGTAACTTTTATATCATTTTTGTGTGGTGCAACAGCTAGTGGGATCTCTACGGTCTCTCTACCGGTCGGTACAACAGTTTTTACAAGAACATTATTTATGTAGATATATACTGGTGCTTGTGTGTCTGTTATGAGGGTAAATTTAGCAGGTAAAGACGACCTTGCCACCATTTCCAGCGTCTTCAGATAAAAGCCACCGGATGGTATGTAATCTGTCATCTCCTCAAAATAGGGAGTATGCGGTTTTTGTTCTGGATAAAATTGTAGCATTTATTTTACCGAGAAAATAGAATTGATCGACAATGTAGGGTATTGTGTTACCCCGTCCAATGCGATCTCTTCTATGTCCAACCATGCTCTATCAGTACGCACGAATTTTGTCAAGCGAAAATGGGACAATCCGTCAATATTGGCTTCTATAGCCTGTTGATAATGATAAGGATCAAGTCTATCCACAAATAGCTGGACAGACGAAGACGGATTGTCAGGATCTCTTAGATAACCTGCAGTAAATGATTCTATTTCTGCTACAACGTCTTCTGGATTAATAGTCGATATTGCATATGCAGTAGCTTCTATAAAAATATCTACTGTTTCTGCTAAACGCAACAATACATCTGCTCCAAATATACTCTCTTTCGCTTCTATTGCTTCCTGTCCTTCTTGAATCAGATCATAATATAGATATCTTATCTCATATGTTTGTGCTGGTTGCAATGGTGTCGATAAAGTTATTTTGTCTGTTGCTTTTGCGGATTCTTTCCAAGCTTCGTCCGTTTCTTTTTCTAGAGAAAACGGCACCTGTACCCCATCTACCAATACATATACAACTGACAACACTGGTTGCTTTTCCAGTTGTATATAAGTTTCGCCTCCATTGGCGATGCCAGACTGAATAGCGTCTTTAGTAGAATCTGATATGATATATACATCATATCCCATCTTTTTTTCTAGTTTGTGTATACGTTTAAATACATCTAAATCCGATGAACTAACAACACTTATATCATCAAACGCTACCGGGTTGATGTCTAAAAATGTTGTTATCATGTTACCTACTGTGCTTTGATTAAGACCCTGTTGCGCATTCCATATCAAATTTCTAAACTGGTACTTGTCTAAAGGATCTGTCCCCTGACGCATATAATCTTTATTGATTACACCATCCCAATCTTCTTGTGTGGTTTGTATAGTATTTATCACTCCAGGAGGAAGATTGAAATCATCTCCAACTGCTTCCGCTATAACCGAAACAGGTACCTCGTACCTCTTTTCTGTGGAATTATAATAAGCAGAAGCATTATCTGATGACATCTCGGCGCTTTCTACCACCAAAAAATTGTACCTGCTGTCTGATGTACTGACAATATACCCATTCTCTACTTTTTTTACTGTGCCCTCTTCGGGTGGTACGGTTGTATAAAAATATACTAGCCCACGCGCCGGAATACCTCTATTTGGATCTAGACCAAAGTTCAGTCCTAAAGAAAATATATCTTCATCATCGATACCATCAACATCATCCAGTCTATACAGTGTTTGTAAGTATGCTGCTTGTACTTCTGTTTGTGAGCCAACAACAGCAGCAGCATACATGAGCACGGCTGCTGCGCCTTTAGATATATCTAACGAAGGGTCTATATTGTTTATTGTGTCTGTAAGAGCTGTAAGATAGCTGTCTACATCTCGTGGTTTTGTTGACATTTTTGTCCTTTATAGCGGCACACCGATGCCAGTTATATGGTCACCATCAGGACTTAGAGATTGTGGTAGTTGCTGGCTAAGATCCAATGTGGCTTCTGATTTTACCTGTTCTTCTGATTCTGTTAGTAATGATACGTAAAATGCCCAGCTGAGGTCACCAACAGGAAATGCACGCAATGTAACTATATCATATATCATTTCGTCATCATCAACATAAGGATCTTCTTCTTGTGATATGATTACTCTTTCTATAGCATCATATACCATTGTTTCTATTTGTGTGGATATATCTCCTGCAGAATATGTAGATGGAGAACCAACCAGTCGATGAAACTCTGCACCAGTAGGATACCAAGGTGGATCTCCAGAATCGTATTCATTCAGTAGTGTTTCAGCTACATCTTGTGTAACTTTTTCCAAACCGACTATCTCTACCGGACGTCCGGTAGAATCCATCAAAATATCACCACCAGCCATTTTTAGTGTTTTGGACATATTTACACCAGATACGTAGATAGTACACGTTTCCAACTGCGCCACTCTTTTCGTTGCTCATCAGATATTTCTGCTTTATACCTATCTTCGGCTTTTTCGTACATTTTAACCGCCAGTACAGTTTCATCGTACCTATTTAGTAACGATTTAAGTCCAGAGGACAGGGACTCAAGAAGCGGAGACACTCCTTCAGATAAATCTGAGATATTCGGTTCATCGGTGGTACCTTTAAACGTTGTCAAACCTTGTTTGAAGTCTTCATACATATCTACCATTGTACCCAACTCTGTTTTCCGGTTTGCCAGGTTTCCGCGTTGTTTGGTTGCCGCAAGTTTTATCAAAGTATCTCTATCAGTTGTTTCCGGTGAAAATTCTAATAGAGCGTCTATGTAATCAATAGCCTGCCGTTTGCTATCAGAAGACGCCAAAATTAAAGCATCTTCGGTAGCGGAACCAAGCGGCTCAGAGTTACCGGTTTTTCTGTTATACAAATTAGGCGGATTTTTTCGTCTATGTTTTGCTAATAAAGCAAGTATATCAGACATGTTTCCTCATTAAAGGTTAATGACCTACAGGTTATCAGTAATGTTATCTGTAAATAATCCTAATACTGGGGGCAAACAAGAATTGGATGAATCTGCGCTTTCATCGATATTAGTTTTTTGTTCGTCTACGTCACTGAATAAATCATTTATGGCCTTATTCAGTTTATCGACGATACTCACTTTGGCGTTTATTGTGTCTTGTAATTCTGAAACAACTTCGTTGATTCCTCTAGTTATCTCTGGTGTTATTGTTGTCGTTTCTGTTGCGACTGTACCTATAAAATCTTTTACCGTTTCTGTTGTTTCTGTTTGTTGTTCTGTTGTAGTAATAAGGGAAGAGTAGCTTAGACCATTTAATGTCGCTGCCATATCAGTTGATTTATCTATTATTTCCTGTATATCATACGGATCACATTTTTCATTATAGTCTTTGCTGTCTTTGCATATATTTGCCACTCCCCCTAAATCAAAGCCACTAATAGATGATATTATAGATTCAGCCAAACACATCGGAATCATTAAAAATTCCATTACTGTAGCTACAGCATCTGTTATCACTTCATCTAGTGTTTTAGCCAACTCGTCTAGAACCGATTTAAATAATGACAATGGAATTCCACCGGTAACGGATTCTATATTTGGTATACCGTCTACAGAACCTGATGATATCCCAGATGCACTGTTTATTCCGCTAAATTCTGGTTTTCCTGTTGTGGAAGTACCAAAACCCAACAAACATTTTGCCAGATCATTATTTCCCATATTAGCAGCTAAGTTAAGAATATCAGAAATTTTATTGAGGAGACCAGATACAGAGTCTACTAATTTTCCTACCATTCTATCAAACGTAGAACTGGCTTTTTCTATAGCTGCAGATATAGCCGCATAGGCAGATTCTACCTTTTTACTAGTATCTGGAAGCTGTGAAAAAGAAATATTAGGTATATCGTCATTATAAAATTTATACATATCTGGCACTTTTGTACCTAAACGCGCGCACGCCTTTCCCCTTAATGCCATCTCTCTTGCAATATCATCAACATTTAATGTTTTCTCTAAATCCACTGTTTGTATAGCTGCAATCGGCGCTTTTGTTAAATTTTTGGCTCCATTTTCTAGTGTTTCTATTTTATCCGCAAATACCCCCAACAAAGCTGTAATTTTATCATTATTGGTCATTTTGTTTGGTATTTTAATACCGTCAATATTTTTTGAAAGTAATTCAATTAATTCTTCATCAGTGAAAGCAAGTGCTTCTAAGAGTGTGGTGTCTTCTACAGTCCATGTACCTATATTTCCAAATATAGATGTATCCTCCGGCTGATTACCTTCCATAATGTCATTTATCAAATCATCATTTAATCCTAATAAACTAAGCTTTTGGTATGCAGCCATAGATGCTTTTGGTGATTTTCCCCAAAATATGTAGTAATTAAAACTTTCGGCATCTCCACCCCACTTTGCTTTTGCCGTAGATATTGATATATCTATCCCTCTATAAATTTCATTTATTTCGTTAAATGTTTGTACTTCTCCGCACACTATTTTAGTGGTTGTTCTTGTTACATTCTGTGTTATTACTGCGGTTGGGGTGTAATCAGAGATTTTTACATTTATGTCTTTAACCTTATTTATATCTGCTGTAATAGCATATAGCCTATTTAATCCTACTAAATTAGTTCCATCTACTATAAATACTTTCTTTCCAATAATAATGTATTTTCCATCTTCTTCTAAAAAGGACGCAGCCTCTTCTGGAGAACTTATCGTAGGTATATCTATACTCTGTAGCAAATCTTTCATGCTATTTTTACCGAAAACATTTGCAATGTCATTTCCGACATCTTGTATATCTTTTAATACTTGCGATGTTCCCCCAGATAAAAAGGTCTGGTTCGTTGTTTCTGGTATATCTGTACCTGAACCAGTAATAGTAGAAGTTACCAAATCTGCTAGTTCTGGCAGAGAATTGTACCATTTAGTAATGGTATCATTCATATTATACGTTATTGTACCAGTGTTGTCTACTCCTAAATATAAATGAACGGTTACACCATCAGACATAATCTTTGCGTATGGTTCTTTTGGTACTAGATTACCAGTAGAGTCTACTCCAGGTGATTGATAAATATATTGTATACTTATCTTATTTCCTTCTGTACCGTTTACTACAGCTTCCCATTTTACTTCCCAGTCTCCGTTACCTATGAAAACATAGGCTTTATCGGCTTCATTTTCTAAAGAAGAGATAATATTGTCAAGGTCGTTTAATGCTGAATCAAATTTTTCTTCTATTTCTTGCAGATGGTTATTAAATGCAGACAAAGCATCATAAGCAGAATCTTGAATTGTGCATCCATTATATACTGAAGGCATTATTGCACCATTACAGAATTGCTCAATATTCTGTTTGTTAATGCAGAAATAGATTGCAATGTGGCTACGCTGCCAGCAATGGTCTGTTTGGTTGCAGAAGATAACGCTGGTTCAGCTGCCAGGACATTAAATGTTGCTGACAAACTGATCAACATTGTATCTAACATACTTTGTAAAGTATTACCCAATACAGCCGATTCAGTGGCAGTATTACCAAGTTTTATTGTATTTGATTTTATATGGGTGGAAGGTGTTTTAATAGTCAATGAGTTACCAAAAATTAAATTTCCTTTTTTCTTTGCATTTAAAGTTATATCTTTTATACGTATTTTTAATTTATGTTTATCGCCCATATCTACTAATGTATCTCTGTCTCTAGTGTGTGTATTTCTAATAGTTACATTTAATTCTTCGTCAACAAATGTTTCAAGTCTATAAGCACCTGTACTGTCACCAATTTGTTTAATACATCGTAAAGGCTTTCCTGTTCTTCCGTCCTTTAAAACTTTACCATTTTCGTCATAAATGTTACCTTCATGTGTTACTACCAACAATTTGTCTTCTTGAGAATATAGCCATCTACCATACTCTAGAAGAAATTTATCTCCATCCATAACATATTTTTCTCTGGTAAATGGCTTATTAGTATCGGGACGTTTAACCACACCAAATCTTTCCTCATGTCTTATATTGGGTAATTCATGTAAATGTAATTCTCTTCTGTATGTTGGTGTTCTTTGTCGTATCTCTAATTTATCCATATCTAAGTCATGTTCTAGTACTCCACCTAATGTTTTGACGGATCCATCAGAAAGCCAAGCGGTTGTGGCTTTGCCCGAAGACATTACTTCTATTTCACCTGGACGCAGTTGCCTGACTATAATATTGTCGTCTTTTGTTGCTTTATATACAACTTCTCCAAATCTTTGTGAGATATAACCAAGAACAACATGCCTTCTGGGTGTGTTTGCCATCTCTACCATACATTTTGTACCTATTTCTGGCATACACCTAATCCAACTATGAGGACCTAGATATGGATGTCTTACTGGTACAGATGGCCGCCCTGTAGTTGTAGCTACATCCAGTTTAAGTACTTCGTGTTCTGGTATAACTCTATTAACAATTGCTTTGTTTATACCATTAAGAGTTTTTGCTGTACGTTCATTGTTGACTATTTCTCTTATAGTAGGCACTATGATCTCCTAGAAGCTGGCTTACGTGTATATGTATCCATTCTACCTTGTGCAGTATCTTTATCAACTTTAGCATCTAGTCTATTAGCAATACGAATGGTAGCATTTTCGTTCCTCCTGGAAGGTATTCCGGAGTAATGCTTTTCCAGCGCTGTTGTAAGTTGTAACTTACATTCTTTTACAGCAGAAATTCTATTTCTTCTTCCACGTTTTCGTCTAGCCGCTTTTTTACAGGCATTGTATTTTCTAAAAATGTTTAAACGTTCTTTTAAAATAACCGTAGACCCGCACAAAGAATATCTTTGAGTTGATCTATCTGGTCTGTATATATAAATATCATTTACATATTTATAGTATTTTCTGTAATCGCTGGTAAGTGTTGGAAGTATTTCTTCTGGTTTAAAGAAGAAAAATGGGTTTGTAAATAAAGCATCTCCACGTAGTTTTACTGTTCTATAAAACCTATAACGCAGGTTATCTTTTGTTGGCCACGAGGCCGGACGCATTAAATAGTCCAATGCATCGTCAACTGTTTCGATTGGTTTTTTGCCCTGTTTTCTTCTATGTTCATTTATTCTATTAAAATATCTTTGCCATTTTTCGCTCATTTTGTCTGATTTTATATTATTACCAGTGACCTTCATGGCGAGCATGGTGCGCATATATTCTCTATTTGCTTTTAATGTTTCTTGGAGTGCGCTTTGATCTGTACGTTTACTGTTGGTGTGTATTAACATTTCTACATGTACATGGTAAGTACTTGAATTGCCTGTATTACCAACATAAGCTATTTTTTCTCCCGCTTTAGGTAACCGCGAATAACCATGTAAACCAAAATAATAGTTACTTCCAGAAGGCTTTACTACATCGTCTAAATGTCCAAAACGAAGTGTAACGTATAAACTTTTAGAGGCATCTCCTGGAAGTGTTACAGATCCGACCACCTCCATAAACATTCCTATTTTTGTGCTGTATCCTTTTGGATTCAATCTTGGCGTAGCTGCTCCGTTACTATACTTCTTGAATCGTTTTAGCATACCTTCGTCCACTACCACTTCCAAGAAACCATCGCCCACATCTTTTGGTTTAGTGCCCTGTATTATAAATGGAAAAAGGGAAGGAAATTTTGTTACATGTACTCTATATTTTTTCTTTTGATTAGTGCGCCAACCAGCTGGTATACCTAATATACATATTGTGGGTTTTATTGGTGTATGTATAGGTGTGCCTTTAGGAGCTATTAAATCTACACCATTATGCCACGAAAATCTGCTTTTGTAGGCATCACCCACACCACGCACAGGACCATAATTTGAAAATACAGACGGATTCCCTTTTACTGTAGCTGGTCCGCCTAACACAAACCCATATGGATATGGGTTGTAAAACAACCTTCTAACGTCGTATATTGGTTTGTCTCCTTCGTGTTTTTTGGCGTTACCGTCGTGTAAACCAGTGTCTTTTGTTGTTATTGCTTCTGCCTTGTCGCCTGGATTAGGAGGTTCCCTGCTTACTCTTGTACCAACAAAACCACCGTGCAATCCATGTAATAGGTATTTTGGTATATCTCCAGATTGCCCAGCAGCCCCTGCGGTAGATCCCCCATATGTACTAGCCACCCTAAACTGAGACAATCTGTCAACTGAAAATGCACTCGCTTCTATATAACGATCTCGAAGTAATGGGCCGCAAGACCAATTAGTATTACGCATATCTCTTACGCTATGTCCCGACGCATCAGATATGCTTTTTGCTGCAGCTCCCATACTTCTACCCAATGTTCTATGTTCTACGGCTTTCCGCGCGCCCCATCTCATATTGTACTTTATATCTCCGGTAAATAGACCAGAGTAATCGATAGGCATTCTAGATCCACCTGTTATGGTTCTAAATGTTCCATCTCTAAACAACTCTTTCACATACGAAACATTCATGTCTACAGTACAATTACCATCAGGAGGGGACATAGAATAACTTACATTTTTTATCATACCGATACGTTGTCTGGGTACTAAGTGAATGGGTCTATTTGGTAACAAATAAGGACGAAACGGTATCTTTATCGACATGGATGACATTTGTCCCATGTCTTTTTGTATTTCAAGGTAGGCATAAGCTAGTAAAGACGCGACACCCGCATTTGCCGAAATTAAACCACCTATTCCTGGTATTTTCACATTTATCTGTTTTACTTTTGCTCCTATTCTTTGTGCTAATATTGGGGCCACAATTACTTTTTTCTTGAACAGATTTTGTACTAATTGATTAAATGCGGCTTTTTTAGTTTCGTCGTCTTCTTCTCCAGTCAATACCCAAGCAGTGTACATCGGACCAGTTTCTGGTGTTATTCTGTCTGATATTAATTCCTTTGCTACTTTATAAGCACCAGAAAATACCTTTCCCCAATCACTAGGAAGACCGTTATACATGGGGAACTCAAATATCATATCCCCCATAGGAGACACATAAAACTGATAATCTAATGTATCTGATATCGCATTTAGTAATGACAATCTTGTTTCATATCTGTAACTTCCTTCTGTCCCGGTAGCATGGCCTATATTTTGATGTACGATAGTTGCCGCTCCAGTGCCGCTTTTAGGCAATAACATATGTACGAAGCATTGTAGAGGTGAAAATACAGCACTTTCACTCCTGTCTGACACAGTACCATGCCCAATTGCACTCACTTCACGATAAGTAAACGGTCTGCCTATTATACCAAACAAAACAGTTTTGTTCCATGCCTGCATCTTTCTCGTATCGTACTTATCCAAATCTAATTCTATCCCCATAGAAGTAGGCAGATGTGTGAGTGTAAGCCACTTAACGGCTGTTTCATATGACATACCAGCTAGAGGGTGCGAGTCTCTAGACAAAGCGTTTACCAAATCTTGGTACATTCCTGCATTTTTTTCATTAAATTGTGCGGCTGTATGGACAAAATCGGCCTTTGTTCCTCCAGCTTCACTTTGCTTCACTGCGTCTGATTGTCCTTTTGTGTGTGCTTCCCTCAACTGTCTACGTAATTCTTGTATTCTTCGTTGTCTGCGTACATTTGGGTCTCTTTTTTCTTCTCTGGTTACTTTTGCTTCTGCATCCTTAAATGCTTTTCTTACTGTCTCAAGACGTGAATTTAGTTCTTTAAGCAGATCCGCTTGCTTGTATTTTAATGAGCCAAGAGCACCTTTTACGTATTTTTCGTTATATTCAGTAAGAGCTTGAATGAGTCCATTATTCATTTCAGGTGTTATATATCGATATACAGTATCCTTAAACATTTTATTGGCATTGAATACAATCAATGTACCAGATGTGTCCACATATTTTTTCAGATACTTTTCAAGCTCCCGTCTAGATTTTTCAGCGAAATCTCTTTTTCCTTTTGCTCTGGGCAGATTTGACTTAAAATTCTCTACCTTTTTTGCTACATATGCACTTAATAACAATGATACATCATTATATTGTGGCCAATAATAACCTGAGTAGTTTTCTATAAAATTTTGTTCAGACCTAGAATCATTAGGTAAAAAAGCAGTGGCAAAATTACTACTTCCGCCTGCTATTTTCCGTATTGCGGATTTTGCAGATATGTCTTCTCTTTTATCCCAACTTAGTTGTTTTTCCAAATCATTATCGTTTATATTTTTAAGAAGATCGTCTATTATAGTATAAACAGGACCATAATTATTATACAATAGTCCTTCTATTTTCTCTTTATTGCTTGCATTTGGGTTTGCTTTGATCTTTGACTGTGCTGTTTTGTATGCAGCGCTCACTGTTTGCGCAGCAGATATTATTTCTCGTCCTTTTGTGTGTAAAAATCCTATTAATTCTGTTATAGATTTGCCGAGGTCTATAGGTTTTGCATCACCATAACTCAATTCCAGTCTGCCCTTACTTTTGGGCTTCATTACTATCTTTCTCTTTCCACCGTCTACTTTGTTTGCTTTATCAATAACATCTACCGCATTTTTATAAGCAGCGTAAAATTCTTTTACTTGAGCTTGTACTTCTCCCTTCGTTTCAGCGTACACTTTTTTAGCACAAGCGATATCGTATTTTCCGTCTTTTTTACAATTAGCCGCAACAAGTCTATGTTCAAATAAGGAATTAAATAGTCTTATAAATTCTACCGCTATTTCCTGATTGTCTATATTCCTCAACCACGCTAAATCTATACCAAGTTTCTTAGCTTCAACAAAAACAGGACTTGTTTCTATCTCCCTTTGTACGGCATCTTGTAATGAATTATCTCCTTTTCCGCGTTTACCCTGATCATTGGTACTACTTATGGGAGATGCTTGTGTACGTACCCTCATTCTATTAAGTATTCCGCGAATATCGTAACATTTTATATTTATTTGTCTGTCTCCATTTACAAAATCATCTATTATATCATACTCGTCTATAAATCCAGTAAAAGCCGGTACCCATAGTTCGTTGTATCTTATTATTTTTCCATTTTTCTTTTTTACTGCACCTGCCATATGTGGCAATCTATAAAACACACGTACACAATCATGTTTATTGAATATACATCCATACGGATTAAGCGGATATAACCACATACCCGTTTCATCGATTTGTTCGTCTTTGGTTCCTGGACGAACCTTTAAATATTTTTGACGATAAATTTTATATTTTGCCCATTCATCTGTATGGGAGCTACTTCTATACGGTGAAGTGATTATTCTTCCTTTTTTATCTCGTGCCAACATCCAACCGTGCGAGTTGAGATCTGCGCACACATTCATCGGTGTTACTATAAAAGCGTCTTGGTTATTATTCAGAGTAAATGAACATGTATTCATTCCGCCGGTAGATTCTATAGTCCACCTTACGTCTCCACGTAAATATGGAGTTACTTCTGCTCCTTCTATAAATACCCTTATTTCTGCGCTATGTACTTTCCAAACACCTTCTCTGTAGGCAATTTGGCTATCTATGCTACACAGATAAGCATTATTACCAAAGCTTTTCCCGCCATATATTGATGCAGAAGGAAAACATTTTGGGGCACTTAATACACTACTTTTTCTTCTTCTTAGAATCGACAGCTTTCGCTGTAAATCACGCTGTTTAGCCATCAATTGCCGGTACCTAGCGGCACCTTCAGCATCGATACTACGCTGTATCTCCCCCCTTAGATTACCGGCTACTATGGTATTTTTCTCAGATTGACTTTGTGTGGATTGTCTATCGGCCATTTTATCCTGTTAGTACCTTATTTTTAAGGTACATTAATAACTGCGCTTCAGGTTTACCAATACGTATTCTTTGTTCTTTTTGTTGTACACTGGCACTAGTATCAACGTCTAATATCTGCATAATGACCCTGCTCATTATTTCATCCTTGTATTCATCCAATCCTAGTAAATCTATCAGTTCAGCTTCTACCTTCAACTTCATCAACTTTTGAAATGTACTATTAAATTCAGACGAAGAAAACACTCTTCCTATATCACCAGCTTCATCTTCAGGCAAACCTGCATGTAGACGTTCGTCTACAATTTTTGTGTGTATGTCTTTTTCAAACCTTGCTGCAGCTTTAGCCGCTGCATCGCTTTCTTCAAAATTCCTCCACAGTATATCTAAAACTTTCTGCTCTTTTTCAGACGGTGGAGGTATCTCTTTAGCTTTTTTAAGCAGACTTAATTCAGCTTTGGCCGCTTTTACCCTCTCTCGGCGGCTCGTAAGTTTTGGTGACTTTCCCTGTTTCCCATTCGATCTGGTCTTCATCATCCAATCCGTATTTTTCTTTTATTTTCGTTACTATTTCATCTAGAATATTTTTGGCTTTTTGTATTACAATACTATTTTTCCTTTTTTCTTCTGAGAGAATAGCCCTATTTAATTCATGGTATTCTATTCTTGCTAAAGAATATCTAAGTTCACTTTCAATATGTTTATCGATTATTAATGTTTTTTCGTATTCTTGATTGGCTACCCGTAGTCTTAGTAAATCATGTTCATCTATTATCGTATTTTTACTCATATCAACTGTACCTCTATTTTTCCTTCTACTACTTGATCTCCGGATTGTATTAATTGGCCTATTGCTTTACCAACCAAAGTGGTATGATCGTATGGTTCAGTGGCCAATACAGCACAACCATCTGGTCCAGCCATGAGCAATTCACCATTACCGTATATATTACCATATGCTGTACTGCATTTTGTAGGTACTATTCCAGTAACAGCTAATTTTACATAATGTTTATGCTTACGTATATTAGCTAATATTTTACTATTTGCTGTTACCTTTACTACTCTATCTAACACAATACTATAAATATTGTCAACCATTTTAACGTCAGTAATCTCAGCGTAGTCTGTTCCAATAAGTACATATGTTCCTATTTGTAATTTTTCTTGCACATATAATCTGTCTGTGTCTCCAAAATTTTTCACGCTTATCTGAAAACTATCCGTTTCATCGTACATTCTATTTTTTCCGAACACTACTCCAGGTTGTGTGGCTACTACACCAGCTACACCTTTTGCCTTTATCGTATCAGATTTGGTATAAATACCATTTCTTATTATCATTACTGTACCAGGATCATATGTATCGTCAGAAATAACTATTTCCGCTACGTCACCTCCAGTGGCATTAAATGAGGCTGTAGAATCTATATTTACATTACCTTGATTGTCTATATTAAAAACAGCGTTTGCACCGTACCAAACACGCATAGCATACCAACTAAACGCTGTATTGGAATCTGTGTATATCGTAAATATCTCCCCATTACTATCACGATTCGCTCTGTCACGTAAATACAACACCGGAGATAATTTTGCCATAGAGGCAGAAGAATCTTTTCCTATAACAGCCAGTGTAGGATTATTATAATTACTAGGATCGCTATAAAAAGGATCATCAGGTTGTACGCCTATCAACATCATCAATGCGTCATAATTAGATGGGTCATCGGCGGCAACATATAAACGAGGGTAGCCCAAACCGGCTTTGGCTTCTATCACATTATAATATTGCCCGGAGGTACCTGAATCAAAAGCACGTAAAACTAATCCATTACCGTTATCGTAATCACCTACAATAAATTTTGCAGTAGACGGATCACTAGTAATATTTCTCCATCCCCCTACAGCTATATCATAACTGGGATGTCGAATCCATATATCTGTGGTTTTTATATCGAGCCCAGATTTTGCTGTTATTCGCGCCCCAGACGAAGATCCCCCTACAGCTCCATACCCACCATATAATGTGAGCAGATAATCAGATCCATCAGACCCACAGGCTACTTCAGAGTTTACAGCACCACCCAGAACCGTTCTGGGTCCAACGGACATACGTACAACGGATTTAGGCGGAAGCACAGAAAACAGCTCTTCTCCTACAGTCAGAAGCTCTTTGTCTGGGTCTGTGACGTTTCCACTGCTCTGGTCTTGCGCTACACGGAAGTATCTTGGTTGTGTGGCATATCCATCATCATCATTAGCATCAATAAATACAGTAAAATCTGTATCACTAGATATACTGTCTCCATTTGAAAATGATCCATACGATAAAGACGACAACAAATTATCTATGTCTGTTTCTGTAGCATCATTTTCAATGTTGAAAATCTTTTCTACATCGGCTGTTGAGCTAAGCAAGCCGCCAAATCTTAATGCTTTTACAGTGGCTTGTAATATCTTTTCTGATGCTAATGGAATGGTGGACACAACTATACCTCCATACAAACTTGTTTCTAAACATTAATGTTAGTTAGGTGGTCTATGCTGTGCCCAGCGTAGGTTGCTTTCTAAATCGATTTGAAATTTCAATGACTTAAGAGCTGATCCTAATCTGCTTTGCGCTTGTTGACAGAGATCTATTATAACTGCCCACTCATTTTTCACTACCATTAAATTGCGTACATATGTTGTAAGTATACGCTGCTGTGTTGGACCTGAAGCATTTTTCGCCAATTCTCCCGCATCCACTAGGGCAGATACTACTATCGATTCTACCTTTGATATGCCCTGTAATGCTATTTTTGCGTCGTGGTGAATGGCTATTATTCTGTCTAATATACTTTCTATTTTTGCTACAGATTCTTGTGCCTTTCTTACTGCATCGACGTCATCTGATGCTATAACTGTAGGTATGAGATGACCCACCTGCGTAGCTTCTTTTATACTGGAAGCCAAAGAAGTAAAATCAGCCCTAAATTTTTTTGCCTGCGCGTTTGCTTTTCTGATTATCTCATTTTGTTCCATCTTACTGTGTCTCCCATTTCTAATAAATATCTGCTAGGTTCACACGAAAGTGTGTTTTTTCCCACCAACCTTATTCTTGGGTATGTTATTGTAAGATTTGTTTCCGCTCTCGTAATGGCTACAAAAAATACTCTTCTTTCTTCTTCTAGTAACGAAGTTATGTTTTCTGGTGCCATCATATCTGTTCCACGCAAAATAGGCATTATACCTTCTACAGCCCCCACCAAATACACGGAGTCGAATTCTAGACCTTTAGCAGCATGTACGGTCATCATCATCACTTTGTTGTGTTCGTCTTCTCCTTTAGGTCTGGTTTGCATCATAGACGCATATTCCAAAAAACCTAATACTCCTCTACCTATTTCTTTGTCGTAATCGTGTGCTGCTTGTATCATTTCGTGCATATCGTCTAGTTGTCTATTTTTTACATCAGGTTTATTTTTATCGAAACTAGCCTCCATGTCGGTAAGTTTTACTATCATTTCCACTATATCACCAACTTTTCGTTTATCTGCTTTTATAAGCTTGGTGAATAGCACCTTCATATATTTTACAGCATTAAATGCATTGGATGACAAAATGTCTTCACATATATCCATATGCCTGAACATGTACAATAATGGTATATTTTTATCGTTCGCCACTTTACTAAATTTGGCAAAACTGGCGGCACCAAAACCACGTCTTGGCTTGTTATATATACGAGTGAAACTTATGTCATCTCTTGGATTAATGGATAAAGACAAATACGCTAATATATCTTTTACGACGGCTCTATGAAAAAATCCCTTTGCTCCTATTATTATATACGGTACATTACGTTTTATGCATGCTTCTTCTAACCATCTGTGTTGGTTACGTGTACGAAATAAAATAGCATGGTCTCTCCATTTTTTTCCATTTCGCACAGCAGCACAAATATCAGTGATTACAAGATTAGCTTCATCTCTTTGTGTTTCACATTCATATATTATCGGTTTTTTGCCTCCGGTTTTATTAGCCTTACTTGTTTTTTCTATACGTCTTGCGTTATGTTGTATTACCGCATTGGCCGCTTCTACTATTGGGGGCGTAGATCTGAAATTTGTTTGCAACAAGTAAATTTTTGCTTCAGGAAAAGACGTAAAAAAGTTGTCTTCGTTTTCTCTAGATTCTGCGCCTCTCCAACCATAAATAGATTGATCCAAATCACCTACTACAAAAATATTACGTCTTATATGTGATAACCAATAAATTAGCTCAAACTGCGCATGGTTGGTATCCTGAAATTCGTCTACCAATAGATAATGAATAGCCTTTGCAAAGCTATTCTGCATGCGTTTATCATTTCTAATACGAAGCGTAAATAACATGATCATATCATCAAAATCGACCATGTTATTTGCACCCAGTAATCTTTGGTATTCTCTGTAATAAAGATATGCTTTCTCGCTATATTCTTCGTGGTCTTTTATTTCATCAGGAAGTAGCAGTCTATTCTTTGCTTTTGATATTTCTGCTTTTAGTATATCTAGATTAAGGTCGCTCTTTTTTATGTCTTTATCGGTGGTTCCTTCTACTATGGCTACAGCATGTATGAATATAGTATCAGAATCAGATTCATCAGCAATTGTGAAATTCTTCGATAATCCGAAGAATTTATGATATTTGCGTAATAGTCTACAACAGTAGCTATGGAATGTAGATAGAGTAATATCTTTTCCCTTTTTACCTACCAAAGATATCACTCTATCTTTCATTTCTTTAGCCGCTTTATTGGTAAACGTTATTCCTACTATTTTTGTCGGATCGGTCCCATTTTGTATCAACCAGGCAATACGCCTAGTTATAGTCATAGTTTTTCCGCTTCCGGGGGCAGCGGATACAATAGCTGGCCCATTAGCATGCAAAATAGCTGCACGCTGTTCTTCTGTTGTCCCAGCTAAAAGATTTGACATGTATCTATTACCTTATGCCCATACTAATCTCTATGCGACGTATAGCATCACGTAGATCATCAATGTTCATACCTGTGGGCTTATACCCACGCAACTCCTTAAATCGTCGCTTTAGTTTACGCATTTCTATCTCTGTATCAGAAAGATCTTTTGGCCTTACTCTGGGTTTATTATTATCATCGAGCAAAATAAATGTATTTTCTTTTGCTACCTTTGCTCTGTGCCTTTCTTCGATATCATCTGAAATAATATCATCTTCATCGAAGTCGATTCGTACCTTTTTTTCTGATTTCACCATCATCTTAGGTACATCATTATCAAATTCATCATTGTGTCTACGTCGCTTTGCTGCCACTTTTTCCTCCAATCATGTTCCATCTTTCCACACGCCTTTGAAGTGTATGTACGTACTAGCGTCTGGAAATTTGTCGTTAAAGTGTGCTTCTACATGTTTTCTGCACACAACCAAAAAATCATCACCAAATTTCAAAACTCTAATGTTTGCGTCATTGTATTCTATTGTTGGTATAATTTTTTCTATACCATTACTGTAAATAAGCGCTATATAAGCAGGAAACCATTTTATTACGGGATTATCGGCATATAATATAACGTACCCTATTATTCTTCTTTTTATTCTTTTTGCGTATATACCTATCAGCCATATATATCTTGACTGAACTAGTGTAGTAAATTCTATACTCTCTGCACTGGTAAATTCACCTATTTTTATAGCATATGTATGCGATGTTACTTTTGCTATTACATATGGAAATAAACCATCCCATTGTTGTTTTATCGCTTCATGTAATTTATCTAATTTTGTGTCACCACCATATAATCCACCATACCCGCCTCCGTTTTCATTATCAGATACAGGTACATTCCGTTCCATACTTCTATCCTTGTCTCCAACCCGCCTGGAGCGGCTTTTACAAATTCATTTACGTATTCTATATTAAATGTCACAGGTGACGTGGTATGTGCATCTATTTCTGATGCATCTATTTTATGGTTAACAGAATGATTGTTTCCTACCGCAGACATATACATATTTCCATTTCTCGCTACTAGCGCAACTTCAGCTTCGTTTTTGTAAATAGGCATAATAGCTGCAATAGCCTTTTGTATTTCCGCAGGAGACACCACAAATGAAAAGGTTTTTTCTCCTGCTTTACACTTTTTAATTACTTCGTCGTCTATATTTACAACATTACCTGTAGTACACGGACAAAGAACATACATATCTTTGGTTTTAAATGATACCAAAGATGCATCTTTGTTTGTCCCTACCGTAATTGAACCGTCACCAGCGTCTTTTAGTAATAACCTCAGCACAGAATTAGCAATTAATACAGTAAGACTTGTTTTTGCTTGTATAGCATCATCGTTTAGTATATATCTACCGTAACTGATATAGTCTCTGCTAACATATTCAATATTTCCGTTGTGTATCGTTATTTGTGTTATTTGGTCGCCAGTTTGTGTTCTAAATTCGGTGGTTTTTGTTGCCGCCTGAAACAACGATACAGGCATCTTTGCCAGTGTTTTAACCTTTTTTCTATCTTCCTTGTGTGCTTCAATAGACGATTCAGCAGAAACATCTACAGAAAATGACCATTTAGAGCTACCACAAGAAATAAGCATTTTGTCATCGTTGGTATCTATAATCACGTTTCCTTTTAGTGGAAGTGACTCTATGTCTTTCATATTACAAAATATTCTTCCTGGACGTAATACGGTAACTGGAATTGTTCTATGTACAAACATGCCAGCAAATGCTGCTGCTATATGTAGCGAAGTATTTTTCTCCGTTACTATAAGCTCACAAGCCCGTTGGTCTGTCTTATCTATGGTAAATATAGCATTAATAGACTTCAATGCTTTTTTTATATCTTTCGCTTTGACTTTGCACTTCATAGCTATCTATCCAGATATTGTTCTGGCCTCTATTTCTGAAATGTTGGCAATAGACATAAGTTTATTTGGATCACCAGTAAATCTCTTTTTTTGGACTTTTATGTGCTTCCAAGCTGATATTATTGCAGCATTTTGTTTAATGGTATTTAAGTTATCGAGTATAGCTTTTTGCTGTTTATGAGTAAGCCAAGATGAGCCTTGTACTGTTTCTTCTAATTTATCTACATTGCCAGATTCATTTACCAGCTTCAGTATCACCTTTTTACTCATTCTAGGTACAGCTTTAGGTATATCATCAGACACGTCTCCTGTCAATGCTTTTAATAGTACTACTTGGTCAGGCCATACACCTAATATTCGTTTGCATGTATATGAATCTACCATAATCTGTTTTCCTTTTATGGTAGCATAAACACGCACCCCATTTGTTATATTTTGCCATATGTCACGGTCATTTGATACCACTATTATATCTTTTTCCTCATTGTTTTTAACATAGATAGCAATGGCATCATCCGCTTCTCCTTTAGGGGCCATTATAATGGTACAATTGCAACAAGAAATAATCTTTTTCGCTTTGCTTCTAGCCCAAGCAAATTCTTTAGTAGGACGAATTCTTCTTATCTTGTACCTATCAAATATTTTTCTTCTTTCTAACGTACCAGAACCTTCCAATGCAAAGACAAAGTACCTGCCCGGAAACTTTTTTCTATAATTTAGCAACATTTGAATGAATAAAGGAGTGAACTTATCTATATTTCCAGCAACGGATAAAGCTCTGGCCACGACATTAGCCAAGTCGTATACAACGACCCCTTCTTGTGTAAATAATCCAACCATTATATATCTATATCATCTATTTGTTTGTTTGTTTTTTGTTTCATTCTACTCATAGTAGAAGTGTCAAATCTACTAACAGGGCTGATGGAATCACCAAAACGTACACTCATGGTAGGCATATCAAACGTGGCCTGTATATAACCACGCGCTGCGTTGCGTGCTTTGGCTAGTTTGATCTCTGTCTGTCCACCACGCGCCACTTCTTCGTCACCATATTTCCACCATAACCACCAGTCTGCATCTTCTTCTGGCCCGCGTCCGTATTTCACACGTTCATTGTCTGATAGCTGTGTAAGCAACACTATGACGGTATTCAATTCTTTGGCTAGCTGTTTAAAGAACCTGCTGTATTCTTTTTGCGCCAACCATAAGTCCCTTCCACCAGAAGAAAATAGTGTGAGATAATCTATCCATATACAATCATACCCAAACGGTAACACGGTTTTCTTCAAATCTGTCGGCTTACAGGCAGCATCCGATACATCCCATATAGTTAACTTCCCGCCCTTTTTAGCGTTATTTATAAATTCATACCATTTATTCGTTAGACTTTTAATATATTCAATATTGTTCTTTTTTCTTACACGCACATCAACGAACAACTCACCAGTTGCGGAAGCCAACATACGTTCTATAAGCTGATCTCTGGACATTTCTAACGACCACAGCGCCACATTCAACCCATGTGTAGCAAACTGCTTGGTGGCTGCTTGTAGCATCATTGCGGTCTTCCCGCCACCACGAGGAGCTGATACCAGCACCAGATCTCCGCGCACAGCTCCACGTACTTCTTCATCCAAAGCATCTATACCAAACTCAACGAAGCGTTTTTCTTCTACCTCCATGATTTTTCTAACCAGCTTATCAGCTGATTTTTCGCTCATTTTTGATACTATTGTTATTGATCTTACCGCTTCACTTTGTTTAGTTGTTTGTGCCAAATCATCCAATAAAGCATTTACTTGAGCGAATTCCTCTTCACCATAAGTACCTTCTTTTAATATACTTATAACTGACTGTAAAGATTCGTATACTTTTCTGGCTTTTTTGTACTGTTTCAGCTGGCTTATCATCAACTTCAGCTTATTTATATCGACAGCACGACAATAATTTAATTCTCTACTTTTTACAGATGTTAACAGTAAACGGGCTTTTTGCGACAAACCAGGGTCATCGGTCATATCTTCCAAAGCAGAAGGAAGTTTGCCAATCTCCAGTCTTTTTTCTAGCCTTCTTCTTATCTCATTGCATACTTTATTTGCAAAGTCGTTCGTTTCCGTTAGTGATAACGCAGCTATACGAATTTTTTTATCTTTATTTGCTATAGCTGTTACCAGAACTCTACGTTCTACCCCTATATTTATTAAAGAATTTCCCATTATTTACAGTCTACTAGAAAGTGCATATCAACAGACATGCACAATTTTTGAGTGGAAAATTTTACTGGATTTGGACATCCAGATACAGCCAATATACACATACTATATCTAAATCTAAATATGGCGTCTCTGATAGCCTGTAATCTTTCGGTGGTAGCATTATCAATAATATTATAAATAATTACCAATGATGGTGCTTTTTTCCAGGCGTGTAAATTCTGTGAATCTAACCATAAGAACGAATTGCCTGTCTGACGGACACGCTCTTGTACTATAGCCGAAGAAAGTAATAAAGCTGCTGTATCTGTGCGTTTGCTAGCTATTATCGATACACCCCGTTTGTGTGCCGTTGCTATACTGCGGGCATCTGTACGTTGTTTGGCTACTGTTATAATAGATCTTCCATGTTTTATAGCGCTAAAACGTACGGATGAAAAAGAAGCTCCCCAATACTGTGGAGGAATATTATGTTTTGCCAACATCACTTCAAAAGAAGTGCGTGCCTTAAATTTGTCTTCTATTTCTTGAGAGAACATAATGTATTTGTCAATAATGTTTTACTTTTTTCTTTTCTTTCTCCACAAACCTGTTTTCATGGCCATTCTTCGGGAGTCTTCCTCTTCTATGTCCCATCCTTCTTTATTACAGTATCTTTTTAGATTTTTTGCTGCTCCTGACAATTGTCCTCCTTCGCTAACATATACACGTATCAATGGAAATGGTTTTCCTTCTTGAGGTCGTCTAGTACGACCAAAAAACTGCTGCATAGTTATTTCATCGTTTACAGGAGTAACCAAATGCATACAGTCAAGAGGATCGATTGATACCATAGCTTTTAGCACTTTTCCTGCACAAATACAACGGTACTTTTTTCCTTTTGCCACTTCTTTGTATATCTCATCTCTTTTAGCTTTTTTTACTTTTCCGTCCACATAAGCGACTTTATATCCTTCTTGTCTAAGCCTGTCACGTATTTTTTTAACTATAGATAATCTTAACCCAACCACCGCAACCAGTCTACCATTGTCGATATCTTCCATCACTTTTTTTACAATCAGATCGTTTCTGTATTCGTCCTGTTCCAATAGTTGGTGTAATTTATTCCATTTCCACTGCCTACTGTATGGAGTACGACCATCTAACCACGATGGAACTACAAATCCGTCCTTTATAAAAGTAACCTGTGGCCGCATTTGGTCCACTTCTGCTTCAGCAACAATACCTCCAAGATGCCAAAGAGCAAGTTGTTCGCGTCTGTCGTTTCTCTTTATTGTAGCTGTCAACCCCAACCACGATAAAGGGTTCCATAAAGACAATACTCTAAAAAATTCTTGTGACACTAATTCATGTATCTCATCACATATGATAAAACCAAAGTGGTTCTGGTGTCTTATCAATGATTCATAACCAGATTTATGTAAAAATGTTTGTATGGTAGATACAGCTATATCAGGCTGTTTGTCTTTGTTTGGATCGTATTTTCCAATAATCTTTCTGTTAAGCTTTTTTTCTATTTTATCTATATTTGTATGCTTACGGAATTCTGGTACCCAATGCGGTTCTACATCTTTTCTAGCTGCTAATACTAAAGTGCGAAGTCCTAAACGAACCGCTGTGGCTATACCCATAACAGTTTTACCTGATCCGGTTTTTGCTATTATTATGCCTGATCCTTTTTTCAGAAATTTGTCAACACATTGTTTTTGGTATGTATTCCATCTATCATCTGCCAGCGTAGCCTTGTTCATCTTAAAACGAAAAGACAGTGGACATACAGACCTTACATCTATCGCTTTTCTTACAAATTCATACAAATTTGTACAGTTTCCACGAGGAAAACCAATGTAATCTTGTCCTATGCCTGATAATATACTTCTAGTGCCTACAATGGTATGCTGTATTTCTTTTCTTTCTAGTTTTGGCTTGCCTGCGTTGTCCAGTACAACTAAACCATCATCACCTATTTTACTGTCTGTATAGTATTGTGTCCAATTGATTGTGTATCTAGACAACATATCCGCAGTAACATCATGTCTTGGTATAAATAATCTATTTCCAAGTAGTACATTCATTTTATACTTGCCATAATATCATTATACTTTATACAACCAGCATCTAAGAAAAATACTGGTATATTGTTATCCTTTGCTATACGTATACCTTGTTCTGTACCTCCCTTTTTATCGTGTCTACGAAAAGCTAAAACAAAATCAGTGTCCTTGATTATATTGTAATTTCTGGCATGTAATCGCAACGCTCCTTTACTCAAGGCTTTAGGTTTCGGGTGGTATTTAGTCACAGAAGAAAATGCCTCAAAGTCCGTATCATTCAATATATTTATATGAACATCTCCGTGTAAAGATGCCACCCAAGTCCTTTCGTATGATGCCCACGGTAAAAACAATACCACCTTTCCACCGGCCTGTAAAGCACCCTCAACAAAAGCCTGGTCTGCTCCTACAGCAGCTCCGGTATGAAGTACCATACCTTTTCTGGCCAGTTTTCTCCCTATATTAATCAGTCTAGATCTGTCTTTGATGGACAGCTTTCTAGTACCAATGCCAGCGTATATCATTTATATTTTTTCTATGCTTATATATTTTGGTAAGATATATTTTGGCAATACAAACGGATCTTTCAGTCTTCCAGCTTTCGGGTCTATTACTATTTCATAGCGTTTTGTTATATTAGACCATAACAAAGCTTTCGGCCATACATGTTTATTATTAGATAAATCCACATGAAATTCGATCATTACTATCAATCTTTTTGCGGCTACGACTACAATAGGGAACCATCCCCAAATACCAGGCTTTATTTGCATCATATTAGATCTGGTACATACAACCGATAATAATGACTTCTTCTCTGCTTCAGAGCCGCCAGAATACAGTGTATCATTTAACAATGATACGCCAAAAACATTCGCTACACTGTTCCCAAGAGGTATTATATATTGTTGTTCGTATGCATCAGCCCAACCGTATTTTTGTGGCTCTTGTTGTGGTTCAAACAAACGCACATCTTTGTACGGATCGAGCTGAAGTACGCCGATTGGCATATTTTGGTTTTCATCCTCCGGCATGGGAGAACTTAAATCCGTTATTATACTCTTTTTATGTAGATTATCCATTTTTGGCTCTGTTTATTATGGCTTCAGCCTTTTTCCTAATATCACCAAAAAAGTCCAAGTCACCTAGCATTTTTTCATAATCATCTACTTGTATCCAAGCTCTATACATTTGAGAATTGATTAGACCTTCAGAGGAAGATAAGGCTTGTACATAATAGCGGCCGGTATTAGACATACGTATAGCTATTATTGGTTTTATTTTGATCCTATCCGTAGCCGGGTTTACTGGACCAATGGGAGCATCTGTTCCGCCTATTTCTGCCCAAAAACCTTTATAATTTTTTATATCTATTCCAAGCTTTTTATTGAAAAGCGATGGGTCTGGAGTATAAAACATCCTATTAGCATACTGTCTAAAATCTTCTTCATTCTGTAGTTGAATTAACTCAACCCACGGTGGTCGTATAAGTCTTTCCATAAAAGGATCCATTTTTTACTCCTGTTGTATCTTTGCTTCTGTCATTTTATCTAAAACATCCGATAATTCGTCATGTATCCAATCTTCTTCTGTTTCTTCTATTTCTTCTGTTTCGAGTAAAGACGTTCTTATTTCATCAGCTATCTCTTCTTCGTCTTTTGATGGTATAAATGCTTCTATATCATTTCCATCGATATCTTTCAGTGCGCCACTATACAAATGCAGTTGATCTACTTCAGTAAAAACAATTCGTTCTTCATCATCTTTTACACGTACAGATATCAACACATCCTGAATTTCTATTTGTTGTTCTCCATCTTTAGGAGGATTTTCTTTTGCATTTAACATTATGCTGTAATGGCCGTTGGGCCATTCATGCATTTTTAAGATAGATGCTATTTGGGCAAAAGGCACAGCTGGTGCTGTAAGCGGTGGTAAATATGAACTTGATATAATTTCCCTTATACCATCATCGTTTTTTTCAATACCATAAGCCAACAGAAATCTATTGTCAGAGAAAAAAGGAACCAATGTACCATATTCGGGCGGAAGTAGACCAACTACAAATTTATCATCTTTTGTAACTGTACCATCAACATAACCCACTTTTTTGACAATTGGATCTACATCATCACTATTTTCTAACACAAATGTTATATAATCGTCTATTCTTACTTCTGTTTTAAGTACAACAAATGTTTTAACGCCAGCTGATATGGCATTTAATTCTTCTTCGTTTACTTCTACACGTATATTTTGCGGTATCATTAATTACCTCTAACACCTTGTATAGCCGCAAGTTTCGCAATAATCACACTTATTTGGTATTACGACTAGTGTGTGGTTGGAACATTTAGGACAATAATCATACGGTATAGATATATTGTGTGTTGCGGTTTTATCGTTGTTTTTAGTTCCAAGTAACAATATGTCTTTTACGGTTTCATGTAATGCTGGGTCCTTCAGTACGGCAAGTAAATCTTCTACCTGTCTGGTACCAAATGGAAGGGCAGCTAAAGGAAAGTCCCCGGAAAGGTATTGATCTAATATTTTAGCCAGTGTGTCTGGCATAGATCTCTTAGCATGAGGACCGAAACCAACTTGGCCTCTACCCAAAATATCCACCAACTGGTCACGTACCATTTCTAGTCTAGTGTGTTGATTTATTGTTTTCCCGTTTGGCCATCTCAGTATGATTGAAATTAGTCTGCCTATCGCTTCCGCGTCTGCAGAAGCATCTCCTTTACCGAGAGTAACAAATAGGTCTATCGGGTCTCCACTTTCTGGATCATGTCTAATGGTAGCATGTACCGTTCCTATAGGAGATTCTTCTGAAAAAGTTACGCTTATACCGGCATCAGGACGTGGGCGAATGAAATTTGTATCAGTTATGTAATCTTCTTTTTTGTCGTCATTTTTGTCTTTGTTGGTATATAATACTTGCTCATCCCTCGATCCGTCTCTATATACTGTACCACCTTTGCAGCCTAATTTCCACATCAGTGTATATGCTCGCGCCACATCATCCACCGTAGCATTATTTGGCATATTTACTGTTTTTGATATAGAAGCATCAATATGTTTTTGTATTACCGACATTGTATGTATGTGGTCGTCTGTAGATATACCATTTTGTGCAGTAACCACATAACTGGGCCATTTTGACTCATCTTTTCCAAATTTGTCTAATAAAATATCGGTCACACTGGCTGTTTCATCAACTAATCCTATTCTTGTGTTACTGGTATAACTAAGAGCAAAAAATGGCTCACAACCGCTAGATGTATTTAATAAAGCCGCTACAGAACCTGTAGGAGCTACGGTATTAACGGTTACATTTCTTATTCCGTATTTTCTTATTAGTGCCCTAATCTCTTCATCCTGTTTACGCAAAAAACCAGAATTTACGTATTTTCTTGGTTTAAATAGCGGGAACGGTCCACGCAATTTCGCTAAGTTAATACTGGCTTTGTAACTTTCTTGCTTAAAGAATGATACAAGTTTTTCTGTAAATTGTAAAGCAGCTTCTGAGCCATACCTAAGACCTAATCGCATGAGCGCATCGCCATAACCAAGAAAACCCAAACCTATACGTCTTTCGTTAGTCTGTTGGTCTTCTACCACTTTTTCGTGGTATTTATTTAGATCTATAACATCGTCTAGAAAACGTATGCCATTATGAATACATGACTTAAAATCATCCCAGTTAAATTCTAGATCAGCACTTTCAAATGTTCTTTCGTAGTTAGGGAACTGTCCTACAGGTTTTATGAATTTTGCTAGATTTAAATGACTGAGATTGCATACCCCATTAGCAGGTAGCATTTGCTCTCCGCACGGATTACTAGCTATTAGTCTAGCATAATAATATGAATTTGACATATTATTAGCATGGTCCATAAATATAATACCAGGCTCGCCAGACTCCCATGCATTTTGTATTATCTCTTTCCACAAAAATCTTGCTTGTATAGTGTCGTATACTTTTACCGTTTTACCAGCAGACAACCAATCTTCTAATGAACCATTCCACAGATCATCGTATTCAGGATCATCCAAATCTGGAAATACCAGATCCCAGGTATCGTCGTTTTCTACAGCACGCATAAATGAATCGCTTAATAATACTGATATATTTGTATTACTCAATAAATTTTCATTTACATATACGTTACCGTTTGGTGTTGATATACTTTTTCTTTTTGCTTTTACGGTAACAAAATCAAGTATGTCTGGATGCCAGCACCACATAGCCTGCAAGCCTGCTCCACGTCTACTTCCACCTTGTTCTACAGCTCCAGCTATCTGAGAAAATTGTTCTGCCCACGACACTGCTCCACTAGATCTTCCATTTACTTTTTTTACTGTGGCGCCTTTAGGACGTAGGATAGACAAGTTCCACCCAACCCCACCTCCTCTGGAATATGTTTCAAACAACCTCGCCCAATGATTTGAAATCCCAGATCTACTGTCAGATGATATAGGAAATACGTAACAATTGAATAATGTCAAATCTTGGTCCAGTCCCATACCTGCTTGTATTCTTCCGGCAGGTATAAATTTCTCGTTTATCATATCCGCTATTATTTCTTCTTTAAATATCTCCGTATCATCATGATATTGTTCGCTTTCCGCCTTTACTACAGCTTCACCTACTCTGCGGCATATGTCATCGTACGTTTTTTCCACCACCACATCTACTGATGAGTGTGGTAATGTAATTGTTTCGTCTGAATTCGCTATTTTTACCGTAGCGTTTTTTGAAGACGCTTTTTCTACAACACCTATTTCTCTAGAAATATATCTGCGCCCTCCAGACTCTCTTTCTACCGAAACCACAACTAAATCGCCTTGTTTAGGCGCAGAACTGTAATCTTTTTTTGCATAGCGGTCCAAGCGAATACGATCTCTATATCGCATAAGCATTTACTCCTGTCCAGATTGTAAAAATTATTTATTTACGTCATTATTAGGTACTTTAGGAGAGTCTTGCATGTAATTACATACATTACAAGCTAGTACCGTTTTTGTTGGTTGGGAAAGAGTATTGGTCCTAAAACTGGCTATGCGTAAAGCAGAGCCACATTTGGGGCATTTATTGCCCATTTCATTTTTATGATTCATTTTTTCCATTTTTTGCAGATTTTATTACTTGTACAAGATGATCTATTGTTAGCAATATTGCTAAATCTTGTACTTTTCCGTCTATGTCACAACAACATAATATTCTTGCTTGTTTTCCGCGTGTCTGCACCTTATCAACAGACAATACCTCAAATCGCTTGACCTGTCCACCCTTTTTTGCAGCCTGCATATATGATTTCACGGTAGAGGTCAGTGTTTCAACTTCCGCTTCTAACGCAGCGGTTTTTCTTTTCCACTCGTTACATTCGGCTTTTAGTGAATCTATTATATCTTCTTTTTCGTCATGTTTTCCGTTCACTGTTACCTGTTTCTCTACAGCCACTCCATTTCTAATTTTGTATACAATTTTTTCGTGTTTGTTTTCAGTTGGTTTATCTACAACACGCACTGCCATCACTTTTCTCCTTCTTGTTTTATTGCCGCATATTTAGCAATGTTTGCCGCATCAGCTTCGTGTTCTGTTGATAAATGACACCATTGTTTACAAGTAAGTGTAGATATTTTTCCGTTTTTTCCTTTTATTGCTCCAAAATGTCTTTTAGCGTATGTTTTATGTACTGATGGTGTGATCAATGATACTTGTATATTTCTATTATAACACTCTCCGGCCAAGATTCCAATCATTATATTCACTTTTTCCATATTTCCAATAAAACCTTTTCCTCTACGTAATTGATACCGCTCTATCGCACACACATCAGGAGAAAATGTATTCAGTATATTTGAGACTCTATAGGAAAAATAAAACAATCTGGTTACATCTTTTCCAATGCCTTCAGTCACACCTGTAGCTTCTAGGCAATCTTCTTCAAAATTATAGACCGCCCAGGCACAGTTTACAATACCAGGATCCCAGCCGATTACCAACATATATTAGTGTTTTTAGCCTTTCTTTTTATCAGGCTTTTTCTTTTTATCAGCTTTTTTCGCAGCCTTCGCAAGCTTGGCTTCTAATGTTTTTATAATGTCAGACATTTTATTGATTTCGTCTTCCTGCTCTTTTATTTTCTTTTGCAAGTCTGCGTTTATTTTACGTGTGTCTTTTAGTTCTTTATTTAACTTATCCAATTTATCCTGCAAATCAGACTTGGCAGAGGCAATCAAGGCAGATATATCAGGCGCATAATCTTTATTTTCTCTTTCCTTAGCACTGCGTTGTACAACCTGTTTTCCAGCTTTTGTTACTAAAAGTACTTTACCCATGGTTTACTCCTAATAGGTTAAAATTCCAGGTATGTCTACAGACACAGAACTTACTATCCATGTAATATGGTTACTAAAAGCTCTGTGTAGTTCTTGCATGGCACTTACCGCTTGTAAAAGTGTAGATGGGGCTCCTGATGATAAAGTATTTTCTGAATCTATATACGGATGAGCCGTCGCATCAGGACGATGTGCAGTATAGGCTGTTTGAGCAGAAGCGACCCAAGACAATAAAGTTGCTTCATCTGTAGGAGCAGATCCAGATATTGCTGCTGTCGTTGCGTTATGCACTCCCATATTTCCGTAATGAAAATTCATAGCACTATGCATATCTTCAGCTACATCTAAAGCATGACTCAATATAAGACTATCGCTTCCTGTGTTTATCAAATAATCATAATCGTACTGTAAACTACTACCAGTATCTACATATTTATGAGTAGAATTTAATTCTTGCACAGACAAGATTCCAGAAGAAACGTATTCAGCAACATGATCTTTTACGCTTGAATGCATATTACTGAAAGTATGTCTCGGCATATCTATATAATCCCCCGGACCGAGATTAAAAACCAGTTTGCTGCTAGAAGCACGCCCAAATTTACTTGTTATGCCTACTCTTGTTTCAGTGGATTTACCCTTTGAAATGTTTATTATTCTAAGCATTGTATGCTCCTACAATGGAAAATAAGCCATACTTTCATATGGCTGTATTATTCTTGCCGTTATGTCCCAGGACAATAATTTTCCCTCTGGTGCCATATCTTTTACAGATATAGCTTTCCATCTATTTGAATCATCAGTAGCAGCAAACCAGTCTTCTGTAGTAATTCTGCGGAGAGTGTTATCTAACCACAAGTCTTGGGAACTAAAGTCATCGGATACACCGAAATCTTGTAAAATTTCTGCTTCGTCTTTTCTCGGTATATTTGCGTATACCACCATGTTAGATTTTCGTATATATCTTACATATACCATCCCAAAACGGGGACTTTCTCCTATCGGAGACGACCTTTTCATGGCTATTTTAACGTAGATATAAGAATTATGTAACCGCTGCTCTAAATTTTCTTTCGAGAAGGAAACCCAATCTAAATCAGATGGGGCTTTAATGTAAGCATCTATTTCGCCGCCTTCTGGTACGTCGGCTAAAGAATAAATGGTATCTATTTTACCTATATTTGTCTGTATTTGTATTTTAGTGATTAAATATCCTTCGCGTGCGCCAGGTATTAGTACAAATCTACGTGGACGTTCTCGTTCGGAATAGTCAGGTATAATATTTACTGTTGTTATATTTGGATGCGTTACGTCCAGTGAGAAAAAATTTGTTCCATACTTATCAAAGCCACCCACTACGCCTGTGCCATAACAACACCTGCATTTTGTATTAGGCGATACTTCGATATCAGCACAACTGCACCGTCTTCCTGCTATTATTCTGGAATAAAAATATAACGATATCCGTACCGTTTCTACTGCTACATGGTTTAGTTGCGCTATACGCGGCAGCAATTGGTCTATAGCCACACTTCTAGCTTTATGGCGTAAAGCGTCAGTACCCGCAGAAACACGTAAAGTTTGTGGTCTATATATCTTTGCCATCATTCCACCTACTAAAAACTAAGCCTAGTTGCTTAGTTTTTAGTAGAGATTAAATTTCGGACCGATGTTGCCAAAAGTGATACATGGAAGTAGTAAGAGGAACACATACAAATTTTGAAGCTGAATTTGTCGATATAAATGGTACACCACTTGTACCGGCAAATCCCGAGACTTACCCAATAGTAACCGTTCGAGATCCTGATGGTGATATTATTTCTACAGGCACAGGAACGGTTCTGGGAGACGGTTTATATAGATTTGCTTGGTTTGTGCCAGAAGACGCAGAAATAAATACTAACGACACACATTGGTCTGTATCTTGGGTATTTGTTACATCCTCTGGACATACCAAACAAGTTGAACAAGCATTCGATGTAGTCGATAGAATTGAAGATTCGCCAGAAGATCTGGAACAGACCGTTATAGTTGACAGTGGTGAGTCTGCTAGAGTATCTGTCCGGTGGCCAATAAAACCATATAGTATATCTTTGGATTTTCGCGATTCCTCTGGTGCGGTCTTATGGTCTGTGGATGGTGTTTCTACTAACTCGATGGAATCCGATCCAGAAAACCCAAATCGTCTTATTACAGAAGTCGTTATAAATGGCGAATATGTATATTATTATGACACAGGCCCATTAAATTATGGCGAATATCAAGCAGCATGGAATATACGCGAATCAATAGTATCAAATGCCACAAAATACATTCAAATAATTAGAGCAGTTCCTGGTGTGTTTTGGCACTATGCGACCGAGTTGCGTATTTTTATCGACAAAATGCAAAAAAGAAGCGGAGTCGTACAGGCATATACTGATTCCGATCTATATAGCCATGTAATGGGAGGATTGGACATAATAAATTTTTATGCCCCTACTACTACCTGGACGCTTACAGATATTCCTTTACAGGGTTCGCGTGGTGTTCGCACAGCATTATTATATGCTTCGGCAGTAAAAGCAATACAAGCACAGCAAATTTTGGATGTTGACTTGGATTTCAATCATTCCGGACAGACTGTAACACTTACATATAGTCACGACTGGAGTAATGTATTATCCGCCCTGCAAGGACAATTAGATAAATTTGCAGAGGCTAAACCACAACTATTCCGCTTGGCAAACGGTGCAGCATTTTCAGGTGGACGACCAAAGAACTACAGATTCACCGAAAGAGTGTTCCGTATGTCGCATAATATGCGCGGAGTAGCTTTACCGTTAGGAGGTCCATGGCAAGCAATAGGATTATAAACCAAACAACAAGTAACCAAACAACAAGTAACCAAACAACAAGTAACCAAACAACCAAACAACCAACTATGAGAGGTGTAACATGTTAGACATCAACAGACTGATTGAAGAAGGGAAACCCGTATTTGTGTATAATAGAACAAATAGGATTCTTGACCATTATAGTCCATTTGTTCTTATACTAAAAGACGCACACGGTAAGCCGTTCCCAGTTCCAATCCCTGCTACAAAGTTTCCGTTTTTACTGTCAGGAACCGTCCCGCCTGATATTTTGGCAAATTCCATGGAATTACATGATGCCATAAGAAAGGGCATACTAGAATTAGTAGACCCAGAAGAAGGCGAGCGAATCATGAATGATCCCATGGCACAGAAAGCCATGGAAAGAGCCATGCGCAGATTCCAATCCAGGCGTAAGCCTGATGGTAACGATAACGATACCAGCAGCAAACGTTCTGAATACGCAGAAAGATATATACCACCATATGTAGAGACAAGTACCGACTTTTCTCAGTCTGATGAAATAAACGCGGTTTTGGGTGAAAAGGCTAAAGAAGCTCCATTAAAAGTGGCAGGAAGCAAAACACCCGAGACTCTAAGTACTGAAGCAGAAATTCGTCCCAAGATTTCCCAGATTATATGGGATGTAAATAAAGATCCTGATCTTGCCGGTGATGCTATTGTGGATCTTGCTGCCATGGATCTAACAGTAGATGACCTTGGTTATATAATAAACGAAGCTGAAGTAAAATCAGTAGTCTCTTGGGCTAAAGCGGAGTTAGCAAAAATAACGCCCAAGAAAAAGCGTCGAGGACGTAAGTAGGTTAATATGGCCGTTGTAAAAAGCCTCTTTGCCGAAAGCACTGACTCCTTTGGCGGAATGCCTTCTACAGGTTCTTATGTACAAGGAGGAGCAGGACAAGTACTAACCAAAACTGGTGTGCCTCCAAGCAAAGGGGCTTCTTCTAATCGTGCTACTATAGAAGAAGTGGCACGTAAAGCCACTCAGAGAATAAGAGAAGCTGGTAATAATTCCAATGTAGAGGGTGGACGTCCGTTTATCTTTCCAAGGTCATCTACTGTGGTTACGTGCAGTGCTTGGGAATACAGAAAATTAAGTGGTATAAGGCTTTATGTAAATCCTTCAGAAGTTACTTGGAATATAAAACGTAGAGGAACTATAACAAAAACTGCTGCAGGTCATGTAAGGAATACATGGAGAAATAGATTTAGGTACTACGGTAGACCGACATATTACGACGAGTTGGAGGTTTCTTTCACCTTTCAATCTGGAAATATAATGCCATATGCTGGTATAGATATGTACGATCCTAACGCATCCCCAGCGCAAATGGCTGAATACTTAGCCAACATTCAACCGCCCCCAGGACTCCAGAATTTTTACGAATTTTTAAGCTTATTGGACCAGCCACAAGTTTTAGGTGCTTATGAAAATAGGCATATAGTAATTCATCATTCTAGAGTATTTCCAACTATAAGGCTAGAGGGATTTTTTATCGATTCTTCTCCGGTGACTTTTACCGAAAGCGCTGAAAATGGTAATGAAGTTATTTGGCGAGCAACTATGTTGGTTTATCGTACATATCCAATGTTACAATCTGCAACGCAATTGATTGATATGTACAATAAATGGGCATCTACAGAAGGAGCTGGCGAAGCTATTGGAGAGGATAATACTATTAAATACAAAGAATGGATAGCGGCTCAGCAGAAACGTACGGAAGTACCAACAGTATCGGTAGCGCCTAAAAGTACACCCAATGATTCACTTATAGATAGTGTTATTTATAAAGATGGAAAAGCGCCGAATTACAATAATCCTGTAGAATTGAGAAATGCTTTGAAGAAACTTGGTTTGCTTTGATAAAACTTTTCTATCTCTGATATACTTTTAACCTTCCTGCAGTTTTTTAGTGGCTTCTCACCTGTAACTGCTCCATACATAAAACACATAACTCTCTTCCAATAATTGGCATAATAAAAACAACGTCCTCTTTTTCTATAACATTTACGTATACACTGTGATCTTTCTCTATACAAACGTTCGTCGGTGGGGCATTTTATAGTACACCGCCAACCGTATCTATAATTACAAATTTCTCTGGTACGGTACTTTGGTCCTGCGTTGTACCTGTTCAACACACACCGTATAGTTGGTCTGTATTTTTTCAGGTGTGCGTGTTTTCCGCACCACTCAAAATGACGCATAAGTTCTTTTGCCGAAATAGTAGCTGTTTTACTAGGATGGCGCACCAGACGCCTGCAAGTACGCAAAACCCATTTTGTGGGTCCAACTATATGATGTTGTGTTATACCACAATCAGCCCTACATCGCCTTGAATTAATATCTTTACATTCAGGCCATAAACGAAATGCCGGTACAAAGTCAGATTCTACCCTCATTACAGCAACAAGTAAATATGGATCTATTCCTGTTATCTTGCTTGCGATTTTAACGGATTTCGTTATTTTTGACACATAACGCACAGAAAACGTTGTTGGCGCTATAGATTGTATGGCCGTTTCTATGCTTGGTGTATTAGCCAATAGCACTGCTATAAATGCAGAAAGTACTTGCATTTATACCCTCCTTAATCAATTATTTCGGATTATTTTACATACCAGAAAAGCTCGACTATTAATTTGACGAGGTGATAACCTGTTCTACTTTTTCTGTAATACCTTCATATGACTCGTCTTTGAGTCTTTCGGCAAAACGCGATAACATGTTATCAATCGCTGTTTTTATTCTACGTTGTAGTACTTCATCTCCACTTGTAATAGTAAACAAATCATCACGCATTCTACTGGCTTCTTCTATTGCCATTATAGTGACTTGCTTTACAAGTGGATCTATTACTACTTCACGCAAACTGTCGAGCAACGCTTTGCTGGACTTGAGCTTACCGAGAGTGATAACACTTTCTCTCAGCTCTCTTTGGGTGGTGATAAAATTTGACAGGAGACTTCTTCCATCTATTCCGTCATCTTCATTTACTTCTAAATGTTTTCCCTCCTCTATATCACGTACAAGCATTCTAGCTATGTACGATAAATGTTGAACAGATCTATCTAATATAGCATAACCGTCAGAACTGTCTATCAGACAGTTATCTGCATGCCACAGCATATCTTCTTCTGATACTTTTACTTTTTTTGCTAGTTTAATAGGATCCGCACCACGACGAAGAACAGAATCTATCTTACGGATCTGTTTATAAGTAAAAGTATCACATATTATACATGTTGTTGTCATGTATATATCTATACTACATATGAGGTGAGATGTCAATACCGTGTGGAGGGATCATACCAATCGCAGAAAAATCCTCTGAATTTGCTAATTTGGGGGACAAGTCGGCAAGCATGTGGGCAGGCAAAGTCACTGGCATCTCTTTTCCGCCAGGACGGTGTAGAGACACATCATATAAACTGTTTCCTTCTTCGTCATGCCATATACGTTCAACAATCAGTACCGGAAACACATCATCATTTATCGCGTACCACTTACCAGGAACAACATCTATATTGACATCATCATTGTTTTTATCACTTTTACTTTCTTCGCCTGTTTCGGCGTGAATGCGCATACTCCACTCTGGATTATATGTTATATTTAACCTATTATCATGTTCACTCACCAAAGACTTTAAATATTCAATATCACCGTCATATACATCATACACCAACAATGAATTGGTGGAATTCTGTGTAGTATCGAAGCCAGCCGCTCTTAATTTAGAATTAAGAGTGTGTATAGATTTTTTTCCTCCTTCCACCAACACTGCCGCAAACAAAGACACGGGTCTTTCTTCATTATCTAACATCATATTATGAATGTCCTCCAAATCCTCAAGTATAAGTATATACCTGATTTTATGTACTAACAGAGTGGCTATGCTAGTCGGTAGATTTTTCTCGTCTGGTACCTCTTCGTCCGAATACAACTTTTCTTCAAATATCTCTGCATACTGCATCACTTCTTTAGGTTGTTTAACTATTTTGCGGTGTATGCTTGCTTCCAGCACTGCTATTCTATTTTTAAATGCGTCTATTATATTCTGCCTTTCTCCGTCTTTCAGCTTTATAAAGGCTTCTTTAACGATTCTCCAATCCAAAAAATCCAGATTAGTGGTATATCTTTCTCTATATATTCTCCAGTGTATGTATTTTAAAAGTTCTTCAGGTTGTATTAACTCGGTCTGGTCAGATATAAATTTTCCGTACCATCTCTGTTTTACAACGGAAAACATTGCACCAAAATGACGTGACATTACATCCGGATTCAATGTAGATCTTATAACAAATATATGTATGGTATTTTCATACCCAGGTATAGAAGATACACCTTCTTCCGCTTTTCTCCTATAAGCACATAAACATTTTTCTGGTGCAAAGACAACTATATCAATCGGTGAGTCATGTTGCCAATAATGCGACACAGCATCACCGATGATACACAAATCCGTTAGCAAAGGAAATTTGTTTATTATTTCCTTTACTTTTTCGGAGAATCTTTTTGTGAGGGTACCATCTTCCGACCAAACGGCCGGAAGAAGGTACTTAGCATGATAATCTAGTAGCATTTATGCGGCATATGCTACCAGGCTAACAACAGTGCTGGCTCCTGGATCCGCCGAGAAGCTGATGGTAACTGTATTAGCGGCTGTTCTCTTCACACCGGTGAGATATACCGCATTGGTCGATGACATTAGTGTAGCTACTAGAATGTCGTCTGCTTCGACCCCATACACTGTAACAGTGGTAGAAGTACCCCCACCCGCATAGCTGACTGTACCAACAAAATAAGGATCTGGAGTTTGCTGACGAATACGAATGTATCCATTGTTAATCAGATCCTGTATACCAGAGCTTTCGATGAAAGCATCTACGTTTTCGACAGTCACCTCAACAGTTTCACCCGGCTTGACCGCTTTGACGTAGTAACCCCCTGGTAGTGTTATTGTTTTGCTCGAAAGGTTAGTGATAGGAATAACAGCCATTTTTTCCTCCTAAACTGCTGCCCTTATGGCAGAAATCAATTTATTATAATCTCCTGAGTTTTTATACTCAACTACACGTCCATTAAGGACGTCATTAATATTATATTTCCAATTATATTTTGCACTTCTGATGCATCCGAAATGTTTGTGATCAGACAGATGTACCGCTCTGTGTTCTGCTATACCGATCATACTTATCACACTCAATCTTATATCGCTATAGCCACCCAACTTTTTGAAATTTGCTGCCAACGAACAAATTTCATATGTAGCAAACTCTTCTTTTTCGTCTAATATGGCAAAACCATGGTATTGTACATAATCATCATCGTAGTTCACATAAAATACCCCACCGTTGTGGTTTTTCAGCCAATTTTCTATTGCTTGGGTATAGTACGATTCATTTTTTTCCGCTTGCCACCAAACACCAACAAACATACTCGTGGCAAAACGTTTACCTCTTACAATTGCAGGTTCTCTTGTATTTTTCCTCCCTACTCTAGCCAACACTCTTTTACCTGTTTCATCTACTCGCCAACGGTAACCAGGAGGAGGTTTATCAAGAGCATCATCAACAGCCGACATAAAAGCAACAAAATCCAAAGATTGTTCGCTTAATAAACCTATCACTTTTGACGCTAAATCGGCTGGTATTTTTAGGTTCTCGGTTTCCAATATTGGTGTCGGGTCGTTCGATACTGCCGCATCCAACAATAAAATAAATTCTCCAAGCTCAATCTTTGCTTTAGATAGAAACTGTAAAATCGGTATAATTATATCTTCTGGAAGTGTGTCCGCTTCCTTAGACCATCTGTTTTTCGCGAAGTTAGATATGGCGCGTTTTATTACGTTTAATGTTTCTGTGCGCCCTATCTTATCAATCAGACCTTTTACTGCATTTAGTAAACTTTTCGGTATACGTGCTATTTTTTGTCCGATAGTAAACAAGCGGCTAAGTAATGATTCCACTTGTTCCCTAGATATACCTGATCGATATATCCAGTCCCACAGAAAAGATACTATCTGCTGAGCTATGTCTGAGGTAGATGCTTCGCGATACAAAAATCTCTTGTATCGTACAAACATTACTGTCCGGGTTTAACAGTCAAATCCTTACCTGGCCCCGTACCGGAAAATAGGTATTTGTCGAAAAATTCACTAAGGAATTTATTGTGCTTTTCCACAGCAGCAGGATTCTTTTCAAGAATATCAACAATATAGTCTTTTGGTATCGGATTACTTTGTCCTTTTATCTTTACAGAATCGCCGCTAATGCTAGAAACAACGCCATGCTTCTGCAGCATACCACCACCAGGAACGACATATATCACTTTATCTCCAACTTCTACATTCAACGTTCCTGCTGTACGTACCATTCCAAGATGTACACGAGCGTAACGTCCGTTTCTATTTCTATCTATACGCGATTCAAGTATCTCTTCCATTTCTTCTTGTCGTTCGCGTACCAGCACTTTTTCGCCGCCAATAGTCTGCATAGACCATGTGCTTCCATCGGTAGAAGCAAACCTACCGGCACCTACAGGAAGCATACTATTAGCCTTATATGCCGGAAGAGGAAGACGTACTTCTTCGCATATAGCTGTTATAGCATTTAGGTCCTTGTGGCTTCTAAAGGAGGCCACAAGTGGACGTAGGTTACCATTGAACGTGGTAGTAACCCACTCCATCATTTGTGTTTGTGTGGGTGTGCCGCGCTCGGGAGAGTACTCCACCATGATACGGTATTCCGTGTCACCAATGCGTTCGTAGTCTGCCAAGCGCATATCAAGACGACCGCATCTAGTAAGCCTCTCATCACGCTCGATTTTTTCTTTGAGCTTTTTAGCTATTTTAGTTGCAATGATCTTATTCATAACACCTCTCCTTCTGCGGAGTAAAGAATAATCTGTCCTACTAAATGTTAAGATGTAGAGCTAATAAAATCTGGAGGTGTTATGTTATGTTTTTCTAATAATGCGCGTAATTCTGCCGAATTCAGTCCTAAAGCATTATTCAGCTTTCGTTTCCCATGAAAGCTAGTTATTGCAATTTCAAGTAATTTCTTTGTAGGGATGCCGAATTCAGATTCTAATCTAAGCTCACTGGGACGTTTGTGTTTGAAACACGACTGACTGCAATAAACAAATCCGTCAGTAAGTTTATAGATATTACCTGTATTTCCACAAACCGAACAACCTGTATCGTATATTTTTACCGTATCTGCAGCAGCATCTGAAGCGGCTTTGCGAAGAGCCAATTTTTGTAATTTTGTTATAGCGGAGTTTGTTATTCTTCTAAATTGCGCTTGTGTGATACCTAACAAAAAACGTATCTCATTTACATCTAAATCCTGTTTGTTTTGGCTATATATGTAACGTATTATACAGTTTCCTGTCCATCTATTCATTGTATGAAACATGCACGACGAAACTGTACATGGTACATATATATCTAAATCTATTTCGGTACATTTAAATGGTTTTACATCTTCTAGACTGTAAACACCTGGGTCTGGGAGATATGCGCCTATGTATTCTAATACAGTTTCTACCGAAGCCGGGCTAATGGCTTCTCCTATATACTGCAATCTAGACAGCAACTCGAAGCACGGACCAGATTTTGTACACGTTTGAATAGTGTCATTTCTTTTGGATAGCTTTTCAACAAGTTTACTTACACTTGTACATATGTCGGTAAACTCACAGCGCATATCTCCCAGACCACCTGACATGGTTTAACTATAGATCATCAAGATCTAGATCGTCGTCAGACCACGGTAAATCGTCCAGGTCGTCATCATTCTCGTCAGCATCATCAAGATCAAAGTCATCCAGGTCATTCAAATCGTCGTCATCTTCTGTATTATTGTCATCGGCATCATCGAGATCAAGTTCATCTAGATCATCATTGTCTTCATCTAAGCCAAAATCGTCCGAGTCAGCAGCATCGCTTTCGTCTGCCTTGGTTTTTGCGTCCGAATTACTACCCTGATCAGACACATCATTAAAATCCAAATCGTCCAAATCATCCAGATCATCTATGCCCAAACCATCATCGTCGTCCAATACCAAATTTGTCTGACTGTCCTTTTTGTTTACATTCTTTTCGTCGTCTTTCTTCTTTGCCTCTTCATCGTCCTTCTTCGCCTTACGCTTACGTCCACGCTTACCCTTGGTCTTCTTCTCCTGCTCTTCCTCATCCTTCTTCGCTTTACGCTTACGTCCACGCTTACCCTTGGTCTTCTTTTCGGTTTTCTCAGCCCTTTCTTCCTTTTTCTCTGTTTCTACCCTAACATTCTCCTCTACCAACGCAGGAGCAGGCGAAATAGGAAAAGTATATATCTTTACACCTTCTCCAATGTCACCAGAAATGGTAAACATTGCGTCTTTTACTGCTACTACCTTGCCTTTTGTAAGTAGTGTTTCTACCTGACTAGAAGACAAAACAATCATAGACATGAAATACCTCCACTATAGATCGTCTCGCAGACGAACAAATCTGTTGAAACGCCCAACAGCAACTTTATTTGGATCACTTTGACTTATGTAATCAATTTTCTTTCCCACTAATTTGGACCTGTTTTTCCATAATTGTTCCCTTTCTTTATCCTTTATCCCTCCTCCTATACGTATTTTGTCTCCATTAGAAGTTACAGCCATAAAATAACCTAGACGAGGACCATATCTAAAATATATACGATTGTTTTTAACCGTTAGTCTCCTATCTGTGCTGTCACCAATAATTTTGCGTAGTTTCTTTGCCACTTGGACGCACTTAGAAGAGTCATTAAATTCGCATATTAAATATATATCTGTTTTCTTTACTTTGCCATACTTTTTAAGCGTTTGCAGTACGGTTTGTACCGTCTCCTTGTCTGCTTCTGCGTGCTTTCCTTTCCCGCATACAACTTCTACTATAGTAGCAGTGTCTTCGTCTTCTGGTTTTACTTTTAGTATATCTTTTGTCCTTTTTACTTCATAACCTGCTTCCATGCTTTTTAGCATTATACCTTCAAAGCCATTATCAACCATCTTCTCATAATATAGCATCGCAGTTTTTTCGTCACGTAAGATACGATGTCCTATTATTGCTATATTATCTGAAAACTTGATTGTTTTTGTGTGCTTATCAGCACCTATAGCTTTGAACAAAGACGTTTTCCTGTCTTTCCATGGTTTAGCGGATGAATTTACATAATCTTCATAAGGCAACCAATCCCACACATATAAACACACATCAGACAAAAATTTGTCTTCGTCGAAGTTTTTTGTTCTACGTATTATTTTTGAAGTAGAATTCCAGTCTTTAGCTAAAAACTCTCCGTCTAAAAACACTTCGTTTTCCGGCAAAACACTAGCCAGTTGCAAAATTTGCTGTACAAATCGTTTTGATTGTTCAATCGGATCTCTTCTTTTTCCGCTCCGAGTAAAAACATAAACATTATCACCAGAAACAAAAATTAATGCCCGTTCTCCGTCCAGTTTTGGTTCTCCAGCCATTGGCCAAGTTAATTTACTCGACTCTATGTCTGAATACTTCTTTGCTAAAGCACAACCACGAAATACTATATCACCCTCTGATCTTTTAAAAACATCAGGCCATATATTAGATATTGTTTGTGCTGCTACACCTACTCTAAGATCGTGTAGCATGATACGTACAAACCATTTTGCCATCTTCGGCTTTGTCACCGACAATAGCTTAGAGGTTTCTTCTTTTGCTTTTTTACCTGTTATTGTTCTAGTACGTAGTCTATCCAACAGCATTAAAAAAGCATTCCAAGCTTCTTGTGCTGTTAAAGACGGGGTAAAAGTTTCTGGTAATTTCGGTCGCACGTAATAACGAGTATCACCAAAAGATAATGAGAATATATCCTTTAAAACGTCATTATCCTTAAATTTATGTAATAATGCTTCTTTTTCTTTTCTTTTATCCAATGTTTCTAGCTTATTAAGTACTGCTATTGCTATGATTATTTTATCATCCATATCAATCATCCCTTGCTATAAGCTTAACGTTCATCTTATACAAATCCCTAAACCTGAACTTCTTTATCATCTTTGGGGTTGAATCGGGCGATGCTTTTACAGCCTTATAATAGTAGTCTGGATCGAAAAATTCTAAGTCTTTGCCAACAATAAGCACTTTGATCCAGTGTGAATTTTTTGCCGTCTTTTTTACAATACCAGATATATATCTATCACCTTTTCTCCATTCTATCTCATCTCCAATACGTAGTCGTACCATATCTTTTTTCTTTAGTAATAGCAATCTATTTATTATCGGGGTCAAAGATGCAGCAAGAAACCTCGCATCAGTTTTACTCATTTTTAGTGCTAACAGCAAAGCGTGCCGCATTTCGGTTTGCATGCGTACTCCACCCTGTCTTGTTCCCCAATTCCGAAGAACATCTAATGTATTTACTATCATCATCCATTTCCGTGACATAAACCTTATAGCGGTTAAAATTGGCACGGATTCGTATTTTCCAGAAGGTAAAATTTCATTTATATCAAAATAATATGGAATATAACACTTCTTACAGCTCCATGTATTTTTATCCATAGGCTCATCTAGCTTAGACCCTAAAAATGTTTGCGCGCCTTGACAACATAACAACTTGCCATGTATTATTTTTTCCCACATGGCACAGGTGCTACATATTATAGGTATATCTTCTCCGGTTTTGGGGTGAGTGTAATATTTATTTTTAATACGAGGCAGCTGAGGCATCATTCTACCTCCTTAGCTGTCGAATACAAAAGGATAAGATCATCTGGCTCTACATCGTATTTCTCTGCTATATCATAAATATCAGCTTCTGTATCAGCCATAAAAGATAAATAAGCTTTCGACAAGGACTTGCCATCATCACCTATCAACCACTTAAAGAAATAAGTAGCAGCTTTTTTCGTTTTTTCGTTGTTTATGATGCGTTTTATATCTGCTTTTAAAGACTCTTTATCCGACAAAGCGGCTAAAAACATAAATGTAGGTATTTCAACAGTTTCTTGAAAATCTACATCTTTTGATACAAGTTTTTCCAACAATGACAACCAAGCATCATATGTTTCAGGCCATCCTTTGTTAGGAGATTTGACAGCGGAGTGTGTTTTTTCTCTGTCTACAAGCGTTAGATCAGATGACTTCTTTTCTATTAATTCTATATATTCTGCTGGGGTACGACTGTCCTTTAATTGTAATCTACCATCAACAATATCGGCATCTAATATTGGAATACCTAGTGTGCGCGCTTCTGATGCTTTTCCGTCTACATACAACAATAAATACTTTATTTTGTCAGCATATTTATATAAACTATCTTTCTTCGACATATTTGGCAGTATAACTACATTATTCCCATCCGACACCAACATCAATGTTTTAGGATCACCGCTGTAGATAGATACACGGTATCCTCTGTTTGCCAATACAATGCGCAGCGCATCTGGACCTAAAAAAGCAAAGGCTGCCGCTTTAACCGTTTTCGTGTTCATACTCTACCTCTTTTTTTAACCGACGATACAGTATTGTATGTAGCCATTTACAAGGAGGCAATGCTACTAAAACATTGTCTCCTTTATCTACGAATTTTAGATTCTTTATCTTAATTCTATTAGGAAAGCTGTCCCATACCGATATAAATTTGTTTATCGAGCTATCGTAGAAAAACCTATTTACATACTTTGTCGGTATTTTTAATTTATTTGCCAGCATTGTGGCTACATAGTAGCCAGTATCATCATGTATGTCATAATCACAACATAAACACCACAACAACACGCAAGACAGTCTTAAATGCTTTCCTTCAGTATGCTGCTTTAGTTTTTTCATAAACAATCCGGCACTCAAATACACTCGTTCATCGTGAATGTCAAGGACAATATTACCGTCTTTTATATGATATGAACGTACATCTCCATATGTATTTATCACCCAATCTTTAAGTGGTGTGTCTTCCATTCTATGATATAATCTATGTATTAGCATCACACCAACATTGACTTGTCCAGATACGGTTTAAATTTTTCTGGTAGTCCTGTTTTGTACAATTCCGCTACATGTTCGTTTCGTACAGCCCACCATACCTGATCAAACATATCTTCGTGAACAAACACATCGCGTTGATTGCCAATAACTATTATTGTACCAATTCTTTTGCGTAGATCATGCAGTATACGTAAAAGACTACTGGTACCCTGCGGATCAAGGTTAGAGAACGGTTCATCTACGACTAATAGATTGGTACTTGTTCCTGTATATATTTCTTTTAAATCTCTGATACCAAATAGTAAAGCTAAACCGGCCTTGTTCCTTTCGCCACCACTAAACAACCTGCTTACTACTTCAGGACCACCGTCTTTTCGTCTAAGAGCCACCTTTACGTCTGTACCCGACGCCACTAAATCAAGCACCACATTGCGCTTTGGCCACATTAATTCACTATAGCGAGGGACGGTTTTAGTCACAGCATCTGTAAGTATTCGCTCAAATCGTATACGTTTAAGACCTTTCGCACCAAAAGCCTTTTTTAGTGCTTCTAAACATTTATAACGTTTGCGCACCTCTGTCATTTTAGCAAGACCTGATACAATCTTTTCTTTACGCTTCATCATAGCATCGTATCTATCTACACTAGCACCTAAATTACCTACCATACGGTCAGCTTCTGTTTTGCTTTCACGTATACGGTCCAGCTTCAGTTTTGTGTTATGTATAACTTCTCTTAGCTGTTCTATATCACCTGAAGGTAAATCTTTAATCCTATTCCTTTTGGAAATCATTTCTGTGGCAGCTTCTATCAATGTTTTCTTTTCTTTTATTACTTTTTCATACCGTTTCTTATCTTTTGTTATTTTATGCTGATCGTTTCCAGACGGAAGTTCTGCCAATTTTGCTTGTATAGTCATCCTAGAAGCCGCAGCTTCTAATTCTTCCACCAAATTTTGCTCTTTTACCATAAGAGAATTAAGCATTGTACGAAGAGCTGGCGCATTTTTAGGTGGTTTTGGTATATTCTGAAGTTTTTCTTTTAGCTTGGAATGCTTGTCTGCTGTTTTCAGCGCTTTTGATATTTCATTTTCCTGGCGAACAAGCTTTTCTAAATATGCACGACGTTTAGCAAGCCTATGTTTCTTTACTGAAACTTCTTTGTCAGACATATTAAATGGACGATGACACGTCGGGCACACATCACTCTTTAGGGCTCTATTAAGATCATCTATCTCTTTTTCAGTCTTTGCTATTTCGCCTGTTAAATCTTTCCATTGTGCCCTTAGTGCCGTTATATCCATGTCAGGAATAGGACCAAGAGCTTTAATTTCTTCAGCAATCTCTATTCTACGCTCTGCGTTGGGTATATAAACATCTTCTATTTTTTGTATTTTCTTTCTAACGCTTTTTAAATCATCTTCTATTTCGTCTTTATCTCTTGAATCGGGCAATGCTTCTAATCTTGTCTTCAGTGTAGCAACTCTTCCTATGGCATCTAAAGCAGCTTTGCATTGTTCTACTTGCTTTATTGCATTTTCATAGCTGACCGACAATTTTTCAACATATTCGTCATCTATATCATCTACAGAACCTACACCAAAATCAACACTGCTCCATATTTCTTCTATTTCTTTTTGTATTTGATTATATTCTTTTACTTCACGTAATCTATGCTGTAAACGATTCAACCGTTTTGTTCCGACAGAAAATTCTTTATCTAGACGTTCTGCTTCTTTTCTATAGTAAGCCAGATCCTCTACCAGATCGTACATAGACTTCCCAAAGCTATCCAAGGCTGCATTAACATCTTCCAACTCTCGTTCGAGTTTTTCGGCATCCCTGAGTACTATTTTGTCGGTAACTAACATAGATTTAGTCTTCTCTAGTAAATCATCATATACATCTAGAGAAAACATTCTCATCAGACTTTGTTGTCTTTCACTATCTGTTCCTGACAGCAAAACATTATTATAATCTTGCGGTAAATAAACAAGACTGAACAAAGATCTGTCATCTAATTTTGTAATGTTATCTACCAACCATTTGGTAGGGTGTTTTCTTGCAGAAGAAGGTAGTATATTATCGCCTGTGGCAAGATCTATTATACGAAAGGAATTTCCATATTTTCCGTGGTTTCTGTACTGAACAATTTCGTATTTATGTCCATCTACAGATAAATGTAAATGTGCCTCATAGTTTCCGCCAGATTGTACATTTATCACATCAGATACAAATGTGCGTTCGCTTCTACCAGTACCTTTTCCGCTTTTTCCTACTAGTAAATGAGAAAAAATTTCAAATGGGCTGGTTTTACCGGCTCCTAGAAACCCACCATCATCTACATTCAATCCACGTAAAAGCACCAACCCCTGATTCTGCAGCGGAATATCACATGTTTTGTACGCATAACCATTATTAAACCAAAGCTTTGTGTATTCTACTCTCATAGGTCTTTTGCCAAATTCGCCAGTTTAACCGCTAACACTTCCAATATAACTTTATTGTTTGTGTAATATGTCTTTATTCTTTCCTGCTCTCTGGTACAAAGATCAAGCATTTCTGCTATTATACTGGCCTTAGTAGTAATATTTCCGGATTTGCGGTCAGGTAGTGGGACATTTTTTAACATGAATTTCTTTGTCTCGTCCATTAAATTTGGTGAAATCAAATATAATAACAATTGTTCCAACACTACTATAATTTGTCCGATAAAGTAATCATGTGCAGTTACTTCAGTGCTATAAGCTATAGCTTTACCGAACTTTCCAGACAACACTGAAGCAACATAATGCTGTACAGCTACATAGGTTTTTGTAGCGTCAGATTGCTTGATTATAGCAGGTAGAGCCTTGACTAGATCTTCCCCTGTCTTACCTGCTGAAGCAACCTGTGATAGCAAATTTAGAGCGTCTCTAGGATGTCCGTCAACAGCCCGGGCAATCTGTAAAGTTGCTTTAGGAGGTATAGCTATACCTTCCTTTTTTGCTACAGGCAACAGTAATTTTTTGGCCAAAACTTCTGGCTTAACTGTTTTCAGATAGTATATTAAAGCCCTACTACGTATTGTGGTGGGAAGTACCTCCGGATTGGTGGTACATAATATAAATCTGGCTTGACTATGAGGTTTCTCAAAAAGACGCAAAGCTGCATCAAACGCCTGCCTGGTTAGATTATGTGCTTCATCGATTATAAAAAACCGATATTTATGTGGAGATCGGTACTTGGCTTGTTGTTCTAAAGCCCGTATAGCATCTATCCCTCTTTCGGATACCTGTTTTTCTACTACAGAAGTAGTATCACCACCATAACGAATAGCTTTTATGGTTTGTTTGCAAGAATCACACTTGCCACAAATTTCTCCGTCTGTCCTATTTGTACAGTTAGCATATAACGCTATCAACCACGCCAATGTGGTTTTCCCTACACCATGAGGACCACACAACAAAATAGTTGGATTGATTTCATCTTCCAAAGACCCACGAAGAGACGATACTACGGCATCTTGCCCAACTACTTGAGAAAATTTTATAGGTCTATACTTTGCTGTAAAATTCATTCATTCACCTCTATCAACATTTTTCTGGCTATTTTTTCTGCCATAATAATCATATCTTGTTGTAGGTTTTCTTTTTCTAAGAACTCGTGGAGGTGCATAAGCGGATCTTCAAAAGACGATTCATACTTGCCATGCACCTTAACTGGAGGTTCATAGATTATATTGTCAGGCAAGACTACATTAGGATCAAGCTCTTTTTGTGGCTTTAATTTTAAGAATTCAGGTAAATCATCACCTTTAAATTCATCCCAAACAACTAGAGGATATGGATGGTTGATGCGAACAAATTTTGGTTTTGCTTTGCCTGTGTCTACGATAAGAACGCCTTTATTTTCATCCTCACCAAAATTTACCTGATGTGGCGATCCTGGATAATAAGCGTTGTCAGATATCTTCTGCCTTTTGTGTATATCACCAAGAGCCCAGTATACTATATCTGGCACATGGGGTATTTTGATTTGATTTGATTTTATTACCTTTGTACCATTATCCGTCACGGCTCCTGTAACAGCTTCGTGCATAACCGCAATTATAGGTTTATTGCTTCTTGTCCTTATCTTTTCCACCATAGATTTTACTACTATATCAAAGTCATATCCAGACCAACCATGAAAAGGTAACAATAAAAACACAACATCATTTATTTCGACAAAATCAGGCAGACCGTCACATATAACATGTTTACCAATAGGTAAATGAGACAGATAATTAAGAGCCGTATCACCAAACTTATGTGATACTCTTTGATCATGATTGCCAGAAATAGCTATAACCGGTATAGGACAAGAATGCAACCAACCAGAAAATAACAATCTTTCGCTGTTTGTTAAATCCGGTCTATCCCAAATATCGCCAGATATAACTATAGCTTCTGCTTTGTATCTATTTGCTATGGCTGTTATTTTGTTTAGTGTAAATTTGTGTCTTATAAGGTATTTACCAGGAAACTTTGCCCTTAGACAGTTTAAATGTAAATCTGCAGTGTGTAAAAATCTCATAGGTCATTTTTACGTATGGCTGTACGGTAGTTGTCAATACTACGCAAGGCCGCTTTTGTTATCAGTTTGTGTACTATTCTAGCCAATTCATCATAAAATTCGTCATCTAGTACCCTCATGCCCATACTATGCAACAAAGAGTTAACTTTACTTTTATTAATTAAACGTGATACATTTCCATCTTTGGCCCATTTTTTAGAATGGCGTTTTACGGTTACTCTGTCTTTTATTTTTTTCTGTTCTGAACCATTCATTGTATTTTTTGCTTGAATTCTCTATACGTAGTTATAAGACTACGTATTTCATTTTCTTTAGATAAGACAAATGCTAGTGTTAATACCGAAGCGGCTACGGACATCAAACCAGTACGTACCTTATCAAACAACTCAAACGGAGATGGATTGTGGTACATATTTATTGCATAAGATGGAAATGTATGCGATTGTTTATCAGACATGCTATTCTCCCTCTACTTCTACAGAATCATCTGTGCCGTCTAAAGCGTAGTTTTTATATCCTAGTAGCTTAAAATGTCGTCTATATACAGCATCCTTTTTTAGTAGAGAAAAACAATAATTTCGGAATTCGTCGCTCTCAGCTACTTTTCTAAATGCATCCCAAGCTAGATATTTGTCTGTAAAAAACTTTTTAAGCAGTATTTTATTTTTTCCCTGTTTTCTTTCCACCATTCCTATTGCTTCTAGGAAATCTAGACCGTCTTGAGCTTTATCTATGCCCTTGCCCATTATAATGTCTAATTCAAACTCTTGAAAAGCGGGGAAAGTCTTGTTTTTTATTGTCCTTACCCATACATGTTGGCGATACATACCAACTTTATCTTCTTCGGCTTTCTTTCTACCGTGTACTCTAATTGCATAATCAGGATAATACTTCCAAGCCTGCCCTCCTGTAGGTGCTTCCGGATTAGCACCAGGCATACGCATATTTATATTCATACGTATCTGATTAGAAGCTATCATTATGGCGCCTTTGTGTGCCAGTAATGATTTAGTTACGCCAAGAAAACGAGAATGCATTCTAGCTTCTAATCCAGCTGCACCTTCTCCCGTTTCCACATCTCTACTCTTAGAAAACATGGCAGCGACACTATCCAACAAAATCAAACAACTTGGTTTATTTATATCATGCAAATTCACATCCGGTAGACGTCTAAGAAATCTATGTAGATGTTTATATACCCCTTCACCTGTTTCTGGTTGAGCATAAAAATACGCAGGAACATTCTTTCCGTTTATTTCTATTGTTTTGTGTATATCTAATCCTTGTGTACGCATATAAACAGGATCGGCTGAATGTTCTGTATCATAATGAACAATCGGAATATCTAACTTTTGTCCAGATATCGCACAAGCTTGTAAAAATGTACTTTTTCCGGAAGCTTCTGGACCGTATATATGCACTAGCCTGCCACACTGAAAACCTCCACCTAACTTCAGATCTGCTATGAGAGATCCAGTAGACAGGGCTTTATCTACACGATGTGCTTCTCCCAACGAAACGCAACGTATTTCATCTTTTGTATCATTAAATGCATCTACTATAGCTGTTACCGGATCGGTAAATTCTATATCAGACTTTTTCTTTCTCGGCATTACACTACCTTATCATTTTCTAGATCTATGCACATCGGTAGCCAGAAGCAATTGGCGCATACTTCTTCTTCTCTATACCTGCCATAACAAGCAGGTTTACCCCTTCAATCAAAAGTTAGATCGTCATCGTCATCGAAAGAAAAATCATCAAGGTCGTCAGAAGAATCGGAAGAATCATCGTCATCATCATCGAAAGAAAGGTCATCGTCATCATCATCGAAAGAAAGGTCATCGTCATCATTCTTATTTTTTGCCTTCTTTTTATTGCCCTTATTGCTTTTATTGCTCTTATTGCCTCTTTTTCTGCTGCTATTTTTCTTAGTATTTGTCTTCTCTTCGTCTACAGTATCTTCGTCATCAAAAGAAATGTCATCAAGATCATCATCATTGTCAGTATCAAATTCAATATCGTCAGAAGACGTGCCAGACACAGATACAGACACAGGAGCCCCAGTAGCTTTAGCTAAAGCAGCGTAACACCCCAACGAGTGTAACTTCTGTTCCAACACATCTGAATCTATGGTTTCTATTGAATCAAGCAAATCTACTAGTACGCCTTTATGTACCTTCCCCCCTAGCTTACATACATAAGCATCCTTATTTTCAATGTATTTCACGGGGAGACGTTTTCCTGTGGATACGAATTTGTATTCTACTCCACTCATATATGGATTGCTGCTCTTTTGTGCTAGCCATGTGAGCACTACACCACGCTTGTCGTCGTCAACAGAAGAACCTATTGCTTCTGCTATTCCCTTAAGTTCCTTCCACTCCAATACGTTCATATTTACCAGGCCCCACTGCTCGTCCGCGTTTTTCTTTATATTTGTGATGTGGAAAGCATGAGCCAAGTATCTGAAACTCTGAGGCATACGCAACCACTCAAAATCATTTCTCACGTCTATATACTTGTGGAAATTGGCGCATATGGGGCAACCATTATCGACACTGGTAGCCTCAGCTATATCCCAATTTGGACATAAAGTATAGAATCCCTTTAGATCGTTTGATCCCTTTGGAACAAACTTGACGTAGTGTGTAACTATGGTAGCAAATCCACCTACCAGCCTAATCTGTACCGGCTTTCCAATAGACGGTCTAGAAAGCAGAGGAAGCATTTCATCCCAACGTGAATCCGACTGCTGCCCAGGAACCTCTCCCATAGAACGGAAACCCTTTTTTCTCATGTCTGACTCCTTGTTTGTTTAAATATTGTCGATACGATTGGCCATTTCTTTTGCCACTTGTACCTTACACGCTAACTGTCGAAGTGTTTCTGAATATACTTCAGCCATATCTAATCCAGAATTATCTATGCCATCTAGAAGACCATTACGTAAACATAATACCCTACACTCATCTTTTGTCAAGTGCTTTAACATCTTTAGAATGAAATCCTTCGTTTCATCATTTACAGTAAAAGTATGCTCTTCATCTGGGACATATACAAGCTTATCTTTATCATATACAGAAACTTCTTTCCATTCTGCATCTTCCTTTTGATCTTGGTCATAACTTACCACCTGCGAAGCTTGTACTTCTCTTAATGTATCTTCTATTTTCTGTACACTACACCCTACTTCCTCTGCCAGCATATCATTAGTTGGTTCAAAGATATTTAGTTCTGAAGCTAACTTACCAGCAGCTGATTGAATCTTTTGGTACATTCTCCATGTAGATGATGGTATTTTTATTAGTGGACCTCCACTAGATTTTCTGTATGCTTGTATTCTCTGTACTACCCACTGACGGGCAAAAGTGGGAAAAGACATGCGTTGTCTATAATCATAGTCAGAAACAGCTCTCCATAAGCCAAAAGAACCAGCTTGTAGCATATCACTGGCATGTAGGTCAGAATAAGCATATTTACGTACTTCTACTACCACTAATTTCATGTATGATTGCACAATGCGATTCTGTATTGTAGAAATACGTTTCACTATATTATTCACTATGCCGACAACTCCGTATAAATAGTTTGGGTACATTATTCCAGCTCTCTGTTCAATAAGCCTTTTTTTATCCGTAAGTTTGCTTATTCTCTTCATTATTGACACAATCTCATCGTTGTCAGTAGACAACGAAACCTTTGTCTTTAAGGTTGCCAGTTCTAATTCTATTTGCTGGTAGTTAGAAGTAATGGCATCAAATGTACGCAATATTGCTTCATATCTGCTATTACGTAAACGTAGCCTTTCTAAAACAGCCTTAGTTTCTTTTTCTGCTACATCTCTCGGAGATGCTGCTAGCCTGAATAGACTATAACCGGTACTTAGTATCTGCAAATTTCCTGTACCGATTTGTACATCGTTGATAGTAGTAAAACCTTTGCACGATTCATCGTATATACTATATTTTTCGTTTTTGACAGCACCTCCAGCAATCCTGTAAAGAATATAACATATATTGTCTTCCACAAATGTGGTGTATTTTACCAATTCTTGTATGCCGATACTTGTGTATATTTCTATATCTTTAAACAAGGAATCCAATGTATGGTAATCTATATCCGGGGCAGATAATATTTGCTTTGCAATGCTATTGAACATTTCAAATTTATCGGACATACCAATGATCCTTATTTTTTAGTAGAATAGGATATATAACATGCCAATAACAAAAAAATTTGATATACCGCAACTCACACTAAAACATATACTAAAATATTCAAATGTGAGTCCTGTTAAAAGTACAAGCGGACAGCGACTTAAATCGCCCGCGTCTAGAGTGTCTGAATGTACCTTGATATCTCATCAATATAGTACAGGTTCGCGCGATGGTTTCAGACGAACTAGACATAAATATCCTACCATGTACAACGAATTTCGCGGTCTTGTACGTTGCAGCGGAAGCGGTAAGAAACGTTACACATATATCCGTTTCTATGGGCCTCCATCTCTAGACACTCCTGTTTGGGTGTGGTGTAGCTGTGAACATTTTGCTTACACCTATGAATGGGTTTTAGCAAAATATAAATCCAGTACTATTAGTGCGGGATACAATTCTGTAGGTGTGTCGATACGCCCAGAACCGCCACAAATACGTAACCCAAATAAGTACCCAGGAGCGTGCAAGCATATATTGCTAAGTGCCAAATATGCTTTGACCAAAAAGGACCTTATAGAGCAAAGGGAAGCATATGTGGCGGATCTGAAGCGGGCACGCCGCAATAAGATTTTACAGCGTGCCCGCCCCATCAAGCTTATCCGTTAACCGACGTCATATCATCATTTGCCAAATCGATACGAATGGAGTGCGAACGGACAAGAGGACCGAGCATAGCCTTCACCACTGTTCGCAAAGAACGAATGGTTCTACCGTCGCCACCAAGAAACGGACCCCTATCCTTTGGATGCAAATCAAACTCCAGAACCGTCACTCTGCTAGTGCGCATGATACGCACGGTAGCGTCCTCTGGATGCTTGGCGATATGATATGCTAGCAACATTACGATCTTTGCAAGGCTAAGGTTGCGCATATCTTCAGTAACCATGTCCTCAAGTCGGTAAACACCATCAGTAATAGTATCAGTCATTGTACCTCTCCTTCGTCTATTTTCTGAGAAGTTTCGATTTTCCGTTCCGCTGTCCTATCTTGCGGTCTCTTGTCTTCTGGATACACCTCGTCGTGCAAAAGGGTTTCAAGCAAAGGGGAAAAGCACATCTGATTAACTTCACAATATCTCGCTGTTGGGTCTCCCTGACTAGTACATACACCTATCGGAGCGTTTGGTTGTTTCAAACTGTCTTCCGCTGTTTTTATCAGGGCCATTGTCTCTCTGTAAACCCTACGAGATACCGGCATCTGTATCGGTACCCACCCTTTCCAATTCCAAGGTGTACCTCTGTCAATATACACTATCACAACACTGTTTATTTTTTCTACTTTTCCTAGATCTTGACCTCCTATGTTTATTGCATTGGCATAGCAATTAACTTGCACATAGTGCTTTGGGTACGCACTTCTACTATTACGTATCTCGGCTAGCTTGTCAAGGGAAGATCCCTTAAAATCGACCAGCACATTGTGTCGATAGCTGTCAAAACTAAGAATCATATCTATGTGTCCGGTGAAAGGAACTTTACGATTTTTTGTGATTGCATATTCATGGTACATCATTTCTTTTCCACACACCGAACATTTTTGTATACCTAGTTTATGCTTTTTTATCTTCTTACATTTTCGACAGACCCAACAACCATAAGCATTGTTAGGCAACATTATTCCGAACCATCGTTGTAGAGCTATGTGTAAAGCCGTGCCTTCTAATGTGGCTGCGTCGCTTATAAACGTATCCTCTGTTTTCGGTCTTTTACTTAATGGCAAATGTCTATAAATATAGTATTTACGCGGACAGATTGGTAAACTACTTGCTCTCTTTTCCACCCTAAAGGGTACATCGCTTTGCCGTCTTCCCTTTCTTACACGCTCTAGGGCTTGCGCTACCCTACCATCCAATGCTATACTACCCGGTAGTTGGATTTCCATTTCTCACCTTTCAGGCAAAAATACAATGAACGATCTTACTACTATAATCCTTGCGGAACTGGCAAAACACGGAATAAAAGTAGCAAATATAAATGACAATTCTAGAAATATTCAAGCTTTCTGTTTCAACGGACATGATCATGATACACCATCCCTATCAATACGCAAGAGCGATGGTGCTTTTTTCTGCTTTGGCTGTGGCACAAAAGGACCAAATTGGAATGTACTAGCTGAAAAAATAGGGGCAAAAACCATCGACGACGGTGAAATGCCAAATCCTTTTGGCATCATGTATGAATATATAGAAAAAGCTATGACTGACTCTGGTGATGTTACCCTACCTATGGGAGCCATTCCTTGGGCGAAGGGAGCATGGCGATCATTACCAGAAAAATTTTTGAAAATGTTAGGTGCGTACTTTTGGTATGATTCTGGAGTACATGCAGATAGAATTCTTTTTCCCATTATACAGCTAGGTTCATTAGCCGGTTGGGTAGCTAGACGGCTAGATGACGGGCGCATGAAATACAGGAATTCATCCGATCTAAGAAGCAGGGAAATATTGTATCCATATGACTTTGTGTATGATAGAGACCCGCGTACAATAGTATTGGTGGAAGGACCATTCGATGCTTTACGATTATTACGTTTTCGTATACCGGCTTTAGCTTTTATGGGAACCAATAATTTTACAGAAGAAAATGCCATCATGCTTTCGTCTTTTGTATCGGAAGTTATAGTGTGTACGGATAATGATGATGCTGGCAACAAATGTAGAAAAAATATAGTAACACCAATATGCAAAGACTATGGATTAAAAGTAAGCCATTTCTTTCCCCCTAAAGGTTCTGACCCAGGAGACATGCCATTGCGTTATATACGAAAGCTAAAAGAGATTTGTTCTTAGTTTGTATATTTTTCTTCCACGCCTTTTGACATAAACTGAAACATTTTTTCTACAGATGCCTGCGTCGTTTCAATATCAAAACCTTCCAAAATATCCAGCAACATCATTATTATACTAGATATACGAATTATATCTTTACATGCCTGTTCCATGTAAAACAGTCGAATAGTAGTATTCGACGTTTCATAGGCTATCACGTTGGACTGTAAAGAATCCAATGCGTCATCAATACGTAAAATACTGAGTGAAGGTCTGAATAAACTTTGATATTCTTTTATGTCATCAAAGTTTTTATATCGAAAATCTTTGTCATCTAAAACAGCTTTATACAAAAAACGCACGAATTCGTCAACATACGTAGATATACTCTTCTTGTTACCGTTTATTGTAATATCAGAATAAATATACAACCAAAATAGACCTGACAAAGCCATATCTAAAACGGCCAATGCGGATAAACGTTCATGCTCTATAATTACATCCGTTGTTCTTTTACTATTTCCGTTTACTCCGAAAGATGGGTAATCTGTAGATAAAATTATACACGATTTACGCAAATCTTCTGCACGTAACAACGATGCTACAGATACATATAAAGTTGAAAAAGATCCTGTTGTTTTGTTTATATTGAAATCCTTATCTATTTTTTCTGCATACTTACCCATGTATGTATGCAGTTTTTTGGTTACTTCTTCCGCCCATCTCTGCATTGACACATTTTCTGGTCTACTTAGAAAGGCGTTCAACCGCGATACCAAAGTCTTTACCAAAATCAATTGTACACTCCACACTGATATTAAGGTTTCCTATATTAGCTGGAAGATCAAACAATAAATCGAATCCTTCCAATTGCCTGCTAGATTTAGACGGTATCTTAGTCTTGGCTACATAAGGCGTACCTAGAACACCATCATCTACGGTGTATATACATTTTATCGCTACATTTAATGATGATGTAGTTGGGTTATGTATTACTACCGTTGTTCCCGCCCAATAACTGCATAGATTATTGGTACACCCTCTATCTCTAAGTGTCATGTCTTTTACTACCATATAAGGCTTATTGACATCAGGTTTACCTGTATAGGATGTAGGAGCCCGCGCGACAGTATCACACGAAGCTAAAGAACAACCATTGTCCCCACAAGAAATGGCAAATAGCAGACTTACTACCACAAACACAATTTTTCTCATTTTTACCTCACTTTGATACCCTTGGCAACATCATTTCGGGTACCCATTGACGTTTCTTTGCCTCCATATCTAAAATCGGATCGTAGTTACCTGACAAATTTTGATATAATTCAGATTTGCTTGTAAGCATAAAACTTATTTGAGCTATTCTTGCTCCTACCAACAATACAACTACATGATATTTACTAGTATTTGTTATCTCCATGGTCCATCTGTTGCAATATCCATGATCTCCCCAACCACCGGAACCACACACATCCAAAAAATTACGTACAGTGGTAGACCTACTATGCATTTCTGGAATAATGGTATTACAAGCAGATCCGATGAATTCTTCGGTATGGGCAAGAATCATAGATCTAGGAGGAATAAAAATAACTTTATCTTCACCATCTAATCCATCTAAATATCTTTCATCAACTGTTGATAAAGATATTAGATCTTTTACTTTTGCTGCTTTTCCTTTGCGCCATACACTACCAATCGATTTAGCACTGTAAGGATTGTATATGTTCATCATCTTAGAATCTTTATCGGGTATTTGTTCATACCAAAAATGTTCTCCCAGGCGCACATCATAGCTAGCGCTGGTGACACAACTTTGGTCATAAGGTTCTATTATAATCATACCCGCTTTATATGCTTCTATGATCTGATCATGTACTAATAGCATAATATACTTTTACTTCCTTTCTTTTTATTGCTGAGATTGTATCTGATAAGCTTAATACTTTTCTTTTTCCATCTAAAAATACCACAAAATTCTTATTTCCTGCGACTGACAAATTCTTTCTTGTGGTTATTGATAACTGTTCGACCCTTCTACCATTATCGGATAATAACACATTTCCAGGAGAAAGTACAAGCACTTTCTTTACATCGGATCTACCGATCCTTTTAGGAAGAACATTTGGTCTCGTTACTTTTAGATTAGAGACTTCCGTTTTTATTATTCTTCCATTCTTACATATTATTAATATAGTGTCTTCATCGTTTACACCCACAGCAAACAAAGGATTATCGTCTTTTTTGAACGCCTTAAATATTTTTCGTCGTTGGTCTGAAGGAAACAAAACATAATTGCGCGTTGACAACACTAAGCAATATTTTTTTGTACTAATACCAACTATTGATCCAGGTTGCTTTTCATATCTGTCAGCATATGATGTGTCTAAAACAGACACTATATTAGTGTCGTACACAACAACGGCTCTTTCACTTGCCTTCTCAAAAGATGTATAAGACCATGCTGCTTTTGTGTTTGTAGGTATTTCTTTAAAAACAGATACTGTTTCTTGTCCTGCTCCCACCCAATACTGTATGTTTTCTATGGTAGAAATAGACACAGGTTTAACGCATAGCTTGGTGCCGCGTTTCTTTCCTAAAGGTTTTATCTCAAGTAAGTGTCTCTTGATGACATCATCAATATTAGCCAAATCTTCACGCAAAGCATTGATTTTTTGCTTTGTTTTCTTTATTTCACTTACTATTTTATCTATATCTGAACGCAGTAATGTAGAAATATTTGCATTTAGTATTATATCGGCCTGTTGTTTTGTTACACCAAGGTTTGTACATAACGACTCAATTGCATCTGTTTTGCCCTCGGCTGTCTGTAATATTTTCACCACTTCTTTAGCATGTTTAGCTGCTTTGTATTTAGCTATCTGTGTTGCTAGTAATTTACGTTGCGCCAAGATAGACCGTGTGAGTCTGCCAGACTCAATCTCACGCCTAAATACAATAAATTCTACAAGAAGGGAACGTAAATTATATTTTTTTGGTTTACCGTTTATATCTAAACAATACCATTTGTACGAAATTTTACTGTCCAGAAGAGGAAGTATCCTGTCTTTTACCGCTCTACCATCAGAAAATTTTATTGTAAATCTTTGTCCGTTTTCTAACGTGGTTTCGTCAGTAATCGGACTATCTATTAATCCAGCCTTGAAGCAGCTTATTGATGTGTCTAACAACTTAGATCTGCGTCCACGCATTTCTGGCGCAAAAGCGGTTATCACCAATAGTTGCTCATCGTCATTAGTTTCTATATGATACTCAGACGAATAATGTAACGATCCCTCTCCTGTTTCATATAAACGTAACAGATCCCCTTCAGACGACAACAATACGCCAGAACCGTAATCTGGTCCTTTTATAAATTTCAACAGATCTTTAGTAGTAGCATCGGGATTATCTATAAGATGACAACAAGCATCTATAACTTCATGTAAATTATGTGGAGGTATGTTAGTAGATAAACCTACAGCTATACCGTCTGTCCCCTTTATAAGGGATAAAGGTATTCTGACAGGAAGGATAACGGGTTCATCTAACGTAGCGTCGTAGTTTTTTGTCTTCTGTACTATATCTATATCAATAAACAACGACTCTGCTAATTTTGATAATCTGCATTCAGTGTATCTGCTACTAGCCGCCGGTCTCTTTTGATAAGACGAAAAATCTCCAAAATTGCCGTCTGGTATTATAAGCCGGTCTTTGTCATGAGCCAGTAACACCAAAGCTTGATACACTGCTGCATCGCCGTGTGGATGATATTTACCTATCGTTTCTCCTACTATTCTTCCACTTTTTACAGGAGGCCGGGAAGACAGAGCATTTAGATTATACATAGCCCATAAAATACGTCGCACGCTGGGCTTTAATCCATCTCTGGCATCTGGAAGGGCTCTGTTTTCTATAGCATATTTACCATATTCTACAATACAGTCTTTTACTATTTCTTGAGTAGATTTAAACGTTACATTTCCATCCTTTCCAGCTGTTTTAGTTTTTCGTCCAAGTCTGCCAGTTGGCGTTCTATTTCTTTTTTTGGTACCCATTTGCGCTTTATTGGACCACTACCTTTTACTATATGTTTTACTCTTGCGTTCAATCGTTCTTTTATCTTTTTTTCGTTTTCCTCTAACTTTTTCAACTCTTTCTCTGTAAAATACACGCTGTCAATATCAGGAAAGACAAAATCATCTGGATTTACAGACACCGGTACCTCTCTCCTGCAGCCTGAAGAGCTGCGTTCTCTTTTAAACGTATATCGTCAAGCTGCCTATTATAGGCAGAATCCATACGTACAGGATAAGCCCAACGTCCCTTTTTTATATGCTCGTCAAAAGCTTTGTCGTATTTAGCACGATAGTACCTATACCATTTATCTATCTTTTGTTGTTCTTCTTGTGTGAATATAGGCAAATCCGCCATCATTTCTGGAGCCAATTTAAGCATATTATCACCTCTTGTATCAGTTGTATCGACATTTATACATTAAGCAATAACTTACGTACACCAACATCATCTCCCATGTACGAAATAACCGCATCTTGCGTGCGATCATCCCAAACTACATCCAACACTTTTCTGGTTTTACTATTCATAGCATAGTCCTGCAATTCCTGTGGATTCGACTCACCCAAACCTTTAAATCTGCGTATCACCACCTTTTCTTTTGGAAGAAATGCTTTGTTCACTTCTTCTATAGAGTCTCCGTAAACACGTTTTTTACCAGAGACACCCATAAACAATGGATTTTGTATCACTGCCACTTTTCCGGCTTTTATTATATCCGGAACATAAACGACAAACAAGGATAAAAGCAGCGCTACTATATGTCTTCCGTCTGGATCAGCGTCAGCAAGCAAGTATATCTTACTATACCTGCACTTGTCAAGAGAAAACGAGCGACCTACACCAGTACCTATCGCAGTAAACAAATCACGTACCACCTCATTTTTTGTTACAATATCCATATTTGAACTACGTGCCGCATTAGGTAATTTTCCTCTTAATGGATACACTTCCTGAAAATGTACCATTCTGTTGTTAACTTTTCTCATCAACCTAGCTTTAGTGACTATACCTTCAGCACTATCACCTTCACAAATAAACAGTTCTCTAAATTTATCTGGACAATCAGGTGCTTCAATCAATTTGCCAGGTAATATACCAGATGCACCCTTTTTTACTTTTACACTTTTTATTGCTGTACGTTCTGCCAAATATTTCTTTTTTGCTGATGCTACACTTTTCGCTATGGCTACGATTGATTCCAGATACTGTTTATTTTTTACCCAATATTTTACTAGAAAATCATTGGCCTGTTGGTAAATACTATCATAGATATCTTTGTTCTCAAGCCTTGTCTTGGTTTGCCCTCTAAATTGTGGGTTTGTTACTCTTGCGTGTATGACAGCTATTATACCTGTACGTATATAATTTCCTTTTATTTTTGTACCAGCAACAGTATTTATACTGTCTTGAATTGCTTTTTTAAGGCCAGATACATGAGTACCATGATCTGGTGTATTTACAACATTAACAAAACTATTCCAATCTTCTCCCTCCCCAATAGTCCAGGCAAACACAGCCTCAAAATCATTAGATTTTATCTCTATATATTTATCATTTACTACATCTACTTTTGGTAAAATATCACACAAGCTATTTTCAGAAAATGATTCGTGTTTATCATCTACTAATAAGTCTATTCTTAATCCTGGACATAGACAAGAAATAGTATACAACCAATCTCTTATTCTGTTTATATCCCAACGGGCATCTCCGAATACATCAACATCAGGAACAAATCTAACCAATGTACCCTTTCGTAGTTTTTTCTTACTGTGATGTATTTTTCTGTGTACTTTACCCCGTACAAAAGATATATGCCACGTAGCAGATCTTCTATTTGTCCAAACATCAAAACTGGACGATAACGCATTTACAGCCTTCACACCTATACCATGTAAACCTACAATAGCCCCCGTATATGCACCTTTGCCAAATTTGCCGCCAGCATGAAGTCTAGAAAACACTGCCTCTAATGTTGACACACCTGCTTTTGGATGTTTAGATATAGGTATTCCACGTCCGTTGTCGTATATTTCTGCAGTATTGCTTCTTGTATCTATTTTTATTTTTATTTTCGTTACATATTTATCAAGATATTCATCGATGGCATTATCAACCACTTCCCGTAAAAGATGGTGCATACCATCAATATCGGTGCTACCGATATACATATGCGGTCTTTTGCGTATATGCTCAAGACCCTCCAGTATTTGTATATCTTTTGACGAGTAACTCATCACACTCTCGTAAAAGAGCCTAAAATATACACCATGAACAAAGATGTGATGACAATCAAGAGCACTGAGAACATGGTTTCTTTTACTGCATTATCCATCTCCCTGCATCTTTCAAGTCCCTTTTTAATTGCCATATTAGCTTTTCTATCTTCCCTTCTACTATTTTTATCCGGACATCCTTGCTTCCGCATGATTCACACCTCTTGTTATTTGGTTTTTCGCTTTCTGTCCGTGTAGAAGAACACTCATTACATTCTACTTTCCACGTCTCTTCGTGTTCTACTACGTCATATTGGTCGCCCCAATTTACACCAACAGAAAAATCTGCAGCAAAAGGCACCTTTGGTTTTATTCCAAACGGTTTGAACAGTTTTGGTGACTCCATTATTCTCCTAGCTATATTGATACATTCTTTTGTATCCTCATATGGGACCTCAATCATGATAGAATCATATACAGTATTTATTAACTTCCATTTTTTATCTTTTGCTCTACAATATTCTATAATTTTTGCGCACGCTAACAAATTTGTATCAGAAGCCACACCCTGAATGGGGGCATTTCTACAAACACGCGATTCGTAATTATAATGAGAACGTAGGCTTTTATATATATTGTCAGTGTTATCCCCAACAAGCAGCCATGAACTGATAATCTTTCTTCTTCCGGTTGGACTTATCACCCTTCCTGTAACAAAGCCAGTTTCTTCGATATAATTTAGCCACTGTTCTGCTTTAGGGAAACGATCAAAAAATTTACGGATAAATTTCTCTGCCTCAGCGGGTTTTACATTCAACCGAGCGGCCAGACCGATGGTGCTCATTCCATACACCAGACCAAAGACAATGGCTTTTGCGGCTTGTCTTTGCTCTGAAGTAACATCTACTATTTCCACACCATTCATCATAGAAGCAGTGTGCCTATGGAAATCCCCTTCGTATTTCAGCTTATAAGCATTTTCTTTGGATGGGTTTTTAGAATAGTTCACTCTAGCTTTATAAGTCAGATTAAATGCTTTGATAAGATTTGGATCACCAGTGATTTCTGCCAGCCAGCGCACTTCTGCCTGACTGTAGTCAGCAACTACCAATACATTACCAGGGTCACAGATAAACAACCGTTTTATCGCTTTTGCAGCTTCAGTCTTTTGTCTAGATGGTATATTTAACATGTTAGGATCACTGGATGACAATCTTCCAGTAATAGTACCAGTAGGATTAAACGACGGTCTGACCCTTCCATCTTGCATGTCAGGATGCTCATGTATAAATTTATATACAGGTTTTATATACGTACTATGTATTTTCGTAAGTTTTGACCATTCATCAAACAGCATCACTTCTTGTACATGAGAATACCTAGACTTAAATGCCGAGTCTACTGAAGGCTTGCCGGTCTTTTTGCTTGTATTAACCGGATCCAAACCGAGAACATCGAAAAACAAAGTTGCTTTACTGTCAGGTTTGTTTATATGGAACAATTTTGGTTTGCTGGCAGACGCAAACAAACTATTGGTGGGTATACCAGCTTTTTTCAAAAGAATATCATTTGCTTTTATTACAGAAGGCAAAGAATAAAATTCATCTTCCACTTCTTTCATTCTATTGGTTATGGGACTAGTGTCTCCCATTAAATGACGTATCTGGTCTACATCTACACGTAATCCGTTTACCTCCATAGTAGATAAAACATCTGTTATAGGTCCATGGAGATATAAACCAACAGAACTTAGCTTATTGTAATCTTCAAGAGAGGCCCAGATTTTTTGAAATTCATATAGTCTATATGTAACATAACAATCTACAGCATTGTAACGTGCCAATTCATGCAAAGGTACGTCTCTTAAACTCCCCTCACTTCTCGCCTCCAATGTATCACCCATCTGCTCGTAACCATAAAAACCAAGATATTCTTTTACAAGTGTTTTCAAACCATAAGCCTCAGATACAATTCCCTTTCTTTCTTCATTTAAAGCATGGGCTCTAAGCATTGTATCTTCTGTAGGCATACAGATAGGTACACCAAGTTGTGTGTACGTTATCATTCGCTCGAACTTTAAATTATGAGCAACCAAGGCTTTGAATGATGGGTTTTTTAAAGAAAAGAATTTTTTAAGAAGACGTACTACTTCTTTTTTCTCTTTTCCTACCCAAGGTGTTTCATGATGTTCTAACGGAATCACATAACCTATATCACTACACCACGAAAAGCCTAAACACAGAATAGAATTATGTACTCTACCAAGGCCGTCTGTTTCATAGTCAAACGCAACTATATCATTCTTTGTTAAACCATTTACCATCTTACCCAAAAGCTTTCTAAGCTTTGGTATGGTGTCTATCATTACCGCATCTTTGCCTAATTTACTATAATCCGGTAAAGCACCTGTAGCCCTACGTACAGTACGCAAAATATCGTCTTTCCAAACAGAGGCGACCGTCGGTTTTCTGTGTACATAAGAAAAATGCCATGTTATTGTGGCGGGGATACCAAAAACAGTATAATCTTTGCCTCTAAGAAAATCTATGGGAGCATTGGAATCAATGTCCGAACCGTCTATATTTTTTGCCAGAGACTTGGCAGGGGTGCTTCCTAACAATACGATTCTTTTAGGCTTGAGCTTTTTTATATCTCTGGTCAGGTTCTGCCGACATGCAGATATTTCTTCGTTTGTCGGTTTTCTGTCTCTGTGAATATCATTCTTTCTGGTTGCTCTACATCTTATAGTGTTTCCGATAGCATAGCCTATATTAGGAGCGTACTTTTTTATTAGTCTGCGCAAAATCATGCCGGTCATCCCTACACAAGGACGACCAGAAACATTTTCTTGCTGTCCTGGGCCTTCAGCAATAAACATTACATCTATTTTTCCGTCTTTATTGGGCTTGTATTCAGTAGAAACTTGCCGAAGGACGGCTTTGTGTTGATACAAAGGACAGTCGCAGTTTTTTGCCAGAGATGTTAGTTTTGCCATTATTTTTTACTAAGCTGTAAAGCTTGTCCTATTGATATACCCGTTTTTGTATATTTATTTAGTATACCTGGAGATATGTTTTCCAGAGATGATACATTTCTCGCCAAAAGGGACGTAACTGGACCGGTACAGCCAAATACAGATAAAAAAGAAGAGAGGGGCAAAAATCCTTGTGCATCTGTTTTTATAGCTAAAACAATTCCGGTGTTTGTCACCTTTGGCCAAAGAATATAGCTGGCACCAGCTCGCTCGATTTTTTCGCATTCAGCTGGTTGGCGAGGTAGTTTTAAACTTCTTCCTCTACAACAACCCATAACTTATGATACTACCAGATAATAATGAGATGTCAAGGAGTAATCAGATGGAAGGTATACGCTGCCACGGAAAAATGCAATAATAATTGTCAAACCTTCGTTCTTTTACCGGATTGTCGCGTGTGACAGTATATGACTTATAGTCACCTAAACCAAATCGAGCGATTACCATTTTTTCTGCTTTAGCAGTATCAAAAGGTTTGCATGAGAAAATATCCATCATTAACAGTTTACGCAACGGCCAACAGTGCGCTGATATATGACTTGTAGTTATTGGTGCTATTATACTTATACCACCCTCGTCATTGTATGTATCAATTTCGCTCTGATCATACGGTACAGTTTGTATGATAGGTTTACATAGATATTTCATACCTAAAGTAGTAACCAGATCGTCTATAATAGACAACAAACTCTCTTCTACAAACACTTGATCTGACTTTACATAACCATCAATCATTAAATGTGTTCCTAGAGTTTTCATTTTAATAATCCTCTATCGGCCACTCACTAGTGCCTCCATGTACTACTATGATCGCATTTAATGCGTACCTTCCTGACGTCTTATGTTTATTTATCAAATGCCTTTTTATCGGAGTTGGGCATACCCACGGATGCCCAGGTTTGTCTGGTAACATCATTAGTACATTATTTCTTCTCACAATAGTAAACGAACCTGGAAACAAAAACAATATTTCTTGTCTTCCATTTTTATATGGTAAAGGTTTTAACGGATTAAGTACAAATACACCACGTTCAGTTCCATGACCCACTTCCTTTAGAATATCACAATACCACCATTCATTGTGTTTTGGTTGTACTTCTATCCCTTTAGGAAGTACACCAAGTTTTCCCAGTGTTCTACTAATAAGTTTATTTGAACTTGTCTCTTTATAGTTACGAATGAATTTTACCAGAGTTATCATTTTTATCAAAATTATGGGTATGGCCAGAAGTTAGCTAACAATCTAGATAGTTTTATTTCTTGTCCTACATCTACACTAAATGTAAGCCTAAGCTCATACGGTTTTCCGCTATCAAATACTCCACTATTGCTATCAACGGTTATCTGAGCAGACGACCAACCACCAGTAGATGTTATGGGGCTACCACTAATGGTGGTAATATTTAAATCCGTGTCTCTAAGCTCGACTGACAAACTAGCACCAGATCCTACATCAACATAAAGATCATAAGACACAGGTCTTACGCCAGTGGAATAAAATTGAATATGCTGTACAAATGTTTCTGCTCCTACAGGTCCAGCAGCCTTTTTTACAGACTGATATACAACAAAATTTGTAGTATCAAATTGCACATCGCTTGCTGTAATACCTTTTACCGTGATATTCGCTCCCATAGACGCTGTATCCGAATATGTTCGTGTAAATGGCGCTACGATCTCTACCGGAAGGGTTGATGTAACTTCTGACACATACACTTGTGTCTGCATTTTGGGAGCATTTTGTATATGATCAGAACTAAGGGCAACACCTCCTCCTGGATGTCTGATCCATCCAAGAATGACACCATTAGATACATCTGTCAAGATGCCTGTGCTCACATGATACTCAACTGGAGCACCACCAAATATTTCTACATTATCGTGAGTAGCATAGACTGTATAATCAGTGGCTGTGCTAGGTGGAGTAAATGTACCACCAATTTCTCGCACATCTGTTTCGTACCATACTATACCATTATGCTGTACCCCGTAACCAGTAGACAGTTCTATATTTCCAGAAGCATTTACACCTAGATCAAAGCCACGATATACACCTTTTGATGCTATAGTGTATCTGGCTGCATTGTCTAACGTTGCTTCTACTACCGCTCCGTAGTTATATACACGTTGTTGTGCCATAATATCACCTTATCCATACAAAGCCATACCGTTGGCTCTTCCAGGATAAAAATATACACGTACTTTTTCAGGTACGTATGTTATAGACGTTTCAAATGTTCTATTTACCCCAGACACAGCAAACATGTCGTGAGCATTCCAAGATGAACCATCATACGCCAACAGTTTTGGTACATTCTTGTACCATGTATCTACAGTATCATTCTCCCCAAATAAACTTAATCGCCACACTTTTCCAGAACCAGAAAATACAGGGAATGTTATTGAACGATAGAAACCATGTACACCATGACGAAGTTTGGTCATACCTAAAGTAGAGAACTCTTTTGTATAGCTAACATATGTCTTTATATCGTTAGCTATTTCTTCATATGTTAACAAGCTATGGTACTTTGGAGCCCTAAAATCGTCTACAAATAATGTAGCATTGCCTCCAGCTGCCAGTTTAAACAAATACTTATAAGAATCTATTGTTAAATCAGAATTTATAAAATCTTTTATTGTTGTAGTTATGATCCTTTTATCGAATACTGTAGACATTCGCGTACCGTCCCAATCTACGGTAGCGATATGAGCCGCGTTTTTTAGTTTGCTGTATGGGTTATATGGCGTATTCGCCATCCATACCATAATAGCAGAATTGGGACCATCATCGGTACGCTGAAGAATAGATATATCTGTTAGAGTAGCAAATACCTTTGTGCCAAATCTAACAGAATCAGAAACAAGAGATGGTACCATGGGAACAGGAGAAGGATTAGTCCACTCAGATTGCTTAAAGTAAAATTCTTCTTCTATATTTGTACCACTAGTATCTGTTCCTCTTATCTTTATCTTTACTTCCATAGTGGAAGCAGAAGATGCTTCCACCAGACCGACTATTAACCTAGCCTCACCATAAGGAGTTATAGAAAATGAATCTGTGGTACCAATATCGTCCAATTTTTTTCTACAATAAACTACTTGTGGTGTTTTTAATATATTCCCATCACCATCTATTAGTATATCATAGCGCATCGGAAACATTCCAGCATCAGAAAATGTTTCCTCTGTTACATTTAATTGTGTGTGTCCTTGTCCGCCTGCAATAACCAGCTCACCTTCTCCAGGACCTTCAATAGTGAAATTTATATTTCCAGACAATGGCGGTTCTGCTGCTTGTGCTCTTGTATATTTAACAGTTATTGTATCTCCAACTGGTGGTGTTTCAGTAGGGAAGACTATCCTATTTGTTTCTGGTACATGTAACCCCGCTAACTCAACACCCGAATTTGTCCATACTCTTCCCACACGTACTGGAAAATAAGGTAATTCTATGTACGATGCGTTTGCATAACCTGTAAGAGTGCCTATAGCATCATCCGTAAATACATCCGTAACAGCAGAAGTACAAAGAAAACCAGGAACCCTGGCAACATTTTTATCTTTTGATATTATTATTCCATGATCTAAATACAGATCAAACATGGTCAGATCGCCAATAATCAAATCATCTGGACCTATACCATGCGGATTACTATCCGATACAGTACCGGTGCCTGTTTTATTTCTATGCTCTATATCAACAGAAGAGAACCACGGTCTATTAAAATCATAACTGTTTCTAGTGTGATCTATTGATAATTCCGTACTAGTAGTACCTGTACCACTATCAACAACAGTCTGAGACGTAACTATAGCCAAGGAACAGTATTCTTCTTTGGTAGAAGAAGACAGTGCGTTCCATGCGTCTACTGTCATGGAACCAACCAAAACAGTTTCAGAGGATACTGTACCTTCATTATTTGGATCACCAAATCTATAAGTATAAGGCACAGAAATAGTTTGTTTGTAGTAATTTGGTACAGGATCACCACTAGCCAACAAAAATCTGATATAAATAACGTTTGGAATACCTATAGACGGATCTGACAGTTCTATTCCTCTTACTGTATCGTGTAGTTCTAAATATGATCCTGATTGAAACACAACAATACCAGGATTGATATCAACTGTGGTGCTATCAACAAGATTAACTGACACAGCTAAAGGCGACGAACTTCCTGCAGAATGTCCAGATGGATCGTCTGATGACACTATACCATATGATGAGCTTGTTATATTGGGATGACCAAACAACAGCTTTCTAGTAGTAATTATTTCGTCTTCGATATAGTCCTGTTGCCGCATCAGCCTATCGGCAGAATGGGTTACTGTAAAACTTAATCCTGGTATCTTATTCATTTATCATAACCTCATATGACCTGTATTCATACCTATTCCTTTGTCTAAATAGGTTTTCAGGTCGTCCAATGACGGAAACAACGGCTTTAGTATTAAAGTGCTAGAAGCAAAGTTTCTCTCGCCAAATACCCTGGCAACATATGAATGCTGTATAGCAGACACTCTATCACCATTAATGGTCCAATCATACAGATACACTTTTGTATTAGGTGTACCATTTATCAAAATATCTATACGCTCTACATTACTGTCGGTTGGAGATAAAATCACTGGTATTGATACAGTAGAACCGCCGGATACAGTATAATCGCTGAAATCATTTGGAAACAGTCTAACTCTTATGGTTATATCTTGATCTGGAGAAACACGGAAATTCCACTGAGCGCCACCAGAACCGCCTGACATACCACTAACAACAAAGCCAGAATTCGCTACCGACTCTACTATTGGAATGTTTCCAAGTGTTCCTTTATCGCCGCTCACCAGATTTACAGACGGTGCTATTCCAGGCCATTCAGCAGATATATTCAATTTACTGCTATTTATAGCAGCAGCCGTGAATTTCGCTACGTCCAAGTCAGAAGAAGAAGTACTTATATCAACAGTAATTACAGCTTCTGTTCCACCAATAAATTGTTGTGTTATTGATAAAGCGGAACTGGATACTATAATGGTTGTATTGCCTCTTTGACTTATATTGTCGTTAGTTAAACCTAGAACTGGCCCTACGTTATTTGCTGTTATCTGTAACGTAGATACAGCATTGATAGCTTGTTCCATTGCTATAGCCACATCTGTAGTCAATACTGATGTGGTTATATCTACCGTTTTATATGACACATCTGAAGGAGAGAAACTGCCAGTACGTTTAAACTCAAAAGTAACTACAGAACCAAAACCATCATCCAACGTAAATGTATCATTGTCTGATGGTATTCCTGTAACAGTTATTTCTCCGGTTGCTGCTGCAGAAGCTATAGGAGTATAACTAGCATCTACTTTGTAGTCAAAAATGATACTATCGTAAGCGTCTGACAACTTAAAATAATCGTTATTTACCATCAATGATGGGTCTATACATATTATATAGCCTTTAGCATATGTATAAGGAACTTCTACTTTTGGAATACATGTATATTTAAACCACCAATTTCCATCATCATCTAATTCAGCCACGGCTGCTTTTTTAGAATTGTCGTAATTTATAGTACCAGAAACTTTGTCCCAAAAAAGCAGCTGATCCGCTCTTATGGGTACATGCAAAACTTGATGGTTTTTATTTACTGTTATAGGAGTATTTACAGGCAACAATGCACTATTATACTCCTGAATTGTCTGCACTTCTGTTATATCCAACCCAGCCAATAAATTTCCGGAGATCCAATCTACTAAAAACGGACCAACTAGAGGAAAGTCTGAACCGACTGTAGGTATATGTAGTATATTTGAAAAATATGCTGGATACGCTATTAGTTGTATTTCTTCTTCGTCTTCCAAATCTCTGTGGATTGGATTATTAAGAGTGATCTGATACTGTATGGTGTTGCCAGAGGAACCTGTTTGTGTTATTTCTTCTACTATATATTCTACAAAAAACGTATCTAAATCTTCTGATGAGGATATACCTATTACATCACCCACTGTCATTTTATATGGTGTATCTACATTTATAATGGTTTTACCTGAAACATAATTCCCTTCTACTATTATAGAACTGCTATAATGATATACTAATTGTCCTTGTGGATGATCTGCCAACAATACATCACTAATTATGATTGTAGAATCGACTACATCTGTTACTTTATGCAGTTCTGTGTTTCCGACTTTTATGTAACCACCACTAGAAATCCATTGTGAATATCTATCCACTTCTATCTGATTGGTACCATACACCGCATCAGAAGCAAGCGTATACATATTATCTGGAGCTATTAATGGCATTATATAGCCGACTTTTTTGGCAAATCTAACAGTACCAGTAGCAAACTGATCGATGGGATGTATTGTCCCCCTTGGCATTATACGTACAGACGTACCAAGTGTTAATGTTTTGTTTACGATACGCTCTATACGAGTGAGTATATTATCTTTCATTATTTTCTAGCTTTATTAAAAGTAGATTAAATACATACACACAAGTTGCTACAAATAAATCTACTACTAACACAAAAAGTGTTATCTCCCACCAAGCACGAAATATTATATTTCTAAGTACACCATTACCAGTAACGTCAAAAGCTATGTCTACTATTAATATAGATATTACGCCTAACCATACAGATAAGCAAAAATAACACCCAAATAGCATACGTATATATTCATTTTGCAGCAGCTTCTGTCTGATTTTAAATATTCCTGTTCTATCTCTTTTTAGGAATTCGTTCAAGGCTTTGTCATTTTCTCCAAAATATTTGGTAGTTAATGTATCAATACCAAATATGTGGGCGTCAGATACTAAAAAGCATAGAGCCCAACAAACTCCTATAGTTACCCCAACAAATAACACTAATGTTGTTAATGGCATATCTGACACTAATGAACAAAACCGGTATTGTTGTCGCTATTAGATGTTATTATATCATTTACTGTGTCAACCACAGCTGTAAATTGTTCTAATGACATTCGTACTATTACGCCATAATCGTCTTTTATTTCTATAGTGTTGTCGTTTATCCTAACTTCAGGACAAGCAGACGCCCTGCCTCTACAACAAGAAGTCCACATCATATTACCTCGTTGTGGTGGAAGTATTTAACGATTTCCCACCTGTAAGAATATACATTACACCAGTCACTATACCCATACCAACAACAGCTCCAATCGAAAAGAACAAAGCGGGCCCATGTTTATCCATCCAACTACGTTTAGCCTTCTCTGCTAAATTTCTATAAGTAGCTTCTCTTATTATTCTATTAGTTTTGTTTCTTAATATCTCCGCATCTAACTCATTTCTAAGTCTATCTCTTTCAGCTTCTATCGCCTTCAAACATGTGGCTCTGTCTGTAGTAAACAATAAACCAGTATATGGTACATTTGTACCCTTTTTCAAAACAATCGGCTTATCATCACATTTTAACCCAAGACGAACCTCTGCTTTAGGTTGAATAAATGGGGCCTCTTTAATAGCCTGTTTACGTGCTTCTTCGTAGGTAGGAATTTTATTTGTTTTTATGCCACCAGCACAACCAGCGCTAAAACATATCAGCAAGACGCTTAGCTCTCTCTTCTTCATCATCAATCTCCTTTATTTCTTTCAATTTATCCAATACTTCTTTCTCTGCTATCAATGCTTCAGCTTTACGTATCTTTGCTTCTATGTCAGCTTTTGCAGATGCGTCTTTGGCCAGCCTCAACGTGGATGCTACTGCCTCAGATGGACCAGTCTTGCGTACTGCCATAATAATAGCAATACCCAATAATGTAATTATACCTAATATCGCTCCGCTCCATATAAGGATCTTTTTCCATACAGGAGCTTTAGCTTTTTCGATACGTTGTTTAGTTTCTTTATCCATAACAATAAAAAGCCGGGTGTGATAAAAACTACCACACCCGGCTATTCGTTTATTGGTCTTCCTCAGTGGTATCTGCTACCTTATCAGCAGAAGCATCTTCTGCTGGTTCATCCTTTTCCTCTTCATCCTCAGAAACATCGTCTCCCAACAAGTCACGCTTGCGTACTTCCACAATCTTCTTCACCGTAGCCACTTCCTCATCACTCAAATCACCCAAACGAGCAGCAACTGCTTCCAAGATAGCGGCAACAATGTCGTCCCATTTAGCATCACTCTTCTGAGCATAATCCTTAAACCAGCTGATAGCATTGTCTGCTACCTTTAGCACCATCTTGAAGCGTTCGTTCTTGGCCCACTTGGTATAACCAAAAGCACCGAGGATTGTAAACACTAATCCCAGCACACCTGATCCTACCATGATCCAAAACGATGGATCTTTATAAGTCGGTGTACCTGCTCCACCTACTGGAGTTGCATCGCTAGTAGAAGCCAACGCTAAGCCAGACGCTACAAGCAAAAAACACACGAAGGAAACCATTGTTGCTACAACCTTTCTCATTTTTACTTCTCCTTGTTTGGTTATACGTGGTTATATGTACAAATCCACGTATCTGTTCCATTTATTGTTATTTTTACCATCCGATGCAACGTCCATGAAGCATCAGTTGGGCCTATAACAGACCCAGCACCAAAGTCAACACTTTCTGTTGAGTTACTCAAAGACAAACTAGAAAACGTTCCCTTTCCTCCTGCTTCTATATTACGTCCTATGTAAACATCTCTAGGACGCATTTTAGTAGAACCACCATCACTGCTACCTATATCATATTCAGAATCTTTTTCATATTTAATGTGCGTCCCAAGAGATAATATACTTCCTTTTTCCAGAGAAAACAATACTCTTTCTGTAGTATCGGTATCTGTTGTGATTTTAAAATAGTCTATAGTCGTGTCGTCTAAGTAACTTATCTTTATCGGTCCAGATGAATGAGATAATGCTATCGAACTACCATCATTATATGCTGCCTGTAGAGGAAATACAAGACTTCCACTCGTATGAGTATGACCAACACCCCCATTCACCCCATCTTCGGTACTAAACTGAACATTTAAATAGTAAGTACGTAACATACCCACCATTCCAGTAGAAGTAAGCTCAGCACCAATATAATACATATTTTCGTCTAGGCCAGCTTTTGCTAAAATGTCCTTATAAACAACGGACGATCCTACGTATGCTACAGGATCAGAAATTGTATCGTAAGATGATAAACTTACCTTTACTTCATATGTAGACGTACCGGCAGAAGATATTGTAGATATGTTAATAGACATAATTAACTCACTGCTGCCTCTAAAACATATACATAATGATCTGTATATGTTTTTGTTTCAAGTAAGCCATACGATGATAAACTTACTTCTTCGTCCAGACCGGCTATACTAATCACTTCGTGCTCTAAGCCATTATCTGTTATAAATGTTGTAGGACTAGAAAGCGAAGTTTTTGTTTTGATAAATATTTTCAGCTTTATTACCTCACCCTCATCTAAAGATGAGGCTATCGCCATATCAATGGTACCACTAGCAACTGGGACGTAATCTATATATTCCATGATTCTGCCTATGCCATTTTACCAAAAACAAGTAATTTATCGATAGACCAAGACTGATCTATCATTTTTACATCGCTTAATTTGCCTTGCAATCTAAACTGAAATGTCTTTGATTCTTCAGTCATACCTTCTTGTGGTAGGTTTTGAAATTGGTCTGTTTGAGAGGTACGGTATTGTACTGAAATTATATCAAGTGGTACGTTTCCATTAATTCCCCACCCCGTTATAACTATTGGCACATCATAGCTAATCCAGTCAAAATTGACAAAATTGTTGTCTGTATATACATCTAGATTAAATCTATGTATCCTACCATTTTGATAATCTGTTACAACTAATACATTGGTATCTTGTTCATCAATAGTAACAGTATCTACTAACACACCATACGGTGAAGCAAGAGCCCCAAAAACGTATTGTGATGGTCTCGTGTACGAACCTATATTATCTTCAAGAGCACGGATACCGTATGTCTTTAAATGTTTAAATGTAACTCCATCAAACTCTTCTACTGTACCATTTACCATATTAGCTATATATAAACGTTTGAACCCGCCCACAAGATCACGTATGTATATCTGCTGTGGTGTACGCAGAGTATAGTTTACACCACTTGGTTCTATATAACGCACGCACAAAGGCGAAGAGCCTGACATATCAAAAGCACCAACTTCGCTGCGTACAGAATTTACCACCCATAAATTATCACCATCATGAAATACATCTACAGGAGTATTTACCTGATTATCTAGAACGGCTCCTGTTCCGCTGTAATATAATGGAATACTAGTAAATACGGGCGAATTAACTGTAGATACATCCCAAACAGCCACGAAACCATTTGAAGCTGTGGCTCCAGCAGGTTGACCATCCTCACAGGAAATATATAAAGTATTATTGTTAAATGCCAATCCATTTGGTTTGGACAAATGTGTTGCGTCAGCTCCAGCATTTCCTACTGTACCTATGGTAGCCTGATGTGTTCCATCATAGGTATATAATAATACAACATGATTGGTGTAATCTGCTATAGCTATATAATCAGAACCACCCACACTGAATAATATAGCAGCAGAGGGATCTGCATATTCCCCTCCGGCTACATTTGTACCAAAATTTGGAAACCTTCTCAAAATCTCCATGTCTTGGTTCAAAACCAAGACACCATTAGCTGTACCACCCAAACCTCCATCAGCTAAAAGGTACTTGGCGCCGTCACTTTTGGCCGAGGACATATTAAACAGTCTACGCGGAGAATTTATGCTACCTTCTCTGTACTCTGATATAGGTATATCAAAACCTTTTGGCGCAAAAGAAATGGTACGTTCTTGAATGTTTTGTGTAAGAAGACCTAAACTGCTTATGATGTCAGAATAGTCGTTGTAGATAATTATATCGCCAGTAAGCGCTTCCACTCTAGAAGTAACCAAAGACAAGTATGAACTATCTTGTAACAATGAATTTTTACGTATAAAATCTGTATCCTGAACTGCCTGAGACAGCAACAATTTAAAATGGTCAAACTGTGTTGTACTCATATTTTCACTCGCTATTTCTGTTAAACTGTATTGTTTACAGTACCTTATTGTATATACGTTCTAACGCTTACAGGTACTGTGCTACCATTAAACATTAAGGTTTAGTAGGGACCATCAAGGTTAAGAGGTATAGCTATGCCAAGTTACACAATATTGTTGGACAACAAAGAAATAGAAGTTGGAGATATTTTTGATACTTTAGACGAAGCTATGATGCTAGCAGAAGAAACACAGAAAGAGATTACCATTCTTAAAAACGGAAAACCGTATTCTAAAGTATCGCCACCTCAATACGAAGAATGCGATGACGGTACAATGTATTCTGTACACGATGTTGATAGTATAAATATGGAGCTTTAAAATGAATTTTATCGATGAAGTAAGAGATAGACTATTGTTACGTTTTCCTCGTACAGCTATAAAAGAAAGAATAAAAGGAACTGACACAATAATAGAATACATCGTGAAGATTCCTAAGAATGACGAGTCCGTCATTACGGATGTTATACACGAGGTTGAACCTATATTTCCCTGGTTGAATATAAAAACTAAAAGAACTAAAAAGGGTGCAGTAAAAATAACTGCTGAGCCAAAAACCGACGACATACCAAGAAGTACAGATCAGGTGAGACCCATCCCAATTACTTTTTACGTTGGAGATGATGTAATAAGTCTTGCAATGGATGGCGATACATTTGCAATTCTCAAAAACGGAGATATTCTGGAAACCGATTTTCCCAGTCCGGGTTTTGCTTTAGGCGCAATGGTAAAATATGTAGCCGAAAGCATGATATCTCTGGAAAATGATGGATCTATACCTAGCAGCCCAAACAGTGATCTTGTTGCCGGTATGGCAGAACTGCTGGTAGATCTTCCTGACGTAAGCAAAGAAGCGAAAAACCATTTCATAAAATTCTACGAAATGGTAACATTAAAAGATTTCGCATCTACCGTGAAAAATGAAGATTAGTGCTGAGATAATAGTTGCAGCAGTCAGTGCAATTACTGCATTGGTTAGCCTTTTCTTCTCTTTACGAAAAGAGTCCAGACAGGAGGCAAAAGAGAGAAAGGATAAAGAAGATAAAGTACGCAACAAAGTACTAGATATACAAAATAAATTAAATAGAATGCGCGAGGATGTGGACAAGATAACATCTAAAACTAACACAATAAAAGCAAATTGTAAAGCACATGAAGCACTATCAAATACGGCTGACATAGAAGAATTAAAAACTGAATTGAGGGAAGAGATAAGTAAAATAAATGCTACTATATCTCGCGTAGGAGATAACGCCCAAAATACGCGAGAAAAACTTATGGAACGTTATGTTACTAGAGAAGTACATGACAAAGACATGGATAATATAAAAGAATATATTAATGCAATGGCCGAGCAGTGGAAATTGGCCGACAAGTTGGCCGAAGCGCTAAAGAGGCGCAACGGTGATTAGATGGAGACCATGATGACAGTAACAAAACCTAGTAATGACTATGTAGATTATTCTACAGGCGGGCGCACCATTACAGACGTGATAGACATTTACGAAGCAGAGGGGGATAATGTCAGAGCGTCATTGTATAAGGTTATGCGCCAAACACTTAAAGACATGCGAAAGACAATTAAAACGCTTCAAGAATTAGTAGAAGACATGTAGTCTGCCCAGTACATACCACAAACCTGGCAGAGGAAAATATGGATAACGAAGAACTTGACCTTATCGCATTGGTCAACAAAGCTATTGATGCAGATTTAGACAGTTCAGTTTTCACTGAAAAAGAGTTCGATACGGCTCCAAATTCTATAGCATGGTGTCTTGAAAGAAAATACCTCAATGCTTCTGCGACTCCATGGCCCAGACAAATAGAAGTAATAGCAAGATTCTTTGAAGATGTGTGTTATTTTTGTAGTGATGTAGAATACGTACATAATGTAAAAGTAGATGACTCAGTAGACGAGTGCTTAGACCGCTTTGTGTTATTACAGCACGGAATCTGTCCAAAATGCAAACGAAATAGATTAGAAATGTTGGAAGAATGGATCAAAGATCCAAGATATGCGAAATACCACAATTGGGACAACGATATAGTTGTCCGACCAGTACCTCCGAACGAGTTTACTGGTATATGGGGACAACGCTCAGGGAAATCCTTTACCACAGCCTCTTTCATTTGGACGTATGTACTACACCGATATTTGGCTTTGCCAAGCTTGCCTCGTTATTTCAGGATGCCGATGAACACGGTACTTGAGGCAGCTTTTGTTGCTCCTACTAAAGAGCAGGTTAATACATATATGTGGCAGCCTTTTTTCAACGCATATGATTCATCTCCATGGTTCAAGGAGATGGTCAGCTATTTGCAAGACGAAGGAAAACGATTAGGCATACCCACATATCACAGACAGACCACGTTTGTCGCTTTTCCGTACAAACGATTAGTTGTATATATGAAAGCAGCCAGTTCTACCAATCTACGAGGCGGGACACGTATATGGGCCTCTTTAGACGAATTAGGCTGGTTCAACGTATCTGACAAAGGTTCTAGAAAATCTTATGTAAAAGATGGAACGGAAGTATTTACAGCATTAAATAGATCACTGAGAACTGTAAGAAGCAAAGCCAATAGACGTAGAAAACAGCTTGGTGATTTCAATGCTTTAGACGGTTACATGTGTTGCATTTCTTCGCCTTCTTCGATGACTGATCCCATAGAGCAGAGAGCGGCGATAGCTTCCAGGTCTCCGAGGATGTTTTTCACTAGGTACGCCACTTGGGAGGTAAACCCAGACGAAGACGAAGACACAATAGTAGAAGAGGAAGGAGCCGATCCTATTAAACTGAAAAGGGATTACTATGCACAACCTCCAAGGGCGTCTGCTCCTTTTATCGAACCGTCTGAAAACATCAAAGAATTGATTTTAAAACAAGATAGACCATTATTTTCTTATAGTATCAAGACAGCGGAAGATTCTGATACCGGAATACAACTATTACGTCCTGTATTAAACACTATTACGGCAGATAAAGTCACCCCAAGAGTACTTACTGTAGACAACGGAGAAAAGAACAATAGCTTTTCTGTCTGTTTGGCACGGTTTTTCCCAGAACAATCTGGTGTGGTTTTAGAAGAATTCATCGAAGTATCACCTTACCATGGTCATCATGTAGACATACAATGGGTATATGATGAAGTAATAGTAAGGCTAGTAACAGCATACAATATAATACATGTAGTGTATGATAGATGGGAGTCTGCATATGCTATCAGAGACCTTCGTACAAACCATAATGTCAATGCCTTAAGATACACTTTAAAATGGAAAGAGTTTACTGATTTCAGGAATGCTATAAAAGACAGCAGAATTTATTTCCCACAACCAGAAGTGGATCCTGAAGATCTGTTAAAGATAAATCCACACGAACGAGCGAAGTATCCAAAAGCGAACTTTCAGGTGCAAATGACTACAGTAAACGAATTTCACAAAAAAGTGACTAAACCTGATAACGGAGAGGATGACCTATTTCGTTGTGGTGTTTTAGCTTACTGGGCTATAACTAAACACTCAAAAGAATATCAATTCACCAAAGCAAAGAAGAGGCGTCGAAGAGCAGGAGGTTTTTACGGCTCACGACGCTTTTCTTATTCCAGGAGACGGTAATGAATATAACAAAAACAGTAAGACAGGCAGCTATTAAAAGCGGAAAAGATATACCTGAGACAGTTATACGCAAGATAGTATCTACTATTCGCACGGCTGGAGATCTACCTATCGACTTAATGCTGGATCTTATCAACGAAGAGATCAGCAAATATGGAAAACAGCAACAGAGAACGAATGAAGGAACACAAGAGCACAACGAAGAGACCTTCACCAAGGTGGATGCTGCTCTAGAGAATGGTACATGTCCAATTTGCGGACAAAAAATGTCAGACGTAAAACTAGCTGACTATACTCCTGCCAAGTACTGCACTGGAGAGTGTAGGGTCACTCTATGGAGTAAAGATTAATAATGTTTTACCCAAAATACCGTTTCGGAAATTATAGTATGATCAGTCAAGGTAGAAGGCGCACGTCTATGTTGCATAAAAGAGACAACAAAAAACGTGTGGCTTTTAACGCAGGTACAGGAGGGTTTTTAGGTGCTGGTGGAGGTCATTTTATACCATACACTCCTGTATATGAAAGAGCCGAAGCACCGACATTAATAGAAGATTTTCTTCCTACAGACAGGCAGACTCAAAACAAAATATTCCGTAATATTATGCTTTTCGATCCGATTGCAGGTCCTGCAGTAGATTACTATTGCGACATGACTTTCGGAAAATACGTCCATCTTTCTGGTTTGGAAGACTCTTCTATAATAAAGTTTTACAATGATGCTATAAAAGCTTCTGGCATCGAGTCTCTTTTTCCCCTTCTACTTAAATCATTTTTGGTATTTGGTAATTATACACTACATCAAAATTGGAATAGAAAATACGGCTATTGGGATGGTACTGTTATACATGATCCAGATTATGTAGAGGTAAAGGTAGCGCCTTTTCCTGGAGAAGCACCTATTATAAATCTGCAGCCGAATAACGAATGGAAGGAGTGGGCCTCTTCTCAAGATCCCAGGATAATGGAACAGCGCAAAAAATACGATCCTACTATGATTCAGCTTATGCAATCGGGATCGCCTTTTCCTTTACCCTCTGAGCATACGCTATTTGTACCTCGTATGGCTTTTCCCACAGACTATTACGGCACGTCTTTTCTCACCAGAATACTACCGATAAAGATATACGAAAAAGCCATCATGGATGCGTCTATTTCAGCTTCAAGAAGATTTGCCGGTCCTACCTGGATAGTTCAGGTACCTGAAGACTACGAAGCAGAAGAAATACAGGAAATAATAGACAATTTGTTTGCGGCAGAAGAAGACCCAATAGGCAGCAAGGTAGCAGTAAGAGAGGGGGTAACTATTAATCAATTGGGTGCAGGCGGCTCAAACAATTTTTGGAACATATCTTCTGAGTGGGAATTTATAAAGTCGGTAAAGCTAGCAGCTTTGGGAATTACAGAAGATTTTGTATCTGGCGGTGCTTCTTATAATTCAATGGACAAGAGTCTACAGATTTTCCTGGAACGTCTCCGGGCAATTAGGTATAAGTTTACGTATGACGTGATTATAAATCATATGATAAAACAGCTTGCTAAACAGCACAAGTTCTTTAAGAAGCCAAAGACAGAGGTTACTCATGGTTATAGAATAGCACGAAAGAACGTGCCAGATTCCGAATTGCTTATACCGAAGGTAGAGTGGGACAGACCTTTGGAGCCCACAGCCGACGTAGAGTATTTAGAATTGCTAGAACGACTGGAAGAAAAGGGTATACCCATTCCAAAGAGGAAGTACGCTCAGGTTGCAGGTTACGACATAAATGAAACCTTTGACACAGCGGAAGCGGAGATATTAGACAGAGAGCGTTTGTATTCTATCAAGAGGGCTTTGATAGAGCAAGCAGAGCAACTTGGTTTTGATCCTAGCGGCAATTATGTAGGTGAAGATATCATGGCTTCTTCTTTAGGGGGAGGATTAGAAACAACTTCACCGACCATGAATTTTTTAGAGGAGGAGCCAGGTTTTGGCAATGGACCGTCTTTGGAGGGTATAGAAAGACCGGAGATACCAGAGCTGCCAGAGTTACCGGAAGGAATGGGAGCAGCTTTAGAGCGTTCTCGTTTTCCGGCTCCCAAGCAACCTGCTATTTTACGCACAGCTAATTTGGACAATGTAGCTATTTTTGACGAGGATGGAAAAGCCTATGGGTTACATCGCAAGATGGTAGAGAGGCTAGTGGACATGATAGCCAACGCCAAATCTCTGCACAAGATCAACGATATTCTTGTAGAGAACGGGCTTACGCGCACGCAAGCAGAGATAGTACAGTACTGCGCTGCAAGGTTAGGCAAGATCAAAAAGCCGGTCATTTCGTCCAATACTATTAAGTATATAGAGAAAGATTTACTAGCCAAGGCCGAGCGAAACGGACTACACAAAGATATTTTGACAGAGATGGAGGCTTTGGCCAATATAGACAGGACAAGAGACGCTAGGACGGTACCGGTTAAGGTACTTACAAAAGATGCCAGGATAGACGATACTCAGGTATTATCTGGCGTTCTTTAGGAGCTATTACAGGACAGAAGACAGTCTTTGGTAGGTCGAGAGGAAGATATGTTCTGCCCATTTAGGGTTATGGCAGCTAATAATTACAATATCTTCATCGGTCATATCATTCAGGTTAGGCAAGTCATAGGCCCAACTATGGGTTTGCATCAGGCTGATAGCTTCTATACGCAGGACCATATCATCGGCTAATACTATTTTCTTCGCGTCCGCATCGGACAATTTCTCCAACCCAAAGAATTCCAGCATACTTTCCCATATTTCTTTTTCTAGCTTTTTTATCTCTGGAAACATGGCTTTTACTGGTCTAGGCAAGTCACTAATGTAGGCTTCTGTCGCGTCGTGTAAGAGACCATAGTACGCCAAACGTTTGCCCCACAGGTGTTCACACACAGCACTTACGTTTACCGAGTGCTCGGCCACGCTGTAAAATCTTTGGGTGTGTCCGTTGAAACGACAAATTTGGCTAAGAGAATGGGCTATGTCATTTAGTCTATAAACTGGATCGCTGAAGTCATACCATCCACTATATACGGCAATATCAGTCATTGTCTTCCAAGCTCCTTAGTACAAGACGATAGGTTCTGTCTTCTATTACTGTGTCTACGTGTTCGTCGTCTACGTTTTCTCTAGACCATTCCAAGTCTCTCCCGGTGGCTTTCCACCCGTTTTCTGTTTCCTGAATTTGTATTCGTGTGCTTAGCCACACCTTTCCGCGTTTTACTTTTACTATTCCTTTCATTTTTCAATCTCCTTCTAAAATTACAACGAAGCGGATTAATTTTTAGTAGAAAGGGGAAAATTTCATGTGTTATGTTATTCCAGTTTCTGTTTTGTGTATAGAAGATAATTCTGGCGTAGCAGAAGTCATCAAGCAGCTACTTATCTATTCTAAAGCCAGACTAAAGTACCGCAATGTACCAACACTAAAGATAGCTCTTCGGGAACTAAAGAAGCACAAGTTTGACATAATTTTGTTAGATCTGAAGCTACCTGATTCTGTTGGTACAGACACGTATCGTGCAATAGCAGAGGCAACGGATTTGCCGGTAATAGTTATTACCGGAACAGCGTCAGAAGAAGAAAGACAAAAAATTTTAGAAATGGGGGCAAAGGATTGTATTCGTAAGGATGAAATTACTTCTGACAATTTATGGCGAGCCATTCGATACGTATTGATAGAAAAACTCCATGAGGAAGAGATAGCTAATGTAATGAAGGAAATAAAAGAGATAAAGGAACACGTACGTCTGGCCTTTGCCAAGATCCATGCAGTGACAGATCGGTTAGACAACATCATGCTACCTTTTTCTTCCAACGATGACGCCACGCAGAAATAGGTATGGGCGGTCCTCTAGACGGGCGGGAGCGCATTCTGTAGTCTAAAAAGGACTGTGGCGGCTCTGTTTCTTCCAAGTGTCGGTATCTGGTTAAAGGTCGGTCGTACAGACTGATACCTTGTCCACTTCTAGCATATTTTTGGATACTCTTCCATATTACCGGAAAATAGCGGCTACCATCATAGCCAAATAGGTCACACAACCCAACGCTTAGTATTTTTCGCAAAGGTTCGGCCAATGGAGTACGGATGAACCACGTTTTAGCCACTCTTCTAGCGCTGGCATAGTCGTAAGCTGGCTCCATTCCTTCTATTTTTGACAGTTTTTTATAGTAGTAGAAAGCCTTTTTGTACCTTGCATTGCTACGGAGCTTGTCTTCTCTGAAAGCTACGTGAAAGACCATGTAAAACGGGCTTTTGGCTGCGGTATTATTTATTATTTTCTTTAAGTCTGAGAAACGGACGCTTCTTGTTTGACCTAAGATAGCTTTCAGTCGTTTGTGTCGGCATACTACTTCAATTCGGCATACCATGTCTTCTGGGTTCATAAGGTCTGGGTCTACATAGTATTCTCTTCTCTTTTTAAGTGTTTCTTCTTGCTTGTCGTAGATACGTACTGGGCCTTTACCCTTCAGTTTGCCATATCTCTTCCAGTTTCTATGTCTGGTACCGGTATGAGTTCTTACAAAATGACGGTTAACTAGGGGAAGAAGGTCCGGACGGTTCTCTGGAGTAAGAAAATCAACAAAGAAATCACATCTTACCATTATTAGTAGGTCCAAAGAAGGACACTTCACTACTCGGTTAATGGCCGCTAACAGTTCTTCCTGTGTTACATAACGTTCTGTTAATTTTCTTATTCTTATGTAGGCTCTGTCTAGAACACGGGAGTAGTATAATGTTAATGGTGCAAAGTCTTTGTCATACGTGTTCCATACACCCTTGTACATACCTTTCGGGTATATGTTATATACACGGAATATGTCTACTTCCGGATGTAACTTCGTCTTCCGTACAACGTATCCCCCTTTTCTGTAAGAATTACGGTAAAGCATAGACTTATGGCGTAAAGGAAACCGGTTAAGGTTTACCTCAAAAAGTATGTCGTCTATGCCGGATAAGACTGGTTTCATCACTAAAATACTAAGCCCGTAGAAGGTACTGATGTAGAGTATACCGGGAGAGAAGGAGGATGTCACTAAAAAACTATTCTAATAACTCTTACGCTTAATCTTAGTGCATAATTATGTTTATTATTGATTCCATTAACTTAGTTAATTAAGTCACGGATACACTGAAGTAGGTAGTACGGCTAAATAACGGTGATTTAATAACTACGGATATACAGAAATACAAATGGAATACGTAGAAGGAAGTACGGAAGTAGGGAGTACTAGGAGTATGGAGTGAGGGAGTACTGGGAAAGGAAGTACGGAAGTAGGGAGTACAGGGAAGAGAGTTAGAAGGGTCCATGTTTCCGTAATTACACGGAAAGTTGTAAGGAAGTACGTAGGGAAGGTGACGGAGGGGGGAGGAGGGAAGCCCAGCCTTAATTTTTAGAGAGGTGACTAGATGTCTAAACCAGAGAAAGAGCTTGAGCGTTTGTTGCGTGTTGTACTTCCTGGGACTGAATTTGAGCATCGTGTTTTTGCGGTGGGTGGATATGTTCGTGATGAGTTACTGGGCGAAGAGGCTCATGATTTAGATGTAGTGGTGGAGATGCAATACGGTGCTCAACGGTTTGGTGAATTTCTTGTAGACTTTTTTGGTGACGAAATTGTATTGGGGCCGATACCCCTTAGTTTACGGTATCCGGTATGGCGTGTCAAGTTTGCCGATGACGTATTAGTCGGTAATAATGTATATGGCACTAAGGGGGCTTATTTAGACATGGCGGACACTCAATCTGTAGTAGACGGTACATACTCTTTATTCGGTCCGCTGAGCGATGATTTTCGCAGGCGTGATTTTACCGTAAATATGGTATTTAAGGATCTCACCGATGGTACATTGGTCGATCCTTCTGGTTTGGGTTTGGCTGATATAGAGCGAGGTATACTACGCACATTACCAAGCTACAATGAGCATGAAGACCTTGTTGCGAACCCAAAGAAGATTCTCAGGGCTATACGTTTTGCACTTAAGTATGATTGGGGACTAGAGCCGTCTTTAGTGGAGACGATTAAACAGTCCGAGGACGTCATAAGTAGCATTGATGCTAAAGCGATCCGTAGAGAGCTACGAAAAATAAGGGACGATGGCAATTTGACTAAAGCCGTCGGTATGTTTAAGGAGCTTGGTTTATGGGACGCTATACTAAAGACGTTAAGTGCAAGCGAGCACTAAAGCGGACGTTTCTCTTTAGTGGCACCAGACTAAAGGGACAACAGGCACTAAAGCGGACGTTTCTCTTTAGTGGCACCAGACTAAAGGGACAACAGGCACTAAAGCGGACGTTTCTCTTTAGTGGCTTCTTGTTGTCTTTAGTGGTCTCGTGTCCACCTAAGCGTTATCCGATATACTTCCTTAATGTCACTTCGTATAAGGTGTATACAGATCGTGTGACTAAAGACGGAATACGGTTTAGGGTACCATACAACGTAGATGCCGATAAGTTTGCTGTTGCTGTAGATCAAAAAGTACGGGAGCTGGAAACATGTTTGGGAAAAAAGATTCGTAGGGATTGGTTTGCGGTATTTGTTCCAGATGATTGGTATGTGTCTAAGTGCAGTGGTGAGCAGTTGGTTCCTAGCAAAGCAGACCCTAAATTATGCAGAACGAAGGGATTGGTGCTGCCTCCGGAGTGTGAGTGGGTAATATATCCCAACGATAAGTGTCCTTGTGTGTGTAATTTTCGTGCGGTTACTCAGGACAATTATTATATAGTAACAGCGCCCAATCTAAAATTGTTTAAGAATGAGTTAGCTAGCATAGTATTGAATAACAGAAACTTGTGGGTGACAGAGTGGGCGAAGTGTTTATAAACGAGGCGAGCGATGTTGGGATCACATGTACTGGTAGATATGTATGGAATATCTAATCATGATATGATTGATGACAACACCAAATTATTTTCTCTTTTTAAAGAAGCAATAGATATAAGCGGAGCGACTTACGTGTCTCATAAATTTTCTCCGCAAGGTGTCAGCGGAGCTATAATTATATCAGAGTCACATTTGACTTGGCATACTTGGCCAGAGCTAAATTTCCTTAGTTTCGATTATTTTATGTGTGGCGATCATGTTCGGATCGATATAGCAGTGGATCATATTACCGAAAAATTATGTCCTGAGAAGATAGATAAAAATATATATGTTAGGGGAGCATATTTTCCGTCTGCTGCTATTAGCGGATAATTGGAGGTGCAGATGGACCATACACATAGAGTAGTTGCTATAAATAAGCTACGCGAGCTATTAGACAGTCTTGCGTCTGAAGCAGCTGCTCAATCTAGAGAAATACATACACTTAAAGAAAAAATTACTGTTCTTACGAAGGATTTGGAAGAAAATTGGAAAGAGATACAGAAGATACGTAAACAGTTGGTGACAGAGATGGATACATTTTTGACTCCTGTTCCTTTGCCTAAAGAGGAGATACCAAATGCGGGAAATTATAAAGTATAGGGGACACACGTATATAGCAGCCGAAGAGAGTGTTGTGGAAACAAAGGAGGACGTTTTTGAACGTTTGGAAAAATCTCCGAGTATAGACTGGGAAGATAAATATCTACACCCTATACTTGTTGTTTTGCGCGAAATGTTTGATGTAGAACAGGAACAAATTTCTATCGATAATTACCGGAAAATAAGTCCATTCGGAGATGATAGATTTGGTTTTGCTATAGTGGGGACTGTAATATTCAAAGATTTTCTTCCAGAAGATTATGGTAATCCTCCGTATATGTTTTTTGCACAGATTTCGCCTGATGGTGAACTTATGCTTCCGATAGAAGTAGAAGGGAATTAATTGTCTAATTTAACCGAATCAAATAGGAATTTGTTATTATCAGAATTGCGTAGACTTAATTTACGCATGACTGAGCTAGAGATGCAGCTTACTTCGGTCCGTTCTGATATGGTATCTCTTGAATCTGCTTTTTGTGAACTTAAATCGGCCATGTCTGAAATAGAACAAATAGATGTAATAAAATTAGCAATTGCAGCTTTGGAGACAGAAATAAACAAGTTAGTCACCAAACTAACTTAATATTTAGTGGTGAAGATATATCTGGGTTGAGGTCTAATGGCTAATTGGAATAGAGTATGGTCTTCTCAGTGCAATAATTCGTGTTCAACGGATTGTTTTAATATACGTGGACCATCTGATGTATCCAGCGGTAAGCCTACTGCTTTTGATGGTCTCACCACTAATATAACTTCTTTGGCTGATGTGACGGCTTTTTATGCCGAGGAAATAAAAAAGAGAACCAGCGCTAGCAGATATGTAATAACAGGAACAACCAGCACGTCATTTGTTGTTGTATTTAAGATACACAGACAAAATGACAAAATACTGACCATACAATATAGTAGTGCTGAAGGAACAATGCCGGTGGCTGTCACATTTTCCGGTGGTTATTCTGCTAATATTTATAGTATGACCCAGATGGTAGATTGGGTTGTCGATAAAATGTAGTGCGCTCTCACCGATAGACAAAACAGGCTGCACTTCATAGATTACCTATTGGAGGAAAAAATGAAAGTTTCAAAGCGCAATGACAGGTTACATGCTATTCGTCGTTCTCGTGCTCGTGAGGCTGCACGTATTCTGCGAGCCCGTAGAATACGAAGAGCTTTGGAAGATCTAGATATGGACATAAATCTAGATGAAATTTTGGATGAGGACGTTGAGGAGCTATCGGAAGATGAGTTCGAGCCGGTAGAGTGCCCGGTAGGTTGTGTGCCGGAAGAGGAGAAAGAGGAAGAGAGGGAAGAGGAAAAGAAAGAAGAAGAGGCTGAAGAAGCAGAAGAGAAGGAAGAATCAGAAGAAGAGGAAAAGGAAGAAGTAGAGGCAAGCGTGTCTGATGTTTCTGAGGAGCAGGGAGAGACATCTGATACTACTGAAGATGTGGTTACAGCTACAAACGCCGAGGAAGATGTAACCACAACAGACCGTGTGGCCACTATTGTTCCCAAGACAGCTCTTTCAGACGTGGATCCGAATACTATCAATTTGGTTCTGCATAACACCGATAAGCCACACTATGTTATCATGGCTTCTGGTCATCCAGTAGGTGAAATTCATCTCGAAGATATGGATATTCCAGAAGACATGCAAGATCTATTTGCTTCCGATCAGTTTACTAATGGGTTGTTGGACAGCATTCAGCATTTTGGTGTGTCGGCTGCTCTACATGATATGCCTGTACGTTATTATGAGGATGCTGTTTCTGTTCCACAGGCAGAGGACAGGGGCCGCAAGGCAGCTTTGCAGGATCTAGAGGAAGCATACCAACGTAAGGTTGCTGCTATCAAAGACGAAATGTTCAACAAGGTTCATTTGGCGTTTGAGGCTTCTTTGAAAAACGTTCTTCTCAGTAACCCACTGCGTGATGCTTTCCGTCAGGCTGCCACAGCTTATGGTATGACTGATTCTGCTGCTGTTGAGGTGTTTGAGCAAGCTATGCAGACAGCTGGCGCAGACTATTTTGCCTCTTTGTTCCAGAAGGCCGATGAATGGTTGGGCTTCCAGCCTGAAGCAATGCAGCAAATTGAGGCTACTATACGAGAAGCAGAGTATAGTCATCCTGTAGATCGTGGGCTCGAAGTAGCTGAGGAAGAGGTACAACCCGAGCGTGTGGCATCTATTCCACGTACTATGATGCCAAAGCAGGCACCACAGGCGGAAAAGACAGCTGCTGTAAATGGTGAGGAGATACTGCGCAATTACCTACGGGGGATAGGCTTCCGTAAGTAATACGTTAGTTAGTCTCTTGGGGAGATGTTTCCCCAAGAGACTCATTTTTCTTTTCAAAGTGAATAAAATATGAAATCTGTTTCCTATGGTCCTGGTCTTCATTTAGGTACTCCGGTATTAGCCCATACGATAGATAAAGATAGGGTAGTGGAAAAGAAGCCCAAGGTAATAATGGGCCATAAATTGGACATTGTAACCCACAAAACTTTAGGCAAAATAGCCGTCGGAGATGCGTTAGATTCGTGTGCTTGCAATCAACTAAGAATCGACTGGTTGCCTTTTGCATCTGAATCGTATCATATATCTCCCAAAATAGAAGACTATGTTTTAGTGGAGGTGCCGATTGTAGTAGAAATGTATCCTAACAGAAATATGGATGCTTTTCCGTTTTCTGAGCTTACTGCTTGGCGACCAATGATTGGTCGTACAGCCTGGCAAACATTTATAGGAAAACCGGTACATCAGGACCACCAAAATGAAGATCCCACTAAGGCCAAGGGTGTAATATTCGACGCTTCTCTGTCCAAATTTCGGGGCAGGTGGCATGTTAAGATTTTAAAGGGGTTTGATCGTACAAAAGACCCTGCTTTAGCGAAAAAGGTTCAGAAAAAAGATCGAGTTGGTCATTCGATGGGTACCTTGGTTGATCGTGCTGAATGCTCGCTTCCTTGGTGCCGCTACTTGTCTGATAATGTTAATACATGTGAGCATATAGCTCAAGGTAGCGGTAAGGGTATGGTAATTAGAGGGCATTTAGTGTATGAATTATTAAGAGACTTCAATTTCATAGAGTCTTCTAGTGTAGAAGATCCTGCATATGCTGTAGCTTTAACAGATTATTTTATAGGATAACAATGAAACTTTACAGCGTTAATTTTGATATATGTGTAGACGACTTAGATTTATTAGATGATCCAAATTCGTACTATAAAATCCAGAGAGCCGCATTAACAGAATTTAGCCGTCGTACTGGTTTGGCGGCAGTAATAGTCGGCTCTGTTACAGATAATTGTTTTCTTGGACAAATAAAAGGTTTAGTTAGTGTTGAGGACATAATTAGTTTGTACGATTGGGTTACTAAAAATAGTGCTGTAATAGATGGTACCGTTTTCAGCGATAAATATCCAGTATACTTTAGTGATTTTACGGCTACAGAAATGACTGGTTCCGGAAAACCTATACCATTAAGCATAGGACAGTGGGAAGATAATATTTTCCCGGATATAAGTGCCGATGAGGTGCTATTAACAGAAGCTCGTTATGAGCAAAGGAGTGGTATCATGACCCGGAGAATGAGTAAGGCCCGTAGAAGAGAAATGGCCCGTCGTTTGGCTGCTGCACGCAGAGCAGCTAGAAGAAAGGCAGAGCGCAGAGCACGCGACATCGATGCTACAGATCTACGCAAGCGTATTGCCAAGCTACGTGCTCGTCTCGATGAGATGGAGGTAGAGGAACGTAGTGCAGGGCGCAAGAAGACTTCCGAGACAGTTAAACGTGCAACCAAATTGGCTGCTGCAGAAGACAGAGTAAAGGTTCTACGTCGTTTACTTAGACGCGCAGAAAAAGAATATAAAGAGCTACGTCAAAATGGTGCAGAGATAGTAGATAAGCGTCGTGCGGCTTTACGTAAACGTAGACTAGAGCAAAAGAAAGCTGAGATACGTCGTCGCAAGATGTTGGCAGCTCTACGTGCGCGTAGAAAGGCGTTTAGTGCGCGGAAAGCTGACGCTGAAAATGAGGCGCCGCGTATGATTCGTCGCAAGCGCGATGGTAAGCTGTTCCTGCGTACTGATATATAGTAAAACATTACAGCCTGCACGGAAATTTTCCGTGCAGGCTTTTAGGTGGTCACATGGATTATTCTATTCTATTGCCAGAAGAAGAAAAACAACCAGGCGAGGTACATCCACAACTTCGTAAACGTATGGGTGTGGCACTAGCGGATCTTTTTGATGAGCATGGACCACAAATATATAGCAGCATAGTATCTTCTTTGAAAAAGATAGCTGTAAAGGCTTTTAGTGATGGTATAGATGATTTAGAAGCCGCTGTTGAATCGGAACTTGGTAATAGGGGATTGGAAGAATCAAAAAAGCATATACGTGATTGGATGGAAAGCATAGTCGAAGATGTATTGTATTATGGAATAAATGAGCTTGCTCTTGCATTGGGAAACATGGCCAATGATCTTGTAGCAGAATATATTCAGGATGATGTGGATGATGTATCTCCCAGTGATATTGATGATCTTTTACCTTCGATAAATATGGATTCTGATATACCGGAAGAAGTGCAAGATGATTTAGACGAGACTGAGGAAGAAGAGAAAGAAGAAGAAGAAGGATTAATCGGATGATCAATCCTCACGAAGTAGTAAATTTTCTTCTTGGAAGGAAAGCTTCTTTGGGGGTAAAAATATCTACTGATGTTGATAAACAGCAGGCTAGAAAAGTGCTATCACGTATGGCACATAGGTACGGTGGTTATGTACCTACAAAATGGCTGAAATATATAAATACAAATTATGACATAAACAGTGATGCAATTAAACTTCAGCCAGGTATGACTGTACCAGTCACTATAGGTGGCGTAGAGACTACGATGTATATAGAATCACTACGTCGTCTAAATTTCCGTGGTTTACCGTGGTATGTCCAAATGCGTGTAAATCTGGACACAGAAAATATGCCTGTATTCATTGGTAATGAAAGTCGTTGCGCGTGTAGGTATTGTGGTACAAATCCAAAAGGTAACGAAACAAGTTGCCTTTCTTGCGGAGCGCCGCTCCCACATTGTTAAATATAGCTATGGCAAAAATAAACGTCCCAACATATTTACTTCCATCTTACATAGAAAGACTTAGATGGGAGACTAGACAACAAAAAGCATTATTAGATTTAGCTGAACGTAGATTAGATCCAATGATAAATTGGGATGGTTTATTGGAGCATTATAAAGTATTTTTTCATGAGGACTTGCCGTCAGATTTAGTATTTAGACGGTATTTTGATGAGCTGAAAACTTTAAGTGAAGATGAATCACTTAAAGGAAAAAAGTTCATAGAAGTATCTTCTGATTTAGCTAGAGCGGTAAAAGAAATTGCGCAGTAAACTAAAAGACTGGATTCGGCTACTTGAGTCGATAGATTTCGGTCTGGCTAGCATGTCGGAACGTGCTGAAGATAGTATGTTAAGAGTATTAGAGCACGTTTCGGAAGAAATGTCTGATTTAGGGTTTGATACTTCAAAGATAGATTTGGCCATCCGCACTTTTAGAACTAGTCCTGAAGAGTCTAGAGGATATTTATTTGGTCCGGCTAATACTGGAAATGGCGCAGGTGTAATAGATGACTTAAAAAAGTCACTGCACAGCTCTGTAATTTATATGGGTCATCTATACAGTCCGGTGGATTAAAAATCCGTCACATTCATCACATTTTGGCGAAATAGTCTTAAATTATAGTAGAAGATTTAATCATCTCTTACTAATCACACCTTACGTAAATCATCTGGTCGTAAATCACCGATAGAAAAATAACGTATTAGCTGTAATGGTGCAGTTAATGCGAATAAAGTAACCGGTTCGCGTTTTTTACGAATCGAATCATGGTTATGGAGGTTAACAATGGCAATTCAACCAGTAGGAAGCGTTCGGTCGAAGTACGACCTCACGCGATCCCGCTTCCAGTTTCGTGATGAGTACGAACTGGTATCGGGGACAAATCTGACTGAGGAAGGTCAGTGGATGATCGCGGGCGGGTCGTCAAGCCAGCAAGTGACCACATCTGCTGGTAGTGCCAATGAGGTACCCATGGGGGCAGCTCTTATGGGTAAGATTCTTGGTGCTACTTTTACCAACTATGAAGAGGGGACGGTTCCCGCTTCTCCAGGTCCATATACCTATACCTTAGAGTATAGTAACCTTGTTACCAACTCTTACACCAGTCTGGCGGATGCCTATATCTACGACACCACAGCTGGTAGTGAGGTTGGTGTAGCAGGTAGCGTTTCTAGCGGTAATGCGACTGTAAACGTATCGACGGGCGTGGTTACTTTCCACAGTGACGAGGCCGGTCATGAGTTTTACATTCGTTATCGCTTCAATTTAACAGTGGCACAGGCTCGTGCCATTTTGAAGCAGTCTGCGGTAGGTGCTGGCAGCGAAGACACCTTTTCTAAGGTATTCGTCGGTCGTGGACACTGTGTGATTTACACAACCATGTTCGACTGCGATGCTGCTTGGGTACTGAATCAGCAGACATTTGCTGCTGCTAGCGGTAACCCTGTATTGGGAGCCGGTGGCGTGTTGACTATTTACGACAACAACAATGCCGGTACTCGTTTTGGTCGTGTTGTGTCGCTTCCGTCCACAGACGACCCGTACCTCGGCGTAGAGTACGAGACCCCATAATAGAGGAGGGATGAAGAAATGAAGTTCAAGTTTGTTGATAAGCAAGGACAAGACATCTCCCAGGGGCCTAAGTACTGGCGTACTCGTTCCGGAAAGTTCGAGGCAACAGACACGCCTCTGGTAGATAAACACGGTAACTACAATGCTACGTCCAAAAAGGACCTTATTGAGACCGTAGCCACCATCGTAGCTATGCTGCAGTCCGGTGATCTTCAGCACGAGTCCGAGCCGGATGTAAACGAGAAGGCTGCTCTTAATAAGCTGGTAGAGGCTGCTCTTGGCGATCCATCTGAACGGGGCGGGGCTTTCGAGCGTCTCGGTCAGGTTTTCGTAGATGTAGTCTCCGAGACCATGGGACGTCAGGCGTTTACTGATAAGATCATGGCTCAGCTGGACATACCTGAGAGAGGTATTCCAAAGGTCGAGATCGATCAGTTTGACGTGGTTACTTGGCATATGACCAGTGCTGGTGCTGTAAAGGAAGTGGTATCCAAGCCACGTTTCCACTTCCCTGAAGGCTTCTGGCTCAATTGTATGCTAGTAATCGAGGAGCAAGATCTACATTTCGCAGGCGAGCAGTTCCTGGAGCGTAAGTATAATACTGCGTTGCAGTCGCTTATGGTACGCGAAGATAACGTTACCAAGTTCCTGCTTGATCAGGCAGCTCCTATTGCCAACGATGTTATTTCTTTCTCGGCATTTACACCTGTTGTATTTGCTCTTCTAAGAGAGCAAGTATGGCAGCATGGGCTTACAGCTACCACAGCGTTGGTATCGGTAGATCTGCAGAATGATATTCTGGCGGATACAGACTGGCACAATATCTATTCTCCTGTTGAGAAGCACATTCTTCTCACAGAAGGAAAACTTGGTAGTCTAGCCGGTATCGAAGTATTCACGGATGGTTATCGTATGGACACCCTGCGTGTGCTGGATAGCGGTGAAGTATACATGCTTGCCGCTCCCCAGACACTGGGTGTAAAGGGCGTGATGCGTCCGCTATACTCTGATCCCATCAACCTGCATGTATTCGGTCGTCCTGCTCGTGGTTGGTTCCTCGGGCAGTACGAGGTGATCGACGTAACCAACCATCGTGCTGTCGCTCGCGGCACGAAGCTGTAATCTACCATGACTCCTTCCTAGTGTCCCCTCCTACAAGCGGACGAGTAGTTATCTACTCGTCCGTTTCATTGAGTGGATACTTGCGGGGTCGGTGAATGCCAAAAAAAGTAAACGACAATTTTTACCGAAAAGGACAATTTGTATTGTCCTTTAATGTGTCTTGTCCATCCGAAAAGGCTTTGGATAAGGATGTAGTTTTACGAGCAATTGGTGTATTTATTTCCGATCTGCGTGATAATACAAAATTAAAGGCATCAGAATATTTTGATATAGAACCAATTAAGGATAAAAAGAAAGATTACGGTGACGACAAATTAATGCAAATGGTGGATAAGCAAGGCACAGAATATGTTCAGTGCTATAAAGTTGATTTTATAATTTATAATAAACTAGGCGTAACAAATTTACGCACATTAACAAGATATTTCACCGACCGTACAGAAAGTACATACCTGAGAGTTATTGACCCGCAAACCAAAATTAGGGTGAGGTTGTCCAACTTCACCATAACATTCTATTTCATAGATTTTGTTTTTAGTCCTTATGGTTCTTTCACTTGGTCTGTTCTACAAGACTTATTAGGTGAAAGAAACAGAGGATACGAAAAGTTAAAAATAATGTATAATCAGCAACACAGCCAAAGGAGGAACGCCATGCGGCGCACAGCTATTACTAACCCAGCTATTACTTTACTAACAAACGCTACTAAGCGTTTGCAGACAACACAGGACAAAGATGAGGCGGTTTTGGCCATTAATGATATCATTGATGCCGCCAATGATATTCTTGATGATATCACAAGATCTGCTTCTTACGAACGAGTAACTCGTAGAAAGCGCATAAGCGAGAAAGACTTTAACGAAGCAACACAGCGTCGAGTACTTCGGCGCATTTTAGCTGAGCGTCGTGAACGTAGAGAGTGCAAATGCCGTTAGTAAAATAAAGGTTTATCATGCCAGATTTGTATGAATCGCTTTCTGTGTTTCGCGATAAAGCGCTAAGTGTATACGAACAGATAGAACGTGATTTGTCTCGTTTGTCTCGTTTGGCTGATACTATAGAACGTATGGCAGATAAATTTAATGAATTTTGGGTTGACGGGGATAAATGGGAAGGCTACTCTGACGCATATGGTTCTGTGGGCACACAGTTGATAGAAATAGCAGAACGTTTTAGAGAGCCAGTTAATTATGCTGCCAGAGTAAAAAAGATGCTTAATTCTCTTTCGCGTGTACCAATGAACGAGGCAGAGGAAGGTATATATGACGAAATAGCTTCTGTTTTTGGAAGTAGATTAGCTTTACGTGCAAAGAAATCAGTGGACTGGGATATAGCTGCAGAAAGTTTTAAGCGTAAAGGTTTAGATATTTATTCGTCGGCAAAGGATACTGTAGAGGGCGCATCATTATTTGCTGTCAACTCAATTGATAAAGTAATAAAAACCTTATCAGAAAATAATTTTTCCGTTGATGTATTAGATGATTTGGCTGAATCTGGATTAGGTTTAGTTGATGCTTCTATTACTATGGAAAATCTTGGACAACAAGCTGATGCTTTATGGGCGCTTTTAGATGATTATATCGATAGATTATCAAATAATCCGACCAAAAACGATAGATATATAGAAAAATTAGAAGGTGCGGCTAGAGCTTTATTCTATGGAGAAAAGTAGATGTTTACACTAGACGATGCGATTTCTGTGGGAAGAGAAATTGGTATAGATTGGGACAGCGCAGATTTTTCTCCAGATGATTTACTAAAAGGAATGGAAGTAGAATTGGAACATGGAACAGCGTTAGATGAAAGAGTAAATATAACTGATGATGACCCCGTTTTAACAGCAAAGATAGCTTGGGCTCATTTAATGGAATCGCCTTTATACTATGAATTTTTAGAGCAGATGGAAAGAAATATGGAAGCCGTGTCTTCGTATATATCTGGAGATGCAAGAGAGAAAGCAGCAGGAATGATTAAGATAGCTGAGTCTAGTGATAGTGCTGTTGCTCATATTTTACTAGAAGCGGCAGAAAAACTACTTGATCTATGAAAAAAGTAGCAATAATTAAACCTTGTGAAAAGCGTGATATTGATCCGGATCGTCCTTTAAAAGACCAAAAAGTGTGTCTATACGCACACCCTAAGACACCAAAAGAAAAGAAAAAGGGGCATGGAAAATTATTAGGTAGGCATCCAAACGAGGAGTCAGCAGTGAAGCAAGAAAAAGCAATAAAAGCTAGACAATCCGCAATTAGAAGATATGTATCGACCGCATTGTTGGATGAATTTTCTGTGCTCAATGGTGGGTCTGATTTTACACGTATTGCTGATATATGTGTAAATTCAGCGATGGTGCGCAAACGGAGAGATCTGAAAGAAGCATCTGAAACGGTAGCACTCAAATATGGTATTTCGTCTTTTCCAGTTGATGCTATGTACAATAGAGCGATATACCTTATTAATGCTGCTGAGAAAAAATTAGACGACGTACACACAGTTTTAGCCGAAGATACTTCTGATGATACTATACAATCGTCTGATAAGTATTCGATATGGTGGAATGGTGCGGATGAAGTATGGGTAGTATCATCCCAGGATGATCAAATATCCATACCACTAGAAATGGATAAACATTCCACCACAACAGAATTGATATCTGCTGCTTTAAGTCTGGATCTGCCTGGTGATCCAAGCAGAAAAGATTTTCTTGTTATACCGTTCTCGGGCGATACAATATATGGAGAGGTTTTGGGGGAGGATGAAGACATGCACAAAAAACAAGCTTCCGGTTGGGAAGGCGAACCCAAAGGATGGACAAATAAGTCCAAAGAACAATTTTTTGAGTCTCTGGGCGGATCAGTAAGCGAATGTATAAAAAAGATGGAAGGGGACGTTGACGATCCCGAGGCTTTTTGTGCGTCGCTAGCTGATGAAGTGGAAGGCACTGCTTGGAGACACAAACCAAGGAAGGGTAACATGAAAAAGAAGGCAGAAGTAATTGTAGTAAACGGTGTGCGCTATGTTGAGGCACATGGTGCAACAGTTACAGACAAAGTAAAAGACTTTTTTAAGTCTCTGAGTTCGAGTAAAAGTGACGCGGCTGAAGGTGGGACAAAAAGTTGTGGTTGTGGCCGCAGAAGCGGTGGAAAGGTGGTGAAGCTTCCTACCGATTGTGTAGAAGAAGTGATAGGGGTTGCTTTTGGCGACTCCGATACCACTGTGTTTGAAAAGAAAGGTGATACGTGGTTAGTTAACAATGTAGATAGCAATGGTGTTATTGACGATCCACTTATCATGGCTTTGGTAAGCTATTGTGAGATGAACAAAACAGCCAATCATTTTGCTCGGCTCGCCCCAGATGGTTTCATGCGTCCAGAGATAGTAAAGGATACATTTTATCTGTTAACAGACGACACCGGTGAAACCATTTATGTACCGGCAGAATTTCTGGACAGCAAAGATGTAGAGCAGGCAAAATCTGTTGTAGAAGACGGTAGAGACTTTAATGTAAAAGGAACCAGCTTGGAAGATTTCGTGCTTGGTGATATGATTACAGATATTAGTGAAGAAAAAGGCTGGTTTGCTCGTTTGTCTGCTCCCGGTTATCTGGATGCTACAGAGTGGTCTGGTCCGTTTGATTCCGAAAAAGAGGCAGAAGAATATTTAGATGAGATGTACGGTGAGGATGAATGGGTAGACGAGGATGAATACGGTCTTCCTCCGGTGGACGAGGAAAAACAGGAAATGCCTTTTGAAAAATAATTTGCATGAATGATTTGTTGGACAATGTAATTAAAAATGCAGATGTGTCTAGGCTTCTGTGTGTTGCTATAGCAACAGAAGCAGTAAAAATGAATATATCAGATTTATCATATAAAGACATATCTCGTGCATTTAGATCGATAGTACGCAGCTTACAACGCAAACCTTTTACGGAAGAGTGTCGTCTGTTGGTGCGTTTAGGTCCAGCAGATTATTTAAGACAAATAAGTAGGCAACTAAACAGATGAAAACTGATCAGATACCGATACGTTCGGTACCTCTTTTTCATGTTGGTTCTATCGTAGAGACGGATGAAGGATTAGGGGAGATTATAGATATAGTTATACAGGCAGGAAAGTATGATAGATGGGAATTAGATCCACCCAAATTGGTAATCATGTTGGAAAATGGATCTATTTTAAATGCTTGTATGTGTTCAATAAGAATACCAGAATCAGAAAAAGCTACTGAATTGCTTCACCGCGAATATGATAGATTATGGCCACCAGTAGATGTGGATGGTGGTTATATTTATGAGGAAGATGATAATACAGTGATACGAGAAGGTGAATAATGAAGGTTGGCGATAGAATAAAAGAGCTTGGTGGGATTGATTTTGGTTCTGGTGCTGTTGTCGAGAGCATAGATAACGATATTATTTATCTTAAACTGGATTCTGGCGAACGTATAAAAGTTGATATGTCAGATTTTGGTGCTTCGGTATCTGACGACGACATCATACCTGATAATTCTTTTTACGATTCTGACGCTTTACATAGCCCAGAATTACATAATATCAGAAGTTTGCCGTTGTGGTGGGGACCAAGGGATCCTAATATGCCAAGCTCGATTACAAGGGTAATATGGCAGCCTATAAATTACATAAATCGTAATTGGCAGAGAAGGTGGGGTATGAATAAAACAGCTTATAGTAATATACGTGTACTGCCGAGACGTATGCGAATAGATAAGTGGGTAGAAGAAAAAGACCATCCTCTTAATACAGAAGATCTGATTGCACTTACAGAAACTTTGTGGGAAGAATATAAAGATAAACAAAATACGTATTTACCTGAAAGAGGAAAAGCTGGTAGTTTGCCGCTTTATCTATTTGCTATAGCTTTTATGCGTAGACATAACCTTTCTCCAGAAGAATTGTTATTATTGTTTGAATTTATGGTTGCTACAGGTCTCATATTGTATACAGAATATCAGTATGTTTTAGATACTATTGACGGTGCTCTAGCTTATTACTTGGACAAGTAGTATGCCCAGACCATTCTATCTCAGGAAAGCGGATATAAAAGGAATTGAAAAGGCTAAAGAATCTGGCTACACCGATAATGATATAGCTAAAGCTATAGAAGTATCAGAAAAATTGCTAGTATCGGCTGGATTATCTCCCACTGTTGTATCTATAGAAGCAGAAGAAGATGGGTTAGATGTGCAAATGGCGATAAAATCGCCGTTTAATATAGTTATAACTGTTGATCTGTCGGCAAAGAGACGGAAGATACAAGAATTACAAGCAAGAATTTGTGATGCGATATATACAGCACATAAAAAAGATATAATTGGTCTGCTTGATGCAATTACGTTTATCATAACCAATAAAATCAGACCAATGGAAAGAATTAACCCCGATGATGAAAATATAGAGAAAAATGACGCAAAGGAATGGTTAATTTATACTATTACCACAGACTGGAACAGTTTGGATATTGATATATTTAGCAGGAATCGATTTATCAGTCAGATGACAGAGGCTTTGTTAAATGATGGTGAATTACCTAATGATGCAGGTAAAGTGGCACCAAAAGACGCGCAAGCAGCGATAGAGGTGGCACAAAGTTTATCTGACAAGGATTGGGAAGACGTAGTAAAGGAAATAAAAAGTTCTGGAGGTATAGCATACGTACCTACCAAAAAACTAATAGATAAAGCAGTGAAAGAACTTACCTCGCATGAGGGTAACATTACAATGTACGATGTAGTGGTTGTAGACGACGAGGTAATGGTAAGTATACCCACAAAGTACAGATATGTTTATTACGTTCTTCAACGTACTCCTGGCAATAAAATGAATCCGGTTGATGGTATGTTGGTAGTGTGTGATAGTACAATTCACACCGGACCGGATTTAAATAAGATGAAGAAACTTATAACAGTTGCCATAGATCTAGATATAGGAAGAGATAATACACCTAGAAGTGAGATAAATCGTCCTAAACGCCCTGACAAGCAGAAAAAAGATACCGTCGATTCGCAACTGCTGGAAAACAGTTTGGTGTTTTATTATAATGCTGACGATAATTCTATAACATATAAGTATAAGTTTGGTTCTGGAACGATTTCGTTTGATGAATATGCTCGATTGTGGTTCCCGGATAAAGAAACGATGAAATCTAGGTGGTTTACTATGATGCAACAGGGTGGCGTAAAAGACGCACTCTTAGTACAAGACGGAAAGGTATTCTTGCTAGATTCTGCTACCGGCAAACCTGTCCGTGACCTTGGTTACCTACCTGAAAAATAAGCCATTTCAAAGTCCCTCCTTCTCCTTAACTTTTAATAGGACAGGTTTTATCATTTACCATTTTCTGGTAGAGGTTTATTTTCCATGTTAAAATCTACAGTCATATCAAGGGATGTTTCTGGTAATACCACACTTACACACAATGTAAGCGGTGGCACATATTCAGGTGAACCGTCTGGTACTTCTGCGGGGTTTTGGATAAAAGCACAAGGTAATCAGACATATGATGCTTACGAAATGACCTATACGGTAAGTGGAGGTGATGCTACCACTACTGTTAGTTTCAGGCCATGGTATTATATGGTTGATCATCTTACAGGCGGATCGCCTGGTTGGGTAGCTGGTACAGCTATGGAGGACTTACCTGTTTCTTCTGCTTCAGGTGGTTCCGCTCCTGTACAACGTATTAATTCTGTTCCAACAGCTGCTTTACGAATGTATATTCAGGTAACAGGTACAGATGGCACAGCTCCAACGGATGTATATATAACAGTTTATGGTATAGAAGGGATGGTGGCTGATGTTTCTAGCGGCACTTCTTCTGGAGGTGGAGGTAGTTCTTCTGCTTCTGCTAGTGCTTCTGCGGGTGGTGGAGACGCTTTATACATATCTCCGGAAGATTTTGTGGTGACTTATACAAGTGCAACCACTTTAACCCTTACTGGCCTGCCTTATACTCCTGATATAGAACAGTTTGTTTCTGTTTCTGTATTTGATTCAACAGGCAAAGAAACGGTTTATACCCCTTCGTCCAATGCATTTTCATACAATAGTTCTACAGGGGTATTAACAGTATCTGGGGCAACTTTTTCTGCTACTGATGGTGGTTATAGAGTATTAGTATGGGGACCGGATAAAGCATACAGTCAGTCAATAGACGCTAAACAAGAATTATTGGTAAATCCTCCTTGGGATCATTACAGTACTGGAGTACTTTTAGAAAAAACGTCTTATGCCGATACAACTGGAGATTATTATTATTTAGATATGTCTGGCTTTACCAATGGAAGCTTTCAGCTAATACTGGATGGGGGTTCAGGTACAATTACAGCCACTCTTGAAGGAACGATACAGGATGACGGTACTGCTCCTTCTGCTTGTTCTTATGCAGACATAACCAATGCTACTTTTGGTACAGCATCTTTTAGTGCTACCACACCTGCTAGTACTTTTATGGCCATAGATAATACTAGTAAGTTGGGTGGGTATAAATACCTACGTTGGAAAATAGTAGTAAATACCGGTGGTGCGAATGATGCTAGTGCTGATATTTACTACAAACTGTGGTATTAATACTGTGAG